CAATATATTTTACAACGGAGCACATCAATGTTAGAAGCAGTTAAAATTATCAATGACAATCTTAATAGATATACTGGTAGAAAGAAAATATCAGAAACAAACCTATATATCTGTTGCCCATTTCACGGAGAACGTACACCGTCATTAGGTATTTATCTAGTGGAAGGTGGAAAATATCCCTATGGCACCTTCCATTGTTTTGGTTGTGGTGCATCTGGCGGTTGGAATAAATTAGCCAAAGAGCTTAATATGACCCAAGTATCAGATGGTGATTATAAGCAACGCACTACATCTTCCAATATGAAAGAATTACAAAAACAAGAACAACGATTATTAGGTCGTGGTTCTGGTGTGGAATTACCTTTTGGTATTGAATATAAGAAATCTATGGGAGATTGGCGTACTATATCAGGATCTCTAATGGAAGAGATTGGTTGTAAGGTATCGTTTGACCCTAGAGAGAAAGCTAGTTATGTTGTTATACCAATCTATGTTGGTAGAAATCTAGTTACTTATATTAAGGCACGATGGAAGAAAAAGAAAGGTGCTATTTCATATATAGTGGCAGACGCATCTAGTGTTAGAGATGTTGGTCTGTTTCCATATAATAAAGTTCGGGATATGCTTAAAACAGGTGATTATAAAGGTGTGTTATTAGTGGAAGGTCCACGTGATGCCTTATTCCTAATAGATCATGGAATACCTGCGTTAGCTATACTAGGTACTAATATGTGGGGACAACAAAAACAACGCCGTGTAGTACGATTGTTGAATAAGTATGAATGTACCCCAATAGTATGTATGGACGCTGATAAAGTTAAAGCTAATGGTATTAAGCCTGGGCAAAAGGCTCAACGTGAAATCTATAAAGCATTAAAGAAAGACATCAAAACTAAAAAGATTAACTTAGAAAAAATCGCTAAAAAAGCGGGATTAGAAGAACTAGATCCCGCTTCGCTTGATGATGAAACATTAGAGTTAATTCGCAGTGTCGTACTTAGATGATGTATCAGTCATTGGACTGGATACTGGTGTATTTGCCTTAACAGGTTCAGCCTCTTGACGATTAGCTTTACCCATCTTTTCATAAGCATGAAGTTCGTGTAACAGTTCTTTGTTGTATGCAATCAACTGGTCTACTGTTTTACCGTATGCAATACCCACTTCATTATCTGTACTAGAGCTTGTAATAGCATTGATAGCAAGTTCTGGTGCAGGTGGAATGTGTGGTGCAGGGCAGTAGTAATCGCGAACTTTCACTTCTTTAAAACCCGAAGTGGTTGTACATCCTACCAATAACCCAACGCCTAAAGCTACTGCTAAAAGTTTAATAGGTCGCATATTGTTTGTCCTTTGCTGACTGACGAAGAATGTTCATAGTGTCTGAACAGTTATTAAACTTGTATTCAGGCGCATCCCAACGTTTGATTTTTTGTTCAAGCCCTTTCTTAGTACGATTAAATTCCAATCGTTCCTGTTCAAGCAAGTTCTTGGTGATACGATAATTAGCTTCTGCTTCTTGCACAGCTTTATCGTGGATTGCTAATTGTGAAGTTAATTCTGTCAGCTTGCTATTCTGACGAGAAATAGTTTCGTTAGCGATACTTAGTTGGGTCTCTAAACGAGTTTTCTGTGTGTGCAAAACTGCACCTGTAACGATACCAATTACAGCTAATACTGCTAGAATAATAGTCAGAGTACGACCTTTAAAGAACGTACTGGTTGCTAAACCTAACGTGCTTAATATTGAAATCATTTAATCTTCTCCACGATGTCATCTCTTTCTTCAGGTTTATCCTGATATTGATAGTCATCATTGTAACGGCGTTGTTCGCCAAACACACTAATAGCTTTATTAAGACTATTAGCACCAAATGTTGCACCTACGAATATCATAAAATATTCCGCAGTCATGCGACCGTCATTAGTAAGTTTGTGCATGATGTAACATGAAAACCCTATCCCGATTATCATAGTGATCTTAGATAAACTAAGTTCATTACCACGTCGGGAAGTAAATAAGGGTCTTAATGACCACCAACGTTTCTGATTGTTTTTCATAACGAGCCTTGTTTTAAATACTGTCCAACTTTATCGCTTAACACAGCGAGTGAATCTTGTTGTCTATAATCCGTGTATCTGACAAGCATAAATCCACTAAGATGTCTGCGTTCAATATCTTTAATTGGAATTAGCCAGTAAATATCACCTTCTATAACTAAGGTTTGAAGTGAACCTAAGTATAGTTGTTGTAAGGTTTGCTGACCATGTGATCCAGTTAAACTTAATAGTGCCTTTTCCGTTTCACCATATGTGAGTCTCGGATTACTGATTAAGGGCACACCTTTGATGTAGGTTACATTGAATTTGTACACCTCGACAACTTGCTTGCTATCGAGGTCTAACCGTTGTTTATGTGTTGTACCGACTGACGTCCCTATTATGCAACCTAATAAGAATATAAAAGCCATATATCTCATATTAGTCCTCCACTAAGTAACGACCAACCCGTGAACCCAAACTACGAGCCATTTCAACTAAGCTATCATATTTACTATCTTCTAGAGTAGTTAAATAGATAGCCACGTATCCCACTATACGATCACCATATTTGATAGGTTGATATATAATATATCGTACACCTAAGTCATATAGTATGTCTGTATTAACGCTATGCAGATGGTGCGGTGTAATCTTGTCTTGTGGTGGCTTTGTTATAACAAAACCTTTCACTGTTGCATCGTAAGATACAAGCACTGTTTGATTATCAAACAAGTGTTCTGTTACAGTGCGACCTGACCATAGCGGAACCCAACCTAAGTTGAGTTCTTTCAAAGTGCGAGTGTCCGCTAAAGTAGGGTGAAACTTCGACTGCACTAAAATTCTTCCTTGATAAGAATAATCAGGTCCTTCTGGAATATATTTATACACTGATATAAAAGCGAAATCCCTAACGTAGGGTGTGGCATACTGCTCCAAGTAGGAAGTAACCATATCTATGTGTTCGTCTTTTATATCCAAATCCACAGATGAATATAAAATACCTTTAGTTGCTTTTGGTGGTTCTTTAGGTGTAATGTACTGATCTACATATGGCATAATGTTATCTATCTTATAGACAGATAACATTATGACCATTGACAGTAATAAGCCGGCTGCACGTTTGCAACTAAGGTCTTTTATTTGTTCTATGAATTTGACTAGAAAATCAGGATTCATAATTCTACTCTACTAACATTTTACTATTACGAAGAATAGGTACACGCTCCTGTACTGGTCTGGTACTACCATTTACTCTTTTAGTTGTTTCGGTAAATTCGTCGGCGTCTGCTAATTCGTTAAGTCCCTTTGTTTTCCAGAACCAACAAGCTGTCGCTACCGCTACTGATAAGTCAGTTGAAACTAACTCCGGATGTTGCACTAAACGATCGTCCCCATATATTGCTAATGAGGCACGTTTGTAGTTGTCTTTGAATGTTAAGTGCATAAAACCACGACCAATGTATTTAGCACCATCACCAGAACTTGCGTTACCATTTCCATATCTATTAGCATACACTTCGTTTGCTAATTTCACTGAATTACGAAGATAGTTGTTTGCATTTAGTTTACCTGATGTTCCAGATAGGTTAAAGCGTGAAGGCCATACAGCTACAATACGTGCCGCAGTCGTATAGTTTAGGTTCTCTTGTAGTTTAGTGAACCCTAATGTTTCTGCAAAGCAGTGTGTCAGGAAGTATCGAATACGGCGTGGTGTAGTGATATTCCAACGTGGTAGTTCTTTGTTGAGTGCGTCTACCATTATTTTTGCTTGTTCTGCTGATAGACTAGGTGCAAACTTTCTAAATTTTGCTACATCTATGTTCATGGGTTTCTCCAATTAAATATTTAAGTCATCTGTATGTGGTATTAGCATAGAAGCTTTCTTAACACCACCGTTAATTTGTTTTAGACCTGTCTTGATTTTAGCGAGGTCGTCAATGTTAGTAATCTGTACTTGTTCACCAGAGTATAGTTGAACAGGGTCATTAACACCTTTCACGAGTTGAATAGCACTTGTACCTGCTTGCGTTAATCCATCTGTTGCCACTTTAGTGATATAGATTGGCTCTGCAAGCATAGCGGCTGTTAAGCTGATGATAGCATTGTTTTTCTTCTGGATTGGTGTTTCCAGTATCACACTACGATCACTAACTTTCTTAATACGAACAGTGTGTCCTTTAACCCCGATTACTTCGATTGAACCTAAGCTGTTAATATCGGCATAAGGAACTGCAACAGTTACATCTGAACTAATTGTAATTGTACCTGTAGCGATAATTTGCTGTAGGTGATCTGCACTACGAGGTGCGGTAACTGAGGCACGTATTGTAGCATCACCTTTAATATTTAAGATACCATTCTTAGCAGTGATAAGGTTTTCATCGTATGTGAAACCGTCATCTGTATATAAGAATTCTTTCCACTTGTTGTATATGTCTTGGGTAGACATAATTCCATTAACAAGAACGTGTATCTTATCAGTATTCAAACTGAAGGTACAAGTGCTATTATTCTCAATAGGTCGATATTCTTCATCGACCGTTAGCTTAATTTCGGCAGCTACTGTCGGTGTACCTAGTGTTGCACCAACATCGTCAATTTGATCTACGATTTCGTCAGAGTATGTCTTAATTGTTGGATGTCTAAATACCCTAGACCAGTTTACTTTATGAGTATTTGGTAATACAACATTGGTCGGGTCAAACATACCTGTTGGTTGATTTAAACGTACATCAGTTGTTACCTCAGTTAGTAAATCTACATAAGGAATGATATTGCCATTTTTCTTCAGTTTGCCATCTTCTAAGGTTAAAAATCCAGATGCATATATACTTTCGGCAGTAACATGATCTCCTTTTAATGAGTCTCTAAACGTAAGTCTGGAACTTGCAGGTATTTCTCCTTTCATATCATACTTGATTTTTAAGTTCTTCTGAGTAAACTTCTCATTGATACAGACAAATCTTGATGCTTTACCGTCAGATCCACCTGTTACATGATTTAATCTTAGCTTACACGAATAGAATAGAATATTGTTAGCAGTGGTTCCTCTATCATTGATCCAAGCATCGCAGTCCACAGAATTTTGTTTTGGTGTACCGTCATTCAATGTTAGCCCACGTACTGAGACTTTACCTGCACTCCAGTTTAATATATTAGGTCCAGTATTTTTAAAGGTTGTATCCTTGATTTTCACGCCACGTGCTAATTCAATACACCATAGCCCTTCAAATAAATTGGGTTTTCCAGGCAACCCTTGAATAACAGTATTCTGGTTCACATATAAAAATACTTGTTCACGAGGTGTTCTTCGTCTAACACTTAGATGCATACCTTCAATTCTATCAGCATTAAAGTTTATGCGGTCGCCTTCTGGCAGTACTATAATGTTAGAGTTTATAAACTTGATGTTTCCTTCTGTAACCTTTCTTTGTTTGGATGTTTTGTTAATAAGGATATTGCAACTGTCGAAAACTATCTCACTATTTCTTACACCGACAGTGTTAATATTTGGACTATTAGTACCGCCACCTTCTGGCGTAGTTATCAAGGCTTCATTTTTAAATAACACCTTCTGATTTTCTTTTGTTCTAAGCATGACGGAGCTGCCTGGGTCCGGAGCTCCGATTACTCTATAGTTTGGTGTTGTTTGATTGACTATATAGTCAAAATTGCTGTTATCTGTTGTGCCGGTAAATTCAATACTCATTATAAACCTCTCTTAGCTAAAATAGTGGCACCTTCTAAGGAAGGTCTATCTAAGATGTAATCTACGTTGTTTTTAATAAGTCGATAAACAGTGTTAGGTTCTAGCGACTCATTCATATATTTCATAGCACCATCTGCTAATTGAATACCTTGTTGGTATTGATATTCCGTGATATACTCAATCCAAGATTTAGTGCGTGGTGTTGGTGTTTCAGATACACCTTTTGGTAGGTTAAGCGTGTTGGCTATTTTACCTGTCATATCTGTTACATATAAGTCAAAACCTGTACCCACACGAACGAAATAGATAGTATTAGGCTCTAGCTCAGTCGGAAGTTTTGACACTATTTTTTCGAATCTGATTATCATTTTATCTCTTTCTTGCATTTCAGTTAGTGGGACATAAAGTTCTGCGTGATTAAACGTAACGTTCTTATACTGGAGATTTGACCCTGTTATACGAGGTGTAGTTCCATCAGTTCGTATTGAGTATCGTTTAACTTCTTCCCAAGGTACTAAGTTGATTGTACGGGTGGCGTCGTCTAATAAATTCAATACAGAGTTACCCATTAGCTCAAACGAACCTGTACCAGTTACCATTGAAGGTATTATGTATGCATCGTATGAAGCCTCCAATAATTGGGAAGCTGTTACAATATCGCTAGTGTTATAGGAATTAGTTATATCGAATAGCGCCTTAATGTGATATGCCCGGAATGTTAGTATTTGAGTTAGAGAAGCATGTACCGCATGTTCAGACCATATACAAAACATACTGCCTAATACGTTATCTACGGGAGACCTAGTAAAAGTGTTTTGGTAACCTGAAATAGATAAGTCCCATCGTCTATAAATATCACGTGCGGCGTAATCGCCATTATGTGAGTTCCATTCATTAGCATTAGGGACAGCATACGCAAACCAAGCAGTAGAGTTCCAACAAGAAAACCCGTCGTTCAGTAGCTCGGTCATAGTAGCACGGTCTCGTAACCGAGTAGCCTCTACTTCTGACTTAGGCGTAGCCTCACCAGTTTGACTCCAGTAAACTATTTGAATACGTTTATTAAGAAGTCCACCAGTGATGATGTCTTTAGTAATAAAGTCATTCCAGACTCTAGTACGAATATCTTTCTCAATTAACCATAGTGAAAGGTTGTTGAAGAAGTTACATACATTAGTCTTAGTGTTTTCTGTTCCATATTCAAACTCGTCACCACCTAAATGTACTGTCTTAGCATTAGTAAAGCAAGACAACAATTCAGTAAGTAGGTCTTTAACAAGCTGATATGTTTCAGGTGAACCTAAGTGTAGCTGATAACCACCTTCATGTGTACGAGCACCATTCCATAAGTCCCAATTATGATTAAACAAAAGGTCAAGCATTTTGTTACAATGGGCAGGCAACTCTAGTTCGGGGATTAACTCAATATTTAGACTGGTAGCGTAGTCAGATAAAGCTCTGATGTCAGCAAAAGACAGAACAGTTGCACTAGGTCTATTACCGAGTACATTACTTTCAATACAATAGTTTTCCGCATCGCAGAAATGTAGTTGAACGTAATGACCACCTAAGTCAGCAACCTTCTGCACTACTTGCTTTAATTCATCTAGTGAATAGAACCGACGAGCGCAATCTAGCAAAAGTCCTGTCTTTTTCATTTATTACCAACCTACTTTATTCCAGTCAGTAGAAAGTGATTTACCGTCAAATTGAAGACGACCGTCTACGCTCTCTGAAAACTTATCTAATGTAGATTTGTTAGCATGAGTGTGGGACGCTTGAACCGCATTGTCGATTTCAGTAGGTGTACTGTTTGGACGACCTGTGATACCAGACCATTGTAAAATAACGTCCATACTTTCGGTTTCACTTGTTTTAATCCAAGTAGTACCGTTATAGATGTACATCGCACCACCAGATGTAACGTTTGTATCAGCAGAAGCATCTACTACATAAACCTGTGCACCCGATACAACGTTTTGTAGTGCGTTACGGGCAGCAATATCATCTACAACAGTAGTTGAACCGGCAGCCGCGAATTTAGAGTTGATAATGTTATTAACATCTGATTCGTTGATTAAACGTTGCATCTCGCCAGTTTTAGTGGTTACATATAGCTCAACGTAATTAGACTCTGGACGCTTAATTGCATACACAGAGTTCGGTTTAGGCTGAGATGGAACACTTGTTTCTTTAAAGAAGAAAATTTGATCGCTCATAATTTTTACCAGTTAGAGTTAGCCCAAGTCATAGACGCCGGGATAGTAGTAGGATCTACATTCTCAGCAACTAGCTTTGGAACGTATTTTGTTAAGAACTCTTCATAAGTCCCTGTGAATAAACCTTTAGCTACTGCTTCTTCATAGAATGATAAGCCTGTTTTGCCTTGTTCACCAGTTGGACCTTGAAGACCTTGATTTATATTTAAGTGAATGTTGATATTATCGTCACCTACTTTAACTTTTATGTTATCGCCTGATGAACAACCACACCCACTTGTCTTTGCAACAGGATTAGAATTAACACCTGTCTTAGTGTTATTCGGTTTAGGATTAACGTTAAGATTAGGTTGTGGTAGATCTATTCCTGTTTCATATGAATATAGATCTACTTTCATAGTTTATTTTACCTTTTGGGTTAAACTAGGTTCTAGTGTTAATGTACCTTCCACCAAACAACGTTGAAAGTTAGGTTGGAATATGAAGATATCATATAACAGTACACGTGGTTTAGTTACTTTAGACGCCGCTATTGTTATTTCAACAATTCCCGGAGCTAGTTCAGTAACATCACCGTTACTACTGCTACACTCAATAACTACTTCAGATTCAACATTTTCTCGAGCCGTGAAAACAAATTCGCAATTAGATAGGTCTAATGGTTCATTGTCTTTATTGAATAGCTCAAGACGAATAGGTATAGTGGTGAAACACTTAGCCTTAATGTGTCTTGTCAGTGCCATACACGTCCTTTATGATTGAGTAAAGACGATTAGGGTCTACACGGAAACCGTCTGTTGAATTGAAAATAGCATTGTAACACCATTCTGAACAGAAGTATTTATTACGACCATCTTTAAATGGTAGTACAATACCAAGTACACCTAACATATCGTATGGTAGGCCTTGCGTTTTATTATAGAAGTCAATAATTTGCTTTGGCTCTACATTGATTGGTAGGATATCCCATTTGTTAGGATTAAGTTTATGTGTTTTGGTACGCACACCTTTATCTCGTGGACTGCTACTAAATAATGAGTAATAACCTGCATTATCGGGGATAGCAATTTCACAATGAGAGTAAGGACCTTTAGTAACGCAACGAATGACTTTATCTTCTATACGTTCACGAAGACCGGCGACTCCTTTCTTAGTAGAGTCGCCCTTATAAAAGGCGACATATATCATTGATGTGCTCCTGGTTTAATAGTTGTGGCAGAAGCAGGTGTTGGTTCTGGTGGACGTACTTTAGGTTTGACAGTAATACCAGATTCATTAAAGCGAGGTACCCAATGTGTCTTATAATCATAAGTTGTTGGATCTTCTACTTTAAGCATTTCTTGGTGATGTTCCCAACTAACTAAGTGGTCAGCATTTTCTGCTTTAGCCATCTCAGTGATGATCTCGAGTAAGAGATCTTTAGTTACTGGAACAGTAGTATTATCCATTGTAGCCCAGTCGAAACCCGGAACTGTTGCATCAGATGGTAATCCCATTCTATCAACAAGTGCTAGTAAACCTAGGATTTTGATTTTCTCTTCTTCACCTGTTTCAAACCATTTATCGACAGACTTGATATGAACACCCAGTTTAGCACGACTAGCACGGTAAGCCTTAATTTGTTCCCATACTGCTTCTTGCTGTTTGGTTAAATGGTCTTTAGCTAGAGCATCGTTTAATGCCCATTCATTCTTTTTGTTGTCGAATGTATAAGCTGATGACGGTCGTGGTAAAGTAGTATGTGTATCCGGGATTGGACCTAAAGTTTGAATGGTGGTCTCAGTACCGTCTTCTTTAGAATACACTTTTTCACCACGATGGTCTTCGATGTATTCCCACTTGTCAGATGAGTTTCTAACAATAGCGTACCCTTTACGAGGATTTAACGCTTTTTCAATGTAACAGTTAGCAGGCAACCCTGTGCCTGCTGATACCCATTCTTCTGATGTACCGATATATTCGCCGTTACTATTAACATTATAAACAGTAACTAGACCGCTCTCGGTAGCAAAGCCGTTTTTAAATTCAATAGCCATAGTGTCTCCTTATGCGGCGTAACAAATATATTGGAAAGCAACGTTTCGTGGACGAGTTTCTGTACCGTTACCAATCCAGAATTTTCGTAATAAATCGTTCATCTGATAGTTATACACATCTTTTGTTAATGAGGCCGCTATTGAGTAAGAGTTATACTTACCCACATTTCGTGTAGACCAACCTTTCTCACCACCGTAGTAACCGTTCTCAGACCACTGCATAGTTGATAAATCACCTTCACCTCTAACAACACCCGGATCACTGTTTTGGATATCCATATGTTGGAATTCTATATACGTTTGTTTTTTAGCATCGTCTTGATGACTTAGTAAACCACGGTTAGCATCAACACCACGATTAGCATCCCAACCACGAATAAACTCGCCACGTAAGTCTGGTAGAAAACCACTAGGATATAGTTGAGCTAGACGTGGGTAACGACTCTTATCAAAAGCCGCACCATTCATAGCCAAGAAACCACCTGGAACCCATTGTGCAGGCCATGGTAACGGAATACCTGTCCAATAATCAGTGGACATATATTTAAACCAATCTGATTTATAATCAGACTCACCTCTATCATTAGCTGCTTTCTGGTGTGATGTTCTTAAATAGAAACAAGATAAACGACTCGGGTCACCGTCTTTATACAAAGTTGAGTTCGCATGTGGAATATAAATCTTAGCATTGGTATAATTATTTTGCCCTAGCTTAAAGACAATACCATAAGGGTGTATGTCAGCTCGTATGTGAGATTCAATATTAGCATATCCCGCAATAGCAGCGATAGCAGATGAACCCCATGGTTCTAAGTTGGAAAGATTAGTTACACCTTTAGTGTTACTGTCATAGACACCGTCGCCTACTAATACGGATTTTTCAATTAATTCTCTAAACATTGAGACCGGAACAACATTTTGTGTTTGTTCTTTCCAAGTAGCCGCAAGTTTAACAGCACCCACAGATGTGGTAGACGCAAGATTTCTATTGGTTATAAATTGAGACCAAGCAATATTAGGTGATGTCTGTTCACCACCATTGTTACCTGTGTCATTAACACGAAGATATACTTCTGTAGCACTACCGACAAGTATACCGAAATCTTGTTTTTCGGAATTGATTTGTAATAATTGATAATCAAGACTACTTGGTAATGTAAGATCTTGAGGTGCGGCTTCAGCAATAAATTGTGCTTGTAATTTATCGTCACCGTGCCAACCTACGATATAATGACCGGATTTTAAATTAGTTCGGTCAGTTGTTCTTGAATAGCCTCTATATACAAGTGCTTCGCTTAACTTCTCACCGCTACCATTGATAATATCACCGTGATTAGCTAAAAAGTCACCGTTACGGAAATAAGACCAAAGTTTCATACCGTCAGGTGTTACTAGAGAATGATAACCTTTCGTAACGGTATTAGTTCTGTTATCGCCAACAACACCTGTGGTGAAGGCACTATCATTTACTTTAACTCGGGCAAGTGGATAAGCATAAGAACCATTAGCAGATACTAACTGGTTATTCTCATAATCAACGTAAAGCGGAGCATTATTATTTGTCGCATTTTCGTTGGTATGAGCACCTGCATTGGCACGTAAACCTTTTACGTTAATACCTTTATTGAAAGTATTAGAACCAGTAAACGTGTTATCAGTTGCGGCGTCAATCTGGTTAGGCGTATTGATTTGTGTCCAAGGTGTCCATTGATTATTGCTACCGTCTTCACCCATAGCAGTACGAGCATAGACGATTGTAGCACCATTACGAACATTGGTGTCTGCCCAAGTTGCTGTCTGCCAACGTAAACGTGTGTTCTTATTGAAATACGTGTGAACCCAGTAAGTACGACCTTCTGTTGGACAGTTACGATGATTAGTTAAGATTAAACTATCACGAGTAGTATTTGGGTCTTCAGTAGTTGCCTTAGATTGAGAATCTGATGTGTTTCTTGAATAACGTCCATCTTCAAACGTTGATGTTAAACGATTAAGTTTATCAAGAAGTGCTAAATATGTTTGAGCACCTAAAACAGTGTTAGATGTTGGGGTTACACGTTCATCAAAGATATTAACGATACCGTCTTTAGTTGTTGAGGCATTGTAAGTAGGTTTGATTTCATAACGTGGGTGCCATTTTGTTTGACCTGATTGTATATTAGCATCCCGACCGTCTGCTGTTACTTGACGATCATCAGTGATAATACCATCTTCAGCATCACCTTCAGTATAAGCATTGATATATGCACCACCAAAGTTAGAACGAAGTGTGATTACACCTAATTTATTGATACCAATCAACAATGCAGAGAAACCGTTTGTTGCGGCTGTATCTACACCAGTGCTGATACCGATCATAATACCACTATTGTTACCATTAACTTCCGGAGTACCTTTCTTGATTAAACGAGCTCGTGTACTTGTATTCCAAATAGTGATACCCTTAGGTAAAGACATTGGGTCAGGAAGTGTTTCAATGTTAGAGGTTAAACTAGCGCCGTCGAATGTTTCAATACTTTCTGACTTAACACTTAAATTGGTATCTCTAGACGTATAAACAAAAGGCACCAGTTTAACGCTACGACCTGGAGCTAAGGTAACTTGGGATTTGGCGCCGTTGATATCACGAATATCATCAATAACAATGTTAGTCTTAGTTTGGTTAGTAACATAACAGTAACCTTTATCACGATAGTTTGAAAGAGTACGTTCAATCTGGAAAATAGCATATTCGCCACCACCTTTCTTCGGTAAGATGACAATGCTGTTGTAACGTAAATCTAATTTTTCTTGTTCTTCAATATACTGAGAACGAAAATCACCTAAGTCAGTAGATAACATAGGTGCAATAGCTTGAATTAAACCTTGCAACTGTCTAGGTACACGGTTAGCAACACCCGGAATTATACTGTTACCAGTACGGAAGTCGCCACTAACAGGTTCACCTGAAGTAATCCAGTTTAGTTCATCTAGCAAATTAAAAATCTTGTTTGCCATATGACACCTCTATATTAGAATAGGATTGACCACACGAATGTAATACGACGGCTATCAGTTTTAACGATTGCCGGGAATGTTTCACGAGCAAAGATATGACCACCTGCTGTATATAGTGCTGCCTCAGTATATGCTTTACCATTAGCACCTGTGGTATTACCTTCAGTTTTCTCTAGTGTAATATTGAAGTCTACACTTGTTTTAGTACCTGTTTCAGGCATCATAGTAAACCCACTAACATTTTTAATAAACGGAGCAGTATCTGTTAGTTTACTGTCAGTGATTAAAGGTGCTTTAGGGTTAAGAATATCTTGACCAGTGTGACCTTGAGTACCGAAATATGCTTTTGTAATATGACGGTTTGTTTGTGGTGCAGTAATAAGATGGCACAAACACTCGCGAGCGATATTAACGATAATGTTGTCTTTGATATGATGTACGGTTTCTACACCGTTTTCTTCAACGACTACTTTAACACGACCACGTAATGCGATGCCTTGTTCTGTAACTTGCATAGGTTAATCCTCTTCTATTGTGAAATTAAGGGTTGATTGTAAATTAATTCTTTCAGACATTGGTTTGTCATAAGCTAAATCACCATCTGGTGTCTTAGATGAAATGTCTGGAGGTGCTTTTGAATTGTATTTGTACTTAGGATCGTACAACAATTTAGACGCATCTGAAGAATCTCTAACAGGTACTTCATCTATTATCAAGATGTTATCACTAACGTTATTGCTTGTAGACATATTCATAGCAGTAAGCGTACTACCTACTAATAAGTCACCTGATATAACGACATCGCGAATATAATGAGTTAGTTCCTGACTGTCAGTTGATATCGCTGAGTTTAGTGTCAGATTACTAGAGAAAGCAAAATGCTCAAAGTGATTTAGATCACTACCAACAGATATCCAACGTTGTTCTCTTTCAGTATAAATATATCCCGGAATTAAACTGTTGTCTATTGGTTTACGATACTCTAAGTCGGTCTCATTATATTTATGCTTTGCATCATAAATTACGTCTGATTCTCTTTTTATATTGCCAGAACGCCAAGTATAACTATCATAGGTTACACTGATATTGTGGTAAGAACCTGTGTGTTTGAATTCGTCTAATAGATTAAACTGTTCTCTAAACTCACGTAGGATGTTGATTACGTTAATAAACGCACACACCCATAGGAAAGCAGTAACAAGTTCTTTTAGTTTGATATCTATATCACCGTGCAATATAGAAGCAAAACCACCGCCACCTAGTTTATCAACATAGTTTAGGTAGATACTACAATTTTCAATATCCCGGATTTGAATATCACCAAATTTAGAACGGAACTCTTGAGCTTCTTTATTGTTACGTTGTAGGTTTCTAACTATCTCCCACCAAATATAAATATCTGCTTTAATACCAAGCAGGTTAAGTAATAGTTTAAGACCTTTCTTAGTACCTTTAAGAGTATAAATACGAGGTAGCAAAACCGCCACAGTGCGAGGGTTTACGTTTTTAAAGATCAAGTCTTTATATTTGTACCCATCTACTAATTGTAAGAACTCTTCAGGGTCAAAGCCTTCACCTAGTGGGTTTAACTTATCACGCATATTGATAACGTGAGGCTCATAACACTTCTGAATAAGGTAATCTAACAACATATTGATTTCTTGGTAGAGTACCTTATACTTCAGATTTTGTGGTGTGTAATGATGACTAGGTGGTGTTAAGACAGGTATTGGTTTTTTAGCCATACTGCCTCCTAACTAATATCAGGTGTGTAACCACCAGTGATATCTTTAAAGTCGCTACTGAGGTTGATTTCAGAAGTAAACGATATTTCAACATTCCCCGGTTTAAAATAACCATAGAAAGCTAGTTGTCTATCTTTAAATGGTCGTTGAACGTAACATTGATAAACACCTGGGATTTCATTTATTTCTTTAGTAGCTTGAGCGATATTGAATATGCCACCTAATTTATAACATTGAGACTCAACCGCTTTAACAATTTGGGCTTTAATGTCTTCTGAATTAACGTTAGGTTTTAATACCACTGTCGCTTTAAGGTTCACTAATACTGGTTCACCTTTACGGAAAATAATATGCTCACCTGCTATTTGGAAATCTTCTAGGTATTTGTAAACCAAGTCTTCTTCAGAGTTCAACCAAGCCTGTTCATTGTACTGGAGATATGCCATACCTTGAGTACAACAACCTGTGGAAATCTTATTCCAAGTACCAGATGCAGCCGTACATAATGTTTGATTATGTTTATTAAGTGGATCTACACTACAGATACCATATGCGAACTTAGCATCACGTACACCCGGATAAGACATAACGATAGCCTCGTGGTCTGATGGTGTTACCATACGTCGTTTTGATGCAAAGTAACCTGGAATGATACGGGCTAGTTTAAGCAAGTCATCTTCGGGTTGTTCACGGCGAATAAGTTCTACGTTACTACATTCAAGTTTTTGGTCAATCTGCAAGTCACGAAGTGTATATGATACCGCACTTTCAACGTCTGAACGTGGTTTAATCTTTAAGTATGACACGGTCAGTACATCATTGATTTTAGCAGGTCTACCCATAACCTGACTACCAAACATGATAACGATATGGTTAATCAATGTCTTAATAACTAAGTTATCAGATTCCATATCTTCAGGATAACGTGTTAGTTTAGTACGAACATCATTTAGTGATACTTCAACAAGTTCGTTATCAATGTATTCAATGTCTGTTTCTAATGGGATAGCAATCTGTAAGTAATCTTCATATTCTGTAATACGAAAACGTTGTTGTTCCCATTCACCTACCACGCAGTCAATAACAGATTGACCTGGTGGGATAGCTTGGTCTTTTAATAATACAATAGGACTACCTTTAAAATAACCTACTGGAATATGTCTTTGCCAATAAATCTCGGCGTTACTTTGGTTAGTTACCGTTAGCTTTACTTTACTACATAGCTTGCGATTAACTGGATAACCTAAAGTGTATGCCATAGCATAGAGACTTGATTTAAGTTTTGCTGTCAGAAGGTTTGTTTCACGTCTGTTAGCACTAGCTTGATATGATAAGAGTGCCCCGATACCACTACATAATTCTATAATAGTTTGACCGTGCGATCCATCAAAAAAGTCTAACCAACGTTTACTATCAGGTTGACCCGCAACAAAGTTTAGTAGGTCAGCTTTGATTTCATCTTCTGATAAGCTTTTTGTATTTACGATATACATTTATCCTCCCACTTTAGGTAAGCGGAAACCTTGATTATAAGTACCTTGCAAACCAATAATCGTAAACTCAAAGTAAGCGATGTATTCATTTGCATCGTAGTTTGGAATAACCCAAGAGTTTTGGTTATTTAAACGTACACGAGGTTCAAACCGCAGAATAGCATTTACTACCCTAGCGTAAATCAAACTCGTAATATCATCTGATATAGGTTCAAATAGTAGATCGTTCAAGTTTGCAGTAACATCAAGATTAAACAATCTCTCGTCTTGGTCTGTACCAAATATGTTTGTGAGAGCATATAGTACAGCTTCTGCATTTTCTACTAACGATTTATCGAACGGATTATCTGGGTTAATATCAGAATAAATAGATTTGTTTACTGTTTCGGTTCTAATTATTCCCATTTAGTTCACCTTTATGTCGCTAGACCCAGTAGCAAACGCATCCCCACATCTAACTTTATCACCAACACGGGCAACACCTTTACCATTAACAGTAACATCTGAACTACAATCTACTATTGTACCATCGTGGTCAGAGCCTGTGGCTACATCGCCTTTAAGTCCAATGGGTAAACCGTTACCTTTAACATCACCTGCACATATAGTTAGTGTTAATGGTCCGTGCCCCGAGTGTCCTTGAGTTCTATCACCCTTGCGTACTACGAATGGCATTATCTAACTCCTTGCGTAAACGTATTGATTCTGATGTATAGTTGGTTTTCTCAAATATACGTCTATGTATATTTGCAATCAGATTAGGGTCATCAGGGTCAATGTCATCTAAAACAAATAACCCAGACGTTATATAAACAGCCGGGTTATGTTCAGCTAAACCGCGATAATATCGCAACATTGACTTATTATTAAGTAGTTCGAACGCTTTACTAAACAAGATATTATGGTTTGCATCTAGTTCACGGATCTCATTTATAAGACTACAAATTAGACGTAGTTTTTCCACGTTTTGTTTAACAGTGTTCTCAAGTTGAATTACGATACCACTAATATCATCGCCAACTTTGTGTGCGTTAAGTGTGTCGTCTATGCTTTTAATGTAAGCTCTAGACGTGAATAACTGTCCATTAGATATCAATTCAATAACATCATACTGATAACGAGGTACTGATTTTAAACCCGGAAGGATTTTATTATCCAATGTATCTTCGTAAGCTAATTGAAGGCTATGTGTGTATTGATCTATTACAGTATTTGCGTCTTCAACGATGTTCTGTAATGTTACAATGAGATCATCAATCTGTTGCATTACATTTGTACCTGCGTATGTAGCTCTATGTCTGCGTAATGCAGGTATAATAGTTACGAACTCTTCTAAGAAATTCATATACCATCCTTAGTTAATTGCTGTTGGGCTACCTTTAACAGTTAAAGCACCGCCAGATTTAATTGTTGTACCAGACTTAGAGTCATAAGTTGAAGACTGACCTTTAAGTGCTAGTGCTGATGTTGCCTCTATGTTAATGTTGTTAGGTGCTTTAATATTTATATGACGACCGGCTTGTATTGTAATATCACGTGCCGCTGTCATTGTAATATCACCTTGTTTATTAAGAATAACTTTAGAGCCACTACTATGCGTTACCTCAATGTACTGTTGTTTCTTGTTGATACGCCAACCAGTACCTTGTTCATCAACTGCCCCATAAGTATCGGGGTAGTCTTCATTCATTTTGTCATTCTTAGTTATTTCAGATGGCATCCAACCACTATATTGAATAGTATATTGGTCTATAACCTTAACAGTGATACGAGCACCAATGTTAGGCACACTCATTTGTTGAGCGTTAGCATTACCACCTAAACTGATTGGCATTATTGGTGTAGCCCAAGGCAATACTGGATTAGGACCGTCAATAAGACCGGGAATACGAACTTGAACACAGCCTACTTTCTTCGGGTCTTTATTGTTCACCACGATAGCAATATGTGTACCTGCAAAACGTCTCTGCGGTTTTTCTGTTGTTGAGAATGCGACAAAACTCATATATTATCCTTTTAAAACACTCGACTCGCGACACATTTCTACAAGCGTACGAATAGTGTTATTAACTAAACGTCTTGATACTTTAGTAACGATATAAAGTCCACTATTCTGTTCAGTAGATTGCAAAAGTTGATCATGGTCATCTAATACACGTTCAAAGAACATAACAGTATCAAGAGGGTGTATAGCCTTAATACAGTCTGAAAACAATATTGTTGTTTTGACCGTACTAAGATATTTTAGGAAAAGCGTGTTGTGGTCGTAACACTTACCCCAGTTGCTATGCACGTTGCGAGATTGAAAGTATGTAGGGTTGTAGTTCTTAGGTTGTTGCCCACTAACATTATCCCGAGGTGTTTGTACTAATTTCAAAGCTCTGTCGTGCGTTTCTTTTGCTAATTTACCTTTGTCAGTATGGTAGATGTTTCTGTCCATACCTTTAGCACCTAATGTATTAACCATAGCGGTTCGAGTTTCAACCTCATACATAGGTTCATAAATGATCTTGCTAGGAATAGGAGTACCTTGATAGTTTGCCTCCCAACGAGGTCCACTTTTAACAAGGATATCCATATCATACATACGGAAACCTGCATGGGTAGCCGCACATAATAAAGCTGAAGGCATTAAGTCTGCGTGTAGCCAAATATCTTGTATGTATTGGCAAAGTGTTTGACCGTTTGCAATCCAGTGCATAGTATCAGGTGGATCGCCGGGCCACATTAAATCAACACCACCATATACACCTACTTTACTAATAAGCATCTTCTTACTGTTAAGCGGAGGTATTTGAATACCGTGTTGAGGTTTAATCCATTGGGGGTGGCATTTATGAATACCAACTAAACGTACCCGCCACATATTGTGTCCATTATATGAAATAGACGGGTTCAACAAGAAGAATGTTTCTTCTAGTGTATAGCCAGAATTATATTCACCATCTGTTTCTAGTGAAACCTTAAGTTCACTTCCTTCGTGTAACAATGCAATAATGTCTTGTTTAACACAATCGAATACTAATTCCATAGTAGGGAGGCGGAGACCCGCCTCTTCAATTATGGATAAGTCAATAATCTTAATGTCATTAGCATCTGCAAACTCTTGACCTGATATAGTCAGAAGAAGTTTGTAATAATCTTTTACAATGATCATTGATTACCTGCCTTACTTTTTAAACTAAAATAGAGTGTTTCTAATGCGGTGATAGACGGATAGAATAATACAGTACCTAAACTTAATTGGTGCAAGTTAGCGATATTGTTGTATCGCAGCAGTAGTTGCCAGTATTTGTCTGTACCATAAATATCCCGGCTATATACATCAGGTCGTGCCTCTATTTTGGTTATTTCATATGCACCTGCTGACGGTAACTTATTAAGCTCTTCTAAGAAATAAGAGGTCATATCATCATATAGACCTTCTTCAAACTTACAGAACTTACGAATGTTATATCTGTTTGAAGACTCGACTTTAACATCTATATAGAACATAAGCACCTCTATTTAAAGTAATCATTAAGAGCTTTAGCACCTTGGTCAATATAGTCCCGAGCACCTTTAACAGCATTGATAGCACTCTTACCAAGATCTGTACTAGCGATGTAGTCGCCTGCTTTATCAAGTAAACCACCACTTGCATTATTTACTGCTCCAGTAACAGCATTTTGAACAGCACCTAATAAACCAGATAATCCACCACCTGTTAAGAAGTATTGTTGGAATTCTGCTTGCGTACATAAACGCCAAGGGGTTAGTGTTACTGTTACAACAGCCCAGAGTGCGTGTCCATTAGGCATACGTTCTTTAGAAAGCTCAATAGAGGCGTCTTGTAGGATAAGACCAGTAGCTCTAAACCATGTACCTATTTCTAACATGTATGTCCCTTTAGCAGTTGCACCCATTGGAGCGAAACCACCTGGAGCTACTAATTCTTGTCGCATAAAGGACGCTTCTTTTGATAAGCCAGTATTTTGTTTAATAGACCCGCCGAATGTTTTACTAACAGATTCTATTGCACCACCAATAGCATTAGCCGCACTATCAGTGATACCTTGTAATAGGCCTTGTTGATTGGACGGATATACCATTGAAACAAGATTAACCGCTTTAGCTTGAACATTGTCTTTATATGATGTTGCAATAAAGGTAATCGGAATACTAAACACAGGCTTTTCAGTACCAGACCAAACTGATACAGAGTCTAACAACGTTTTCATAGAGGCTACTGGAATAGAGCCAGCCTCAATACCTAAACGAGAAGTCATATTCTGCCATACTTGTTGAGCTCCCATTAACTTATCGTGCAAGCCTTGTTTGTTGTCAGCGAAAGGGCTACTATATTGTGAAGATGCTTGAACGCTGAAGTCTGCTGAAATAGGCCCCGACCAAGTTTGTCCTGTATCGGGGTGTGTCAGCTTAATCATATACGTTCTATTTGCCATTAAAGCATCTAGCGATAGATTAGGCATACGTTCTCCTAGTTAAATAATTGAGTAGTTGCGAGCAATAATTGAGGATCATCAATCGAGGTTTTCGGTTGTTGCTGACCAATATCAGCAGGCTTGCTCGGTGGAATAACTATTGGCATAGCAGTATTCTTAGCATTAGTAACAGTTGAGCCTTGTGCCTCGCCTTTAAGTCTTGATTGTGTTTCAAGAGCATATTTAGGGCTAGGTAAAGTTTGAGGTGTTACTAACATAGTTGCAGAAGCTGTATCAGTTAATGGAGCTTGTCCATCTGGTAAAGTAGTTGCCGCTTTTAACGGAGTACCTGTACCTGATACAACAGCTTTACTACCTAAAGCATAATACTGAGATATACTTGTACCAAGACCATCTTTCGCATCTACACCTTTCGTTTTATATTTGACAGCATTACCAACACCTTTTAAGTGTGCGCCTAGTAACATACCTGCCAAGTCTGCCGAAGAACTAAACTGGATACCTTTACGTTCCATAGTAGCTTTGTTCTTATTCATCATGGTAGCTAATGCACGATCTTGCATTGACTTGTCCATTAAGAAGGCATCTTTACCACCTGGGATTGTCCAATTAGACGGATTAGCTAAGAACGCTTTATGGGCTCTGGCGTCTGAACCATTAGCAATACCCGGGTTTTGTTTGATTGCTTCGTCATATTTCTTACGATCAATTAAACCAACTTCGGTTAATGCCGCGGCACCAAATTGATAAAGTCCTAAATAACCCCATTTGTTCTCAATAAACTGATTACCACCAGATTCACGTTGAGCAAGTGTAGCGGCTAAGCCTGCCATTTCTTGTTGGTTAAGACCATTGATGTTACCACCAAACTCTCCGTTACCTTGACGTATGTATTTATCAAGAGCACCAGTATAACCACTGCCTTGAGTACCACCTTGACCAACTGCTTGTTCACCTTGTGCTTGCGGAGCTAATGGAACACCACCTGAATTGTTAAATGCCATGTTCGGACTTGAACCCATACCTGCACTACTATTAAGGTCAGCAGTACCATAACCACCTGGAGCTGATGTAACAGAAGCAACCGCTGTTGATGTACTACCAGACTCAGTTAAACGTTTACCTGCATAGAAGAAGCGTTTGTATGAACCACCCATCTTCATTCTATTAACACCTTTACGACCACTACAATGTAGGATCTCGTCATTACCAATATAGAACGCAACGTGTGAAATACCTATTGGTCTATTCTTAGCAAATGCAGCCGGGTGATTAAAGAACATTAAGTCGCCAGGTTTCAATTCATCATACTTAACCACTCGTCCTTTTTTCCAAGTGAATTGAGCTTCTGAGTTTCCAGGCACACCCTTAACACCCCAAGCATCTTCAAGACATACTTTAACAAATGAACTACAATCCGCTGACCCTTTCTTAGGATCTCGTGGACCTGTTTGGCTATATTCAACTTTACCGATGAATTGCATACCATATTCAATAAGAGCTCGTACATCACCGAATTTACCTAAAGCTCTCATATTAGACTTGTCAATATCACCATCGCCAATAGCAGAACCACCACCTTGCATACTAGCAGTAGGGCTACCACCAATACCACCCCAACCAGATGCACCACCACCTAAAGCAGTAGAGGCAATACCCATTGTAGCACCAAGACCTGGAGGTGCATTAACACCTTTAGAACCGTTAGGGTCATTAGCAACCATATCTTCAAATGAAATACCGCTATCATTTTCACGGGAGTTATCAATGTTCAATGTTGCGTTTAAACCTATTAGTGGAACAACAGCTTGAGGCAACTGATTACCTAACCAAGTACCAATCTTACTACTTAATGCTAATGCTTGAGCCCCGATTGATTTCTTGTTAGCAGTATCAGCCATCTTCTCTAATTGGTCAATATCTTGTTTAGCGAGATCAGCTTGTTGAGCAGTAGCAACTTTGTCAATACCTTTAATTGTATTCACATCTGCGGCTGATGCTTTAACTGAACCGTCTTCATTAAAGACTTTCTCTTTTGTGTCTTTAATATCGAGTGTTGATATAGCGTTACCTTTATTGAGTGCAAGGAAGTCTGCTAGTGATAAACCACGTTGATTGTCGAGCTGTGTTTGAGCCGCTCTAATATCAGCCGCACTAGCACCATTTTTCTTCATGACTTCAAGACCTTTAGCACCTTGTTCAGCGATCAAGTTACTAAACTTAACGTCCTTAGTTGTTTCATCATAAGCAGATACTAGAGCAATGTCTTCAGCTTTATACTGTCTATTAGGGAAGCCAGTTGTTTGGTAACCCCAATATGTAGGTTGTTTACTTTGTTCAACGATTTTGTTCGCGGCATCCATTCGAGCTTTGTGTTCTGTATCAGACACAGTAGTTTTCTTAGGATCTAAAATTTTATGAACAACATCAGAGAACTTATTAACCACATCTTCAGGTAAACCAAAGTTTTTAACGACTGATTGTAACCCACCTAAGTACGATTCAATAAATGCATCCGCTTTCATATCAGCAGGTATTGCTTTAAAGACTGGATCAGCCATCGCCTTTTCAATAGTTGGTTTAATAGAATTAGGTGTGATTAAACCATTGAGATACGTTTGAAGTTTTGCTTTATCTTCATCATCAGTGATAGGACCTTCAGGGTCATTTAGAAGATTCATACCTGAATAGTATTCAAGTAGCGGACCACCTTTCTTAGCCTCGTCAGGAATATAGTCTTCTGGGTTCATGAATAAACCAGATATCTTTTCACCTATCCAAGAACCACCAATAGCACCCGCAATAGAACCACCAATACCACCAATGATACCACCGACAGCAGTACCTGCACCTGGAATAATACTACCAATAGCGGCACCAGTTGCAGCACCTGCTTTAGCACCTGCCCAAGCACCAACAGCGGAAGTAGCTATGTTAGTACCTGCTTGTTTACGTTCGGCTGTACTTTCAGCAGTAGCAAATTCATAAGCGTCTAAACCCCAGGCGGCAATATTACCCAATACAGGAACAGCACGACCTGCACCTTTAGCTATTGTTTTAAACGCACCTTTCTCAGCGGCTACCATGTGGCTTGCGTTAGCACCCATCTTAGCAGTATTAGGTGCAACACTACCTGCATTCTCTAATGCAAGTTTAGTTGCAGGTTGAGCCGGCATTACATCAGCAACAGGTACATTAACTTTGGCTTTATCCAACATGACTTTAGTGCCTAATGCAGTCGCACCAATAGCGGCTACACCGCCAGTTGCCATAGCAACCTTTTGTTCAGTAGATAAACCTTGTTGTTCAACACCGCCATTAAAGTTCACACCTTTAGCGAGTGTTTCATTGAGTTGGTCTATACTGTTAGCAAGATCAAGCATTGTTGCAGGCAAGTCTTCTTGTGAAAGTTCTCCACCATTTTCAACAGCTTCTATACGTGCTTTACGGCGATCACTAAGTTCATCAGCTAAGGCACTGCCTGCCATACCGAGACCAATAGCACCTGTAACGATACCAAGTACCTTACCCCATTTACCACCACCTTTAACACCCTTAACATGAGGTGTTTTGGTTTTATGCGTACCTATCTTTTCAGCTTTGATACTTTGATCTACTACTGAGGTCTTCATTTCAGGTTTTAGCTCAGGAGCAGGCGGAGTTTTCGTGGTCATCTTAGTATCTACTGTTTTAGCAGTAGAAGGCTTAGTGTCCACTTTGGTTTCTGTTGTACCTTTGACTTCAGCCGTAGTTGCTTTACCTTTAACATCAGTCTTAGTTTTCTTAGTATCAACATCGCCGGTTTTGGTTTTGGTTTTCTTAGCATTAGGGTCATTGTTGCCAACACCACCTGCACCCATACCTGCCGCACCTTTAGCCGCGTTAGCAGCCTGTTTAGCAACTTTAACAGTGGAGCTGATTGCTTTACCTAATAGCTTTTTAGCACCTAATAGAACAGTACCAATAGAAGCCAACGCAACACCCAAGTTATCAGCAATAAAATCTGATACACCTAATAATGAATCCAAGTCCCCTAGACCAAGCATTTGCATTAAGCCAGATAATATGTTTGAAAATAGTCCTTTACCTTTTGATACAAGTTCAGGGTTCATTTCAAAGCGTTTACCAAGCTCTTTCTCTTTTAGGGCATCTTCTAGTTGCTCTGTATTAAGAATAGCACGGTCAAATTGGTGGCTTAATGTGTTTAAGGTATGTAATGTTTTAGTCTCTACAGTTTCATCAGCAACTCGGCGAAGTACTTGTCGCATCGCACTCATTTCTTCTTCGTTATCGTTAATGCCATTAACTAGCTTTTCAGATAACCAAGCCTGTTCAGCCTCTAATGATTTAATACCAGTCATTAGGGACACCAAGTTTTCTAATCGTTGGTGAGTACCACTATCTGATAAATCAGCATCTTCAAGAGATTCAACTATGTCATTGATACTTGATTCTGTTTTAATCTGTGCCAAGACTTCATCAAGTATATCTGTTAGTGGTTTAATCTCAGTGTAGTCCACACGATCATCTCGTTTAAGAATATTATCAATGCGATCTAATAATTCCTTATTGCCGAGCTTTTCTTCTTGTAGGAACTCTTGCAAGTCAGACAATACTTCGTGTCGGTATTTACCGTCCAGTTTAGTATCTTTAAGTGTCTCTTGCATTTGTTTAATAATCACTTCCGGACTAATCTGTTTACTGTCTGCTAAGTCAGTTGTTAGTTTAGCCATCTGTTTACTATACTCGATAACACGACGTGCTTCTTCTCTAGTAACTTTGCGGCGCTTAAACACTTTATCAAACAAGTCTTTACGATCTGAATTGTCCTGAAGTTCCAATAACTGTTCTAATGTTTGAACAATCTTCTTATTGGCATCTTGTTGCTCTTTATCAGAATCACCTAAACTTTTATAGTATTCCTGTTGAGCTTTTTGAAGTGTTTCTATGTTTACTTCAAGAGATGCCATTGTATTAGTTGCTCGGCTAAGAATAGAAGTCAAACTATTATGTAAGTCTTCGTATTCATTACCCCGAACAACTTTTCGTATTTTGTCGTCAGCATAGTTCATAGCGTGTTTAGCTAATTGACCTATGCGACTACCTAAACGAACTTCATTATCCATAATTTTACCTACGGGATTTAGCTTTAGCAACAGCCTCTTCGTGAGCTTTATTCTCAGCGTTGATCTGTGCTATTAGTCGTTCATTTTGATATAAGACGTGTGCAATATCCATATCATATATAGAACCTGAGTCGCACACGTTTTTATACGCCAAAGCGAATTGGATTTCTCTTAAGGTCGTCAGGTCCACAGTAGGGAAATATCAAGGTCATTGGGTCGTCAAGAGCGACTTTTTCATGTATGACTTCACCTTTATAAGTGTACGATACATTAAGAGGTAACGTGCTATGATAAAGCAGTTTATCCACTTCATTCAAAATTACTAAGTCTTGACCTACCGCATTATTGACTAAGTTGTATGCGGTGTTAAAGTCTGCATTACACATTTGTGCGGCTAAGCAAGCACGTTCATAGTCTTTATGACCCGGCATAATTTCTTTTGCCAATAACTCTAGGAATTGACCGATAGTTAATGGACGGAAATGACACTCAACACCAGACACTTCTGCAACCACTGGTAACATAGGTGCTTGTAAGTCTTCGAACTCAATGTTCTCAAAAGAGAAACTAACAGTGGTAACGAAGTCCGGACGTTCAATTTTGATTTGAAAGCGTGTAGTACCTAACGAGCTGATACGGCGATAAAGTGCAATAAATAAAAAGTCACCTAACGTAATATCTTCTTTAGGCATACCACGAGTTTTAATACCTTCAAGGATAAAACGTAATCGTGCAAGTAAATCAACGTTTGAATCGTTAAAATCATCAAGGTCTTTATATGTATAAGGACGATAATAGATTTTAGCGTTATCCGGATAAGGAATAAACTTGGACGGTAAGTCAGTTACTTCTGTGGTGGCTCGGTCAATACTGTTACCAAATTGGATACCCGGAGTTGGTTTAAACTGTTCCATTATTTGTTGAGCTTCGTTAAGTCTATTTTCAGGTGGAAGTTCCTGATTAAACTGTGGAGGCTGCTGTTGTTGCTGTTCATTGGTTACACGATTAGCAATATCGTTGATGTCGATTGGCTCTATATGTGGCATAATGTTTCCTATTTAAGTTTAGAATATTTTGAACCCATATCCGCTATACTACCTAACGAGTTATTTGCGGCATTATACGCATCGTTAAATGATGTACCTAAATTACTCGCTTTATCCAACGCATTAAAGGCGTCAGTTACATTTCGTATATCGCGAACACTTTGTACTACTTCTTTTACATCAGAAATAGTGTTCTTAATGGTATCATAGTCAGAACGTACTTGGTCATATACATCTCGAGCGTCATTAGCAAATTGAGAGATATTGTCAAGTGTTTGACCTAAGTTAGGCATACCAAATGTACGAGCAATACCACCAAGCCCACCGCCGAATAAGGATTTACCACCACCGCCATTAGCTGTGTATCTATTGTCAGCCGCACCTGCTATTACAAATTCAATTTGATTTTGTGCGGGACTAGCTGCAGATGAACCACTAAAGTACATAACACCGCGTGGATATACCCAATAAGAGGCTGTAGCCAATACACGATATCGGAAATCTGTTTTAACAATTTGTACTACTTCAACACATTGATCTAAAGGTGATATACCGAGCCCATTATTAAATATACGAGAACGTACCCAGTTGGTAAGCCAGTTGTGGATTGTTAATTTAACGTCGTCATTAAACGTTACTTTAAGATCAAAGCTATCGTGTCCAATAGGGTGGCTATAATTTGCGTGACCTAATTCATATTCCTTAGTGTTTAGACTAAACAAGTTCTCTTCAACATCTACTGCGGGAAACCACGCATTAAAAGGTGAAGGTGCATTAGGAAAGCGTATATCCCAAAGATATTGAGCACCCCATTGAACGTGTCTAAGGGATCTCTGACCTTTCAAAAATACATTCATATTGTTACCTTTTAGATAATAAAAAAGGGAGCAGATGCTCCCTAATTAAAATTATTAACGTGCCGGACCATCATTAAATGTATCGTAGTACAATGTTAATGTAGGACGAAGTGCTTCAGAGTCTGAACCAAGTTCGCCACCAGTCGGGTCATAGTCTTCTAAGTAACAACCGAACAAGGTGTATTGCCAAATTGGGTTATCCAAGTTATCTAAACGTGTAAGCAATAAATCGCCAGTACAGTCAGAGATATTTTGTTGAACACCAGTATCACGACTCCACACCGCATTTCGCCAAGTACGCAAGAATTCTGACCATTGGTTATCAATGGTTTCTACTGCGTTTAAAGTAATGTTATGAGTATCATCATAAATACCTGGGCGTTTAATGGTATGGCCGCGAATACCAATTTCAATAGATTGACCTGCATCGGTTTTTGGAACCTCAGTTGAAGTCATCTGTAAGTTGAAATTAGGTGGTACCTTAACAGCACTTGGGTTACGAACAAAGCTAATATGCCAACGGAACGTTTGTGCTACTTCAGCAATGCTTCGCAAATTATTTTTAGTAGGACGAGTTGCCATTTGCTATCTCCTAAATACTGCTAGATGCTGTACCGAAGTCCAAACCAGTTGGGGTAATAACTGTTTTGAATCGGATAAATTCAGCACTTGCTGTAGGTTTAACGAACACATAAACGTTCATACGATTGTTGTCAATGTCTTCCGCTGTGTTGTTTTCATCGTTACATTGAACATAGTAATCGTATACACCGTTACGACCTTTGATGTTTTCTAAGTATGAACCGATCATTGCAGTGATTAACTGACGGTTAGCCACGTTGTTGATTTCGAAGATGTAGTCTTCTAACGCAGCCGCGATTGCAGGCTCAATATAGATTAACAATAGACGTACGTTTAAGCGGTCTAAACGTGATGGACGACTTAACAACGTTTTTTGACCCCAAACAAGAATACCTTTACCTGGAGCGAAACGAATAACGTTAATTTGTTTATCGTACAATAAGTCCATTTCACCTAAGGTGAAACGACGATACACGTCTTCGATTGTTGCTAACATACCGCGACGGAAACCTGCAGGTGGATACCATAACTCATAGTTGTCCGCTGTTGAACTGATGATAGCACCTACGTAACCATCTGGTGATACCCAAACTTTACGGTCGTTGAATTTATCGTAGACTTTCAAGTGCGGAGTATAGATAGCCGCGTATGAACTATTTGCGTTGAGTGTATCTGTACGATATTCAACGATCTTGTTCAAGTAGTCAGAGTTAGCTTGTGCTTCGTATGGAATTGAAAGAATTGCAACGCAGTCTTTACGTTTTTCCGCACACGCGATTAATGATTTCTGATATGATACAGTTGCGTTACCACCGTCTAACAAGATAGTACATTGATATGCACTTGTATTAGTGATAGTATCTACCGCACGTACACGTTCAGAATCAGTTACCGCAGTACCGTTAGAACCAAGCGTGAAAGGTTTGGTGTCTGTGATAGCACCAGTTTTAACAGGGTTGGCGTTAAGCGGGTTGTCTAATGCACGAATGTAGTTTGATTGTTGCAAGACGTGTTCAATATACATTGAACGGTTGTAACCGTCTTTTTGTCCTTCTTTACGAGAACATACCCAGTCTTCAATTTTAACGTTGTTATAGAACACGCTAATTTGGAAAGCATCTGGTTCTTGCTCATAAGGTAGAACAGCAACTTTGATGTTGTTATTCCAAGCACCTGGATCTTTACCGTATAACAAGAATGCATCGTTTGCACCGAATACGTGTGTCTTAGGATTTGCAATACCTGATGTTAGGTTGGTTGCATCACCTTTAGTATCACCAATAACCACACCACCATGTAGTGCGTCTTTAGCGACACGGATAACCCAGAGTTTGTTAGATTTTTGTAAGAACGCTAATGCACTAAAGTGTGCCATATCTTCGCCTACTTCAACTTGGTCGTTTGCGGTATAGCGAGCTAAGTATTGCGTTTCACTTGTTACTAACGTAGGAACACCAACTTCGCCTTTTAAGAAAGCTCCTGAGATATATCCGTATACACCTGGGAACGATGGAACACGGGTTGTTAGGTCAATCTCAGAGCTAAACACTTGTGGGCTTGCCATAGTATCTCCTAAAAATCAATTTTGATAATACCAGTAGGGAACTCAGATTCAATTAAGAGATGAGCCTCTAGTGGTTCTGTTTTTTGGCGAGGGCTGATTACAAGCTGATTACCGTCAGTCGTATTCAGTGTTACTGGATAGTCGTTACGGTTATATAAGCGAGCCATAGCCACTTGCTCATAAGAAGTGTTAGCAGTTGCTACACCATTTTCTTCAGTTGCCATTGTGGTGTGACCTTCATTTCGGATAAGTGTTTCACTTATTGCTTCTTCAGCAGTTGTTTCTTCAGATGTATCTTCTGTTGTGTCTTCAGTTTCGGTATTAACTTCTTCTGTTACACCTTCTTCAGATACATTTTTACGTTTTTTACTCATAAATATGTATTTCCGTACCTGTTGAGTGAATGACTGGAACGATGTTGTAATCACGATCGTTATCTACGGTCATAGCACCGTCTACTTCAAATTGCCCTTCATAAATGAAGTAAGGGGCTTGTGATCCACGCTCACTTTTCTCAGGGGCTGATAAGCTAGAACCCAATTTAACTTTGATAGGTAAATGAATACCCGCGAAGTCTAATTGGAAATTCATATATTCTTTCTGATAACAGAAAGCCCACTTCGACATCATATCTAGCACATCACTAAAATCGTTAGTAGCATAGATAAAGTCAAAAGTGAATACGACCGGAACGAATTTAACATCGAGAGCATGTGTACCTATTTTGTTTGGTACCTGCCCTTTATGTATTGGTTCTCTAGCTTTCAACTCTTGTTGATTAGCAAGCATTGCCTGACGAGCACCTATTTGAAAGGCTGAATTATTATGGGTACTAAGAGTGTCAGGTCGTACAGATGACAGTATTCCGACTCCATTAAGTTGGGCGATATCAATACTAGACAGCTTAATCATACTGAATGGTTCTTTACGTTCCTTTGTGGATAGTTTCTTAAACACATCAGAATAATCGCCAGTAGTAGTCAGACTACAATTAACACCGAGTTCTATTTGTACCATTTTGGTTAATGCCGCAATGATAGCTGTCTGCAACATAGTTTTCTTCGGTAAGTCTGTGGTAGTGTTCATAATGTCACCTGTACGTGTTCGTTACACAGAACGTTTGTTACGAGCAATAATGTCGAAGTTTAAACCTGCAACGGTTGCACGGCGACGAGCTACTTGACGGTTACGGCGAATGCTTGCAGTTGGTGCAAGGTCTTCTTCGTTTTCTTCGTCAGTTTCTTCTTCGTCCCAAGAATCAAAGTCTTCATCAGTAGATGCGTGTGATTTAGGACCTTTACGACCACCTGCTTTAGATTTGGATTGTGGGTAATCACCTTTACCGCCACCAAATTTAGGGCCTGAACCTTTTTTACCACCTGCTTCTACGTCTTCGTCTTCTTCTTCGATAGCCATAACTTCGGCGCTACCGTCATCATTAACACCGATAAGAACGTCTTCACCTTCGATTGATGCACGAATAACGTGAGCAAATTCACCTTCGATTTCTTCAGGAACTTCGTCTTCTTCAATCTCTTCTGCATCTTCAACTGATGCTAAAGATTTGATAACACGAACCGCACGGCGAGCGTTACGAACACCTGCCATAGTAATAGTTAATGCACCAGCAGTTGTTTCAACTTCAACACCTTCTTCTTCAGCTAAAGCGTCAGCAATTTCTTCTTCAGCTAAATCAGGTTCAACGCCTTCTTCTTCATCAGACGCTTCTTCATCAAAAGTGCTTTCTTGAACTTCATCTAACACTTCTAATGCATCGTCAAAGTCGTCTTCTGAAACAGCATCTGTTAATGCTTCTTGTGCTTCTTCAACATCACCGTCTTGTAATGCCGCTAATGCGATCATTAAGTGGTTAATTGTTTTATTATGCTTTGCCATAATGTTATCCTATTTGTTACGGGGTACTTAGTACCCCGGATTGAAAACTTGATTAGATACGGCGACCACGTACAACAGAGTACGGGTTAGCAATAACTAATGACACTGATTCTGACATGAACCAACCACGACCTGGAACACGTTCTTGAGTACCGTCGATTGGTTGTGATACTACACCACCACGGTCAGTGAATTGACCATGTTGATCTGGAGTAGAAACAATGTAGAATTCGCCTTTTTCTAACACTTTGTGGCTTACATGGCGGAATTGATCTGATAAGATTTCCATACCGTGAATGGTACCTAATTTACCAGTTAATAGCAATTCGTGTTTAGAAACTGGGTCGATGATTTCAGCCCAATCTGGGTTAGCCACGATATCTTGCCATAAGTCAGCAGATAACAATGCAAAGCCCGGAGTTGCACCAGAAGCTTGTAAGTAAGAAGTTGCTAATGCAAATGCTTTAGGATCGAATGAACCAGACACGTTGATGTGTGGGTTGTGAACACCTACTAAACGATCTGCAGCACGTTTCCATAAACGGTCTTCTGCAACCATAGTTGCTTCTAATGCTTCTGTGTATTTTTGTTCAAGAATATCACCAGATGCACGGTCGATTTCACGTTGTTCGATATATGGACGAGCGCTAATGTACACTTCTTGTGGGTACATAATGTTGTCGCGAACGAATTGAGTAGCAACTTCTGTTGGGCCTGTAGCAACAGATACAACGATATCTTTGCGGCTCATACGAACTTGTGGGATTTGACCTTGAGCTAAGTCTTGGTATTGTAAGAAACGACGAGCAAAACCGTCACGGTTAGCTTTCATAGTGATTTCATCAGCGATGGTATCACCTAATGCCGCTAATTCATTTTTGTCATTGAAAGCCGCTTGAACTACTTGACGACGTGTTTCAGCGTTAGCAGTTTGAGTGCTTGCTTCTGTAACGATTTCTTTATCAGCCGCTTGTGCGATGAAAGATGCGATAGTTTGTAATAAGTCAGCTTTGTTGCTTGCGTTGAATTCGCCATTAGCACCGATTAATTTTTCGCTAGAACCTGGACGGCGTAAGCTTGATGCCTCAACGGTTAATTTAAAGTTCTTTTTCATTTTGAATACCTTTAAAATGAGATAATGTGAAAGATTCAGGTTCTACAATTAAATGTGGAACTGTAAGCCTAAGTATGGGCTACCTGCTACTGGTAAACGGGTAACAACCGCGTTCAATTTAGTACCAGTACCTTTAGTAGTGAATAAACCGTTTGCACCTAAGCGAACTTCGATTTGACCGTTTGCTTTTGGTGTCCAGTCAGCGGTTACATCAAATTCTGAAGTTAATACTTCACCTGCAGTGATAACACCAGTTTGACCTAATGCAGTAGTAACGTGAACGCCTGGGCGTTGTTCACCTTGAACCACATAAAGTTCTTCAGCGTTAGGGCTGAAACGGTATAAAACGGTAGCAGTTTTGCCTTTTAATGATGCATCGAAAGTTAATTTGTTTTTCTCTAACTTAGCGTTAGTTGCATCTACAGTAGAAGTGCCTACAGTGATTGCAGTGCCATCAACTTTAACCGCGATGTCTTTGTCAGTGATTGGTAAACGAGTTAGTTCAACGGTGAAAGTTTTTTCATCGATTACTAATTCTTCAACTTTTGGTGCAACAGTAACAGAAGCGATTGCAGAAATTGCAACACCTACAAATACTTCATCAGCAACACCTTCAGATGGTTTAACACGAAGTTCGTTATCTTCGTAAGTAGCAACTAAGGCTGCACCTTCAGATTTTAATACAGCGCCTGCACTTAACTTGCGTTCTGTGCTTGCGTGAATGCGAGTTTGATTTAAAAGTAACATAGTGATTTCCTATATTAGAATAGTGGACGACCATTTAAAATCTTACCAACAGTGCTATTACCTTCTGACTTAACAGAGGCAACAGTAGATTGGCTTGGTTTAAACGGAGCATTTAAGTTAAATGAATTTGTTGCTGCTAAAACTTTGGTTGGTTTAACAGAAGCAACAGTAGATGCTAGTTCGTTACGAACGTCATCTGATTTAGCTAGTAAGTCATTTGTGATACGAGCAACTTCTTCAGCTACATCGTCCACACAATCTTCACACGCTTGTTGTGCTAAGTCTTCAGCAGTTTCTTCAGGAATACCTGCTTTAACTAATGCCGCGATTACTGATTGCACTAAGTGATTGGTGCTGTCAAACATACCGCGATTGATACCTGCTAATGCAAGGGCAATACTTTGTTTTGTACGGTCTAACAATTTAGCAGTTTCTTCAGCTACTTTTTCGTTAGCTGATTGTTCCGCATCTGATGCAACTTGTTCATCTACGTTTACTTCAACTTCTGCTAAATCAAATTCATTTGAATCTAATGTTTTGTCTAAGTCGAAATCTTCAGTTTCAGATACAGCATTTAATGCATCGGCGGTTTGAACGGGTTCTTCTGTTTCTAAGCTAGCGATACAAACGTTACCGCGTAAACATAAAACAGAACTTGCAGTTGCAACGAAAGTAACTTTACCTTCCGTTACATTTTTGAGCTTAACTTTTGCGGTAGTAGTATTTTCAGGATCGCTGACTTCCACTTTTTGACGTGGTGGAATTTCTGCGTCGTTACACGCATTTTCTTCATCTTCAGGTTGTTCAATAGATGTTGGATCTACTGCATCATCTGGAGAAGCAAACGTAATGCTAGAAGCACAAACAGGACAGTGTAAGTGTCCTGTATTATCTTCGCTATGGTTAGCTACTGTTTTGTTGTCCATAATAAGGGTCATTGAACAACCCGGACACTTAACGTGTGCTAATTCAGCGTCGTTTGTTTTAAGAAGGCGACGACCTTGAGAGAAAGCAACCGCTTGACTGCGGAGGTTTTCATTACCTGCACCACAATGAACACAATAAGGAACTTCCAATGACGCCTGCACTGTCATGCGGTTACCACAACATTTGCAAGTGTACGATGCCATTTCCTTATTACGATCTACATTAGGCCCTTTTGATACCAAAATGGCAGATGTAAGTTTCATAATGTGCCTCGTTTGAGATTTAACTAATTTGTACGTTAATTTGTGTCGTACGCTCATAATTACTGTTCCGCAAAACGTGCATATAATACCTTGAGTTTAACCTGATGTTATGGTATTGTAATTATAATAGAGAAACTAACTATGGAGGTAAATATGAAGAAGTTTTTCACACTTATGGGCTTGTTTGTTAGCGTAAATGTTGTTGCGGCTTGCCCTAATATAGAAGACAGTTTAAGTATTCAAGTTATGGATAAATCTGATATTATTCGTGTATGCAACGACCAGTATATTTCCTATTTCAGTAAGGAATGGAAATTGCCAGTAGCCGTTGTTGAAAAACTTGAACGATCTGACTTTAAAGAAATATCAGAACGTACTAATGATTTTAGATTAGATCCGCGAATTGATTACAACTATCAAATTAGCCCTAAGCGTTATACTAAGACTGGTTATGATAAAGGACACCTAAGTGCTAGTTCAAATACGTCTGATGTTGATACAGTATCGGCAACATACTACATGACGAATATCGTTCCGCAGAATCCACAATTAAATAGAGGTACATGGAAAAACATGGAATCTTTTGCTAAGGATCTACGTAAGTCAAACTATCATGCTAGATACGTAATATCTGGTATAATGTTTGATGATTGTAAGGTGAGCCGAAGAAAGGGATTACCAGTGCCAGACCAAATGTTTAAAGTGGTTGCACATGATCGTATTTCAACTGTATTCTTGATTGATAATGTTAAACCTAAATCTCACAACATTATGGACTATACCTCTACATTAGGTGTAGTGAATAGTAGATTGTGTAAAGTGAAGATTAAATTCAATATGGACTAACAGGAGATATAATGTTTGAATTCTTTAGAACTTTATTTAGAAAACCATCTTATGAAATAGAACATAAACAGCGTATCGCAGTGTATAAGTATTATTTCCCTTATGCGGCTTTGGTGCGTGGTGGAGATGTAGCTCATGACTACTTTGTTAAAGAGCTGATTGACTATGTGTATCTTAATACTGGTGTTGAAATAAACCCAGGTGATGTGTCATATTGTAATGATGACCGTTGGAGATATCTCCATAATGGTGCAGATGTTATTAACGTTTATATCGACAACGTTAGTGTAGATGCACGTACAGTTAATGATATCGTTGAATATGCGGACGACTTTTTAAATCGTTTTTCAATATTACATCAGCATGAACATACAGTATGCCCTACAGATGTTCAAGTAGAAGATCTAGATAACGTAGGTACTATAAGCAATTATATTCGTTTTGCTGATCTACCTAGTTTTAAAGAATACAAAACAATACGCCCGGAACAAGTATCAAAATATATGAAGTTTGTTCAAGAACGTGCGAATGAACTCCAAGAGTTAGGTGATGTAGTTCGTATGCGTAAGTTTTGCAATCATTATAGATTCAGATTAGATGTCGATAGTGATCGCGGGTTTAAATGGGTAATAACTTTTTTAGAAGTTGAGCCAATAAACCTTAGTGCTAATTTAAACGGTGCTATTTCGAAGATTGCTGACAATCTAATATGCGATGAATATTTCATTCGTAAATAAATGTAAAATTAAAGGGAGGTACGCCTCCCTTTTTATTTCTTTGAAATAAATAAAAGAGTTTGACAAAACATAAATATCGTGTAGTATGTATATTGTGTTTTGAAAAAGCACACTAACCTTTATTTCCAATTTATTAACAAACGGAGTTAAAATGAAAAAACGTAATCAGATTTCAACGTTAATGCTAACCTTATTAACCAGTGCAGGTGTATATGCAGCCCCGGCATTGAAAAACCCACTCGTATATGACGGTGAAACAGCCGATACTCGTACAGCAGTAGAACGTACAACATACAAAAATAATGTTGTGCCTTCAGTAGTAGAAGGTCCAGGTCATACAGTGATTGGTCAGTCTAACGTTGTTAATGCAACAGATGGTTCAACTACTGTTATTGGTGGTCAAAACTTCGTGGCTGACACAGCTAAAGACGGTAACATCTTTGGTGATGGATCATCAATTACAGGTTATCAAAGCCAAGCAGGTGGTGATAACAACCATTTAATCGGCGAACAAAACAGTGCGTTCGGTATGAACAACCAGATTAATGGTAATCATACACATGCTTTCGGTGGTGGCAATAATGTTACTGGAGATCAATCAACAGCAACAGGTCATTATAACTTAATCACTGGTCATAATGCAAGTGCGTTCGGTTATGATAACAAAGCTCAAGCTAACGAAACAACAGTGGTAGGTCATCAATCTGTTGCTAGTGGTTTAAATGCAAGTGCATTTGGTTCTAAAGCAACAGCGTCTGGTGAAAGTGCATTAGCATTAGGTACTGGTGCAAACGCTACCGCAGATAGTACAGTAGCTATTGGTAACGACAGTAATGCAACAGGTAAAAGTTCTGTAGCAGTTGGTGAATCTACCAATGCAACTGGTGTATTTGCAACAGCATTAGGTGATAGTTCTACCGCAACTGGTAACCGTACAGTGGCAATCAGTGTGGATTCACGTGCTAAAGCTGACGAGTCAGTTGCTATTGGTTCAGCCTCAACTTCAGAAGGTATCCGTTCAATCGCGATTGGTGCTAATGCGACAGCAACTAATGAAAGTGCGACAGTAGTTGGTACTCATTCAACCGCAGATATTCGTGGTACTGTAATCGGTGCTGAATCTCAAGCGTATAATCATGGCTTTGCAGGTGGTTATCAAGCTAAAGCATCTGGTGAAAGTTCAACAGCGATTGGTGTTCGTGCTAATTCAACTGGTTTAAGTACAATCGCAATCGGTAGTGATAGTGTTGCTAATAACAAGGCGTCCACTGCTATCGGTCAAGGTGCAACAGCAGACGCAAGTTATGGTGTGGCATTAGGTAAAGCCGCGACTGCTACACATGGTTCAGCAGTAGCATTAGGTACAGCGACCACAACAGAGCAAGCAGTGTCAGTAACAGAAGCAACCGTTGGTAAACTAACTTATGGTGGCTTTGCAGGTACAGATGCAACTGCGGTAGTTAGTGTTGGTAAGAAAGGCGACCACACTCGTCAAATTATCAATGTTGGTGCAGGTGAAATCAGTGCAACTTCAACAGATGCAATCAACGGAAGTCAGCTTTATGCAACACAAGATGTTATCAATAACGTGGCAGGTAGTGTAACTAATGTATTAGGCGGTAACGCTCAGGTTGATACTAAAGGCAATATCACTATGACTGACATCGGCGGTACTGGTGAAAACACCGTGCATGATGCAATCAAGTCTCACACTGACAAGATTACTGCTAATGCGAAAGGCGTAGCCGATAATGCTAAAGGCGTAGCCGATAACAGTGCTAAGATTGCTGATAATGCAAATGGTATCGCAACCAATAAAGGTAATATTGAAACTAATGCTAAAGCGATTGAGACCAATGCAAATGGTATTAAAGCAAACGCAGATCATATTGCTAAAGTAGAAGCGAAAATTCCAACTGTAACCGCAGGTAAAAATACAACCGTTGATGTAACTGTAGACGCAAATGGTAAAGCAACCTACACTGTTAATAGCAAAGACTTTGAACCTGAAATCAAAGCTAACGCTGAAGGTATTAAAGCCAATGCAGAAGCTATCAAAGAAAATGCTAAAGGTGTTGCAACCAACGCAGAAGGCGTTAAAGCTAATGCGACCGAAATTAAAGAAGTTGCAAAAGAAGCACGTCGTCATAGTGTTGTTAAAGGTGGTAAAAACACAAATGTAACCCAGACTACTGGTTCAAATGGCGAAGCAGTTTATACTGTGGACACCAATGTAGATCATTTAGCTACTAAAGATGAACTTAATGAAGTTAAAGGTGTTGCAAAAGTTAATGCAGGTAACATCGCACGTAATGCAGGTGCTATTAAAGCTAACGCAGAAGGCATCCGTGCTAATGCACGTGCTATCGGTAACTTAGATCGTAAGATCCACAAAGTTGAGAAAAAAGCTCGTGCAGGTGTTGCAAGTGCAATCGCAGTTGCTAACATCCCACAAGTAACTTTACCAGGTCATAGTGCAGTAGGTGTAGGTGTTGGTGGACATGCAGGACAACACGCAGTAGCCGCACGTTATACTCGTATGAGTGATAATGCTAAATGGATTATTTCAGGTTCTGTAGGTGTTACTACTCAACGCGAAGTGAACTATGGTGCAGGCGTTACTTTCCAATGGTAGTATGTAGATATACATCTATGTTAAGTGTTATTTTAATTAGTCTAGGGTTAGGTATGCTACTGACCCTAGCATTTGTATAAACATGAGGTACAAAATGAAGAAATTATTAGTAATCGCAGCAGTTGCATTATTAGCAGGTTGTTCAAACTTATCAAAAGTTGATGACCAGGGTCATACAGACAATCCAGTATGGCCTGAAGTCAAGGACGTAACTTTCAACCACGATGGTGAACAAAAAGGCAGTCATGTAACAAAAGAAAGCCTTGAGTTAGTGAGTGTTGGTATGAACAAAGATCAAATTTATAATCTACTTGGTCGTCCACACTTTAAAGAAGGTTTTGTGGTTCGTGAATGGGATTACTTGTTCAATAGCAACGGTACTCAATGCCAATTCAAAATCTTATTTGATAAAAACATGAATGTTGGATCAACATTATGGAATCCAACAAATTGCGTTAAATAATAAATAGGGAGGTTTGACCTCCCTTTTTTATTCTTTGTGTATAGTGTTTTCTTTAAGTATTATATAAAAAGAGTTTGACAAGCTTACGGGATATGCTATAATGTACACATAAAGTTAAACAATAGCTTAAACATTCAAACAAAGCATAAGTTGATGAACCAGAGGAGAACGTTATGTCCAATCAAACAGAAGCTGAATTAAAAGTAGTAGCAATCATCACCTTATATAGAATTTTAGAATTAACCCCGAATGACCCACACATTGTATCTGCCATGAAGAAACTTGAATGGGACGTCATTAAAATGTATAACCTGAAACCTAACGAAAGTGTTGTAGTATCAATTAAAGGTTCCGACTATACTGTTGAACGCAACGATTTCGATAGACTATTAATCTCAACCAACTAACCCCAATACGGAGTAAATTATGAAAAAACTACTATTAGCCTTAGCCATCGGTACAGCTATCAATACAGGAGCCAGTGCGGTAACGTGCGGTGAAAATCAACAACCAGACTATACCAATAGTTATTGTGTAGATGATCCGCAGGCAACAACCACTTATTCAAACATATACGATGTTTATAAGGACCTTACGCCTGAAGAACGTGAAGAAGCGATGAAAGAAAATTGCAACGGAATGTACCAATTATTTATATCAAACTTAATCGCGGTACAAAAGTATGCAACATTAACATGCGACGCAGCCTGCAAAGTACAAAGATCTAGTTTCTTACCACTAGGTGCATTGTCAAAAGGTGAGGGTTTAGACCTTAAGATGTTTAATGACAAATTAAGATGGATAGCAAAAGCGGTTATGGAGAAAGATCCAGAGATCACAAGTGGCGACTCAATTTACTTTGACTTTATGAAAGTGTGCCGCGCCCATGATAATACTATATTAGATATTTTCCAACGTCTTGTAGATAAACAGTTCGGCGGAGATGTAAACAAATTTCTCAAATATGTAGAAGCTCTACAACCCCGTGGATAATCCACACAACATTAACACTCAAAGGTAATAGGAGAACCAGATGAAATTACCAGTTCATATCTTAAATAAGCTACGTTCAATCGAAGAAGAGATTCGTCAAATACTGGACGAGTATGATTGCAACAGAACGTACTTCTTGCAAGGCACACCAAAAGATGTATCAACACTTGCCAAGATGTTAAGCAAAAAAGATATTCCAAATGAAGTAGTAAACGACCACGTTATCAGTTTTGAACCTGAGGTGTACTCAAAAGTTATGAGCCTCGTTGAACGTGGTAAAGAGTTAGGCAAGATAAATGGCTTTGTACTAACGCAAGACGAAGAAGTTATTTTCAATGAGTCTATGGTTGAAGAAGAAGGGACCAATGTATATGAAGACTTATATAATTTCCTAGTTGGATTTAAACCAGGTAAAGGTTATAAAGAAGAACGCAATAACATTATTGCTAAACTAGATGAAATTTATGAAGATAACGGTTTCACGAAAAAACTTAAAACAATTCGTGGCTTATTGCATGAGCTAGCCGAAGTGAGTGTTATCAAAGGTGCAGACCTAGAAACATTACAGATCCATTATGAAACGTGTGGTATCTAAGGAGGTACACAATGACAATCGAAATCCAATTAACAGACTTCCAAAAAATTGTAGTATCAGAAACCGAATTTGAAGGCAAAGCTTATGTTGATGTACGTCGCTTTTACCGCACAAAAAACGGACCTGAATGGAGACCAACACAAAAAGGTATCAGTATTCCAAAAGATCCTGTTGTGTTGAAACAAGTACGCCGTGCAATTAAACAATGCGAGGTTGTATGTTAGCAGAAGTAGATATGGAAAGACTTATGTTGTCATTCAACCAAATATTCGGAAGTAGTCAGAATGACCTAAGCGATGATAAGCAAGACACGTTAGAGGTGAAAAATGAATATCAAGAAAGCATACAAAGTGGGAAAGAAACTACGCAGTGCAGATGATCTTGAAGTAACGTATAAACGTGTTCCTAAAGAACGATATGCACGTGTCGATAACCCAAACCTAATCAGAGCTAAAGTTAAAGGCGGTTCAAGCATACACAAATGCGAGATTATGTGGGTGGGCAAAAACTTTAAAGTATATTGTGATTGTGCAGACTTTAAGTACACGTTCTATAAAGCAATCAATGAAGTAGGAGCTTGCACTAAACGTATCGAGTTTGATGGACAAAGTGCAGGTACTGGTAGAATCAGACATATTGATGAACCAGGTTTATGTAAACATTTAATCGCATTAGTAGATGCATTAAGAGAAGACAACATTTTATAAAAGGAAAACATTATGTTATTAGGTGAAATTGAAGTACGTGGTCAAAAATTAGTATTCGACAATACCAATCAACCAATGGATCAGTTAAAAGAATTATTGATTGAAGGCTACAAACTGGTAGAGCCAACCAAAGATCGTGTTGGTGAGTATAAAGCACCGCTTAATTTTAAAGCTAACATTGAAATCGACGGTGTTAAATACACTAAAGGCATTGATGTAATGAACAAGTTAATCGAACTTGAAAGCCTTAAAGGTACTGATTTATTACCGGGATTAGTGGTGGCAGGTGCTGAACGATTAACAGGTAACACTGGATTAGGTTCTGTTGGTGGATATTATACGGATGAAGCCCCTAAAGCAGTAGGCGAAGAAAATGTACCTGATGTTCAATCGACTGGTCATTATTATGCACGTCCGGAATTACAATCAGTGTTTAGTGCGGTATTAGAAATCAAGTCAGTTGAAGGTGTATTGAAAGACGACAGTATTATCAAGTCATTCAAAAATGGAACAGTACGAGTTGGATCTGAAAAGCTAGACGCTGATGTAGCATTAGAAGCAATTCGTTTCCATGCAGAACAACACAATATCGCAGAAATCAATGGCGTGTTGAGCATGCGACTAATTGACCCTGAAGGTGATGAAATTGACGGTAACCCGATGTTTAAGTTTAACAACGTGGCAGAACTTCAAATGTTGCTTTACCTAATCCAAGGTCGTAGCCGTGCATCTATCACTGAATTTGTAGACGCAAATAAACTGGTGTCCCGTTTATTGAACGTTCGCAAACAAGACTTAGTTGGTTTAGTGGTAAAAGACGCGACCGTAGTGGTAACATTAGATGGAAATGTAGCAGTATTCACTGTTCGTAATAACGTGTTTAGTGCGGAAGAAATCACTGAATGGGATATGGATATTGACCTAACCAAAGTTGATAACTTTATTACCTGGTATGATACAATCAAGGTATTACATGGTGCAGGTGCTCAAGTAAGTGTAGTCGGTGGTGCTATCAGTTGCTATGACCTCGATAAAGATGATATCGTTGAAATTGAAAGCGTTGCCCAGTTACGTGCTGAAAGCAATAAACGTAGACAGCGTATTATTGACGAAAGCGAAGGTGAGCTTTTAGAATTAGCAGATCAACTTGAAGATATGGCAACACGTATTCGTGAAGTTGTAATGCCAACATCAGAAGAAGACGCTGAAGAAGAGTAATGGAATATGGGGACTTCGGTCCCCAATTTAATATACGGAGCAGTTATGAAAAAGATGATGTTTTTAATGCTAATGACGATAACAACCACCCCGAGTGTGTTAGCGTGTGAAATGAACGGTATCAAATGTAGTGCATTAGACTTTAAGAAAATAGATGCACAATATGAAATACAAGATATTTGTGAACTTTCATTCCACGATAGTATCGTACCATTAACAATGATGGCTCGTAAAGACGGTTGGCGTGCCACTGAAGAATGGGCAACACGTTTAAACAAGAACATCAAGCCTGTCATTCCATACGTTAAAGGTGCTATTATGAATGGCAATAAGGTAAACAAAATGGATAAAGTTGCGTCTAACTGGTGGTCAGTATGCAACAATAAGATTAATGAACTAGCTAAAGTCTGGGGGCAATAATGAAAGTTAATATTGATAAGTATGTAGAGGCATTTAAGAAAGGTGCCCCGAAGCTAAATGTTAAAGCTAAAGATGCGGCACTTTCTGAAGAAGAAGAGACCATTATGAATGAAATCGCAGTAGAAATGCGTCGTCTACAAGGTATGAAGTTATCAAAAATGCTGACGCCTCTACGAGATAATCATAATATTCTGGTTACAAGTGTCGATCTCGATAAGTTAAAATTAAGTGCGGCAAATAAAATACGGTTCTACTTAGGTTGTCGTATTAAGCAATTACCTGTTAGTATGCAAGGCAGTCGCAATACATTGAAATTGATACATAATACAACACAAGATCATGTCGTGTTGAACATTATGGGAACTATTCATAAAAGCATTAAAAAGTTAGGTGGATAATATGAAACGATTATTAAATGGTGTATTAGGTGAGCTTATTCTAATGCTCATCGTGTGTGGGATAGCCCTACTTTGTGTTGAGATCGTCCCGAACATTAGTATCAAAGCTATGTTGAGATTGTTCTTCCTATCATGTATTGTGTTAGAATTGCTAACAATGATCTGGATTACAATCATGGCACGTAAGAAATTCCCAAATGATTGGATGTCCCTAATATACCCTGAAAAATGATGTTGCATACGTTGTCAGGTTGTGTTATAATATGCACATATAAACAAATAGCATATTGATGAATAGGAGGATATTATGCTAGTTACTAAAAGACAATTGTTACGTTTACGCACAACAAAAGAAATCAGTGCAAGACTAATAATGGAAATTTATAATTTCACGCATGACAAAAAACGCACCCTTATACCAAATGGGCAAATTAAGGAGATGCATTATGAAGTGCAACCAGTAGAACTTGAACACTTCAAAATTCAAATACAGGGGATGTAGCTATAAATAAGAAAAGCCAGGTTTAACTGGCTTTTTTAATCTTTATTTACAACATATTTTACGCACTACTTTCTCAAGAACTTATCTACCTTGTTCTCTTCTTTTAAAGTGATATCTTGTTTAGCACGGGTATCATAATCTTGAACCGCATTAGAATTGTCATAGTCTAATATCCCGATTGCCTCGTTGTTGATATTCACCACATAAGCTAAATCAGACATTAAGTTGCGCAACGTAGGGTGCACCGTTGGCTTAGTACGTAGATTCAATATATAAATGAACTTCGGTAATGAAGCCTGCATAGCAACAAACGTTGAGGTCATCAATGGACTATTCAACACGTCTTTTTGATTTAACGTAGCGATCAACTCAGTTACTTCTTCCCGAATTGATACTGGTAAGTTTGCCCAATACCACGGATGGAAACCGTGTGCAATAAGCGGTAGAGTGCTTTCAATATGTACGCTACGATGGCGTTGTAGATCACGGAATGAACCATAGTCTAGTTTAAAGCAGAACAATTCAGTTCCTAACAGTGTATCAGGTACTTTGTTGATGTTTGTCCATACTTCTGCATGTTTAACGTTACATTTAGATTTATCCCGAGTAATAGCGTTTTCATATACTGGTGGCTCAATAACATTAGGCACCTGTGTAAGTGCTTTACGGTCTTCCCAATGTAAGAACCATTGTTTACGTAAGTGTTTAGGTTCTGCCATTAAATCAGGGTAAACTTGCTTGATAGCCTTCAATATTTGATAACCTTCTTCACGAACTACACCGATTGGGTGATATTGTGCGATACTATGAAGTTGGGTGGCAAACTGTCTGAAACTCATTGTAACCGCTACATTAGTACGAGAAGTTACTGGTAATAAGCCGCGGGCAATATCGAACGCTTTAAGTTTAGAGGTCTTAACATCTAAGCCTTTCTGTTGGAAATCAGACACCAGTGTATCAAATGCACGTTTATAGATATCTAACCATTTAGCATGGGCAGTACCGTCATTGAATACATCGCCAGTAGATTGACCGCCGTTGAATGTATTCTGTTCATTAACAAAGTTGATATATCTACTACTTGTTTCCTGACCGCTGAATAATGGGTTATCTTCTAGTGCTTTTGCTGTTAGCATAGTAATGCCTTCACAATAAACTGTAATAACACCACAATCCCCGATACTTTCATGACCATACCCGATATAATACTTGTTTAACGATTCACGTAATGCATCTTCATCAAGATCCTTAATTCGGTCTTCTATTGAAGTAAATGAACGGCTATAAAAAGCCTGTGCCATAGCATTAACATCAGGTGTTTTAATGGGGTTTACTACTACTTTCATTAGATCTCCTTGATTGTGCAACTCATATTGATAACTTGCACGAGTTTGTTAGTTTGTTTAGAACGATAATAGAATTGGTTAGTTTTCTCTGAGAACTCTACTTTACCAGTAGACGTGTCATCAAGCGTTTTGACGTCGTATTGATAACACTCAATATGCGATGGACTGTTATAACGTGTAACCGCATCAAACGTAGCGTCTGTACATGATGCCAAGAAGCTTGCTATTATTACAGCGATTACGAGTGCAACTGCCACTCTTACTGATCTTTTATTCATCAAACACCTCACTAATGAAGTTATCAAGCGTTTGACGGAAGACGCTATCTTTACGTTGCTGAATCTCAGGCAACTCATTGTATGGTACTAAACAAGGGTGTTCTTTACGTTCAAAGTCCTTAACAGGTCCATATTTCCACCCGTCTTGTCGTTTGAAATAGCACCAGTTGTTATGTTGCTGTTCCGGAGTACAATTAGGGTTATCCAGTACATAGTAAACTCCATCTAAAATAGACTTGGTAAGGTGTTCACTTAACTCAGGTATAAATTCACCTGTTTGTTGTTGGATCTCTTTATTGGCTTCGTGGATAGATAATACCAGTCTGCTTTGTAGTTCGTTTGAAGTTTTAAGCTCTTCTTTGAACTTGGCATAGCGTTGAGTTCGTTTAATGTGTGCCAGTATGACGGCTAACATTGCTTCTACACTATTAGAAGAATCAATTACTGCTAAGTTATGACGGTCAGCAATTTGCTTATACGCATTATGCCGGCGAGTTATTACGTCCATATCAGTAACTTCATAACGGTCTGTTTCAGCACGCTCTACAATGCGGGCATGTGCTACATCAGGTGGTACGCTTAACACGAAGATATGTGCATCTAAATTGAGTGTCTTACGTACAAATTCGTGGGTAATTGCATCTTTAATACGATAGAAACTAGGTTCTATACTATGTTGGTAAACCATCGTGCTAAACACTGACCGGTCCACGATATAGACGTAGTTATCGTCGTCTTCTGCTTTAGCCAGTGTACGAAGTGTTTCACTATTAGAAGCACTAAATAAAAGCAGTGCAGTGAGCTCGGAAATGTTACCATTCTTCACTATTGGACGAACTACTTGTCCAACAACGTTTGAACCGGGTTCTTGTAGGATACGAACCACCTTATTCAATGAAATGAAATGTTCTTCTAGTGCTTTTGTGACCGTTGATTTACCAACAGCGTCTGCACCTTCTAGGATAATAATCATGCGTCTTCCTTATTAAATTTTGTTGTTTAATGCCTTGATTTCAAGTTCCAACATATCTAAATATCTGGCAATTAGTAGGTCTGCTGTAACATCACCTAGTTTATTGTCGTTTCGATACGTATTGATGTGGTCTATATAAGAACTACACATTAACCGGGAGTCTATTTCATCAATAGACATGCCCCATGTGTTTGTCAAGCCGGCTTGCGTTAAAGCATTAGGTTCTTGGATAAAACCAATAACCGCTAAACTTAGTGCATAATTAAAGCCTGTATCAGCCTTAATATCGAAATAAATAGGGCATTTATCACGTTTCTTCACTATTTCTAGCTGTTCTGGGGTTAATTCTGCAACAACAATACAGAAATCAGTACCGAACACTTCTGTTTCATCAAAATGGTTAAGAATCTTGACACTTGGTGGTATCTGGGCATTTTCAGGTATTTGTTCTGTGTATAGCATTTAATGCTCCTGTGTTTCCTGTGTTTCCTGTGCTTGTTCAATGACAGCACTACCTTGAATGGCGGCGTCAATATTGAGTTTAATAATAGGCGTAATGAAGTTATGCGGTTGTCGCGAGTTACATAGCTCTACTATACGATGTGTGTAGTGTAGTCTAAACTTGATAACCTTTAGACTTAGTTTTGTGCTAATTTGCAGTGCCTCTAACCACTGAACCGGGATATCGTGTGCGGAACGTGCTACATCACGTAAGTCTTCCAGTGTATCGTTAGGATATTCATCTGCAAATATAGCGAATTTGTCTATTTCTCGCAGTTCTTTACGCTGTTCTTCCGTTAAGTCAATAATAAAGACGTTAAACTTGGCTTCTTTAACTTGGTTTAATACATGGTCGTATATTCCAAGTCTAGCACGGTCGTCTAACGTACGAACATCATCATATGAGATATATAGCATATTATTCGTCCATATTGACTTCTTCTACGGGTTCTGGTGCATCAGATACATTATGTTGTTCTACTTGGAAAACCTCACCAGTTAAAACGTGTACGGCACGCATTTGAGCAAGTAGAATCTGTTCAATAGCCGCACGAACATCAGCGGGATCACGGTTTAAGTAAATAAGCGTGTTAATGGCTCGTGCAAAGTGTAGTTTCAACTTAAAGATATCAAGGTTGCCACTGTTGAAGCCTAAACGCACTGTTTTAATAGCGAATGCATCTAATTGAGCTACTTCTAGCGATAAGTTGAGGTATTCTTTAAAGACACTGTTGTTGAATAGGTCTTCAGGCTCTACATTATCCTGATCTTGCATGATAGGCATTGTAATTGGGCAAGGATCGATGGTTTTAATGGTTTCAAACTGTTCGCGAGTTAAATTGTGGATAAAACAAGCGTAGAATGGTGTCTGACCAGTTTCACGCAGTTCTTTAACCATTTCATCGAACTGTACGTTAGAACGAATGAGTTTTAGTTCTGGGTGTTGAGATTGAACATAATCAGCGAAGTGATCGAATTTGGCATAGTTGCCGATAACATAAAGCATAGGTTCTCCTATTGTGTTGTTTAAATGTTTATGCTATTTACAGGAATATCTGGATGTATTATTAGAAGTGTGTTGGTGGAAATCTGATATGGAAAGTGAAAATATGAGGTATGCAGATTAAAGTGGGTAAATGTACGCTAGATGAAGAATCGTGTCTGGAGATGGGTAGTTATGATACACCGTGAGCTTGCGGCATACCATAACTATACACCTAGAATGGTGTTATTTCGGGGTTAATGAATTGGAGTATCGTCAAAATCATCAAGGTCATCGTAGAAATCAACTACCCCAAATGCATCTACATAGTCTTGCCAACGTGTTCCATACATAGAGCTGTCATACCATGTTTGGTAATTGTTCAAAATATGCTGTGGTTTAAATTCAGGTATCTTACTAGGTTTAGCTAAAGGCATTGTAGATAGACCCTCTAGGAACTGTTTTGATATAGTATCAATATTGAAGTCATTACCTTCGTTAGCATATAGAATACTAACATAAGCACGAATGTAGTTCCATAGAAAACGCAATTCCGGGAATGTTAGTGAAACAGGCTTGAAAGTAGGGTTATATAGTTCGTATAACTGTCTAGCGTATGATTTAGTCTTTAAGTCAGCCAATATACTCGTATTAAGCATAAGTAGCTCGCCACGTAAATCAAGAGCACCTACTTGAATTGGAATAAAAGCGTCCATAGTAAGTGTAAGCACGAAATAGTCTTTTGGGGCTTTATCTTTGGTTGGTTTAAACTTTGAATTGAGTACATAACCGTTGCTAGTAAAGATTATTTCGTCTAAAAGTTCAAATTGAATATGCTTTTGAACGCAGTCTCGCCATTGGCATTTAAATTCTTTTAATACATCTTTCGGGATTTCTATAATCATATGTTTCTCCTATTTAATGTGTCTAGATGACGTTCTGGTGAAAATTTTTGGCCGTTCACAACACTTTTTTTGAACGTATTTCGGGAACTAGCCAGTTTAGTGTATCAACCTGGTACCTCGACGTATTAGATCCCCACCTTTACCAATTTCATTATGTAACTGTTTTGCACTTAATACATAATTGTGAACATTGGAATTTGGTAAATTTGGAATTTGCGGTAGCGGTGGGAGAGCGTGGTTAGATATTGGTATATCAGTTGAAATCTTGCTAGTGATCTCTGCCTCTATGCCGTCTATGCTAAGCATTGTTCTATCTAGTTTAAATGTCTTTCTAATTCTAACTCCATCATGTTCTATGCTACTCCACGGTATATTATTAAAAGTTACGCTAGGGTTACTTCTAACAGGTGCATTTCTAATGAAATCTAGCTGTTCCTGTGTTATATTTAAGAGCAATACATCAATTAAATTGGCTTCTATTCCTTGTAAGGTGTATGTTGCAATAGATTTATAGTCATTCTTATCAAGGTTCAGTCTTCTAGGTGCTTTGTAAGTCATCCATAATCGTCTTAAAGCTCTACGTAGGGACTTATATCGTGTATCTTTGTTTAGGATATCACAGATGTCCTTATTTAATGAATATTCAAAAGGACTTTCATTAAATACCTTTGACTTAGGGTTAATTTTGCATGGTTTAAACTGAAATCTTAAGTTGATAGTCTTAATGAAGGTTTCTAACTGTTCATACGTACCTGGGATGCCATTTGTATGAAGTAGGTCATATAAGTACATTTTAGGGTCAGAATCAAAGAAACTACACTTAATGTTCTCACGTTTAAGCAGTTGTTTTATTATAGTAGGGTAACATGACTTTATATCATAGTTTATATAGTCTGGTGTTAATGCGTCTTTAAGCTCAGATTTTAGATTAACAAACCCCAGATCATCATACATTCTACCATGTTTATCGACAAAATAGGTTAAATAGACCTCTATTTTTAAGTCTTTAATGGAAGAACCTTGTACAACACGCCCTTTGTTTAAACATTCGGATAAAAATTTATTGTATGCTTTGTGATAGATGGCTTTCTTATACGGGCTCATTAAGCTACAAATAGATTCGTGATATTTTTCAGCATTCCCGAAGTCTAATAATAGAGGTTCTTGGCTGTTAATACGAGCTTTATATAGAACGTTTATTGGGTTCTTTTGTTTTGCATTATGTATTTGAGACACCACAATAGACGGTTTATTTATAGCATTACGAGCATAGTTTTCCATTATTTGATCTTCTAATGAGTATTCTCTTATTTTACCTGAGTCTGTGGTATAGATATTGTCATATTTCAGCATTATATCTTTAAATAAGTCTAAAATATCATCATGGAACTTGAATTTGGTGCATTGAGACGTTGTATTGCAACCATGTTTCACTTTTAATATCATACTAAGAGCTTTAGCAGATCTTAGGGACATAATTCCTTTACGACCTCTATTCAGATTATATTTACTGGTATATTGGGAATAAAATAAAAGGTCAAAACGTTTTCTAATATCCGGATGAGCTAATGGAATTGATATCCAATAGTTATGGTTAGCTCCGTGTTTTGAGAAGGTACAGTTAAAGAGATGTGCTAAAAAGTGCTGTACTTGGATCAAATGGCGGAGTTCTTGCTGTGGTGTCCAAGAATAGTTAGCTTTTTGGGATTTAAATAGACAAAAACGGTGAATTTGTTTTGCAATCGTTTTTACTTCGTTGATAAGCTCTTTGCTTTGTTGAAGGTGGTGTTGAATATACATATTGTTGCCTAAATTGGGTAGGTGATGACTAATTGTTATTGGCAAGATACAAATATAGACTATGTATAATCTATAACCAATTAGCCACCACCAGATTGTGAATATATCAACATAGGTTCGCGGGCCTACATTGATCCCACTATGAGTTTACATAGTGCTTTTAATTACAAACTTTCATAATATCTTTTAGAATAGATAGATGTTCATCACTCAATTCACTAGTCTTTGGTGGTATAAGGTGCCCAACGTAAAAGACTTTTGCTTCTTCTAGCATACCTCCCATTGTTTGGCTTGCCCATTCATCAAGCGACATTCCGTCAAAACCTGGCATATCATCTTCCATGAAGTAATGTTGTACCCATAACGCTTTTAATAAGGCAACATCATACTTGTCTTCAACACCAAATGACTCGGGATTATACAAAAGGCGCTCAATTTCAGGGTCTTCTACTATATTATGCTTCTTATACTGTTTTGTTATGTACTTTACTACCTTATCTACATTAATCGGGGTTTGTAACAAATCTCTCATATTATCACATCGTAATTAAACTTGCATTATATTAACATTAACCTACAGGAGGAACTATGGATATTATGCAATACGTTGATCCCGCTTGGATCTTCATTAAAGAAGTATGTAATTGGCTTCTTAACTCAGGTTTACCAATTAACGTATCTAGCTTTGTGTTAGGTGTTATTTGTTGTCCATTATTGTTGTTTATCAGAGCACGTCGTGATACACACTGGGATAACAGTAACATGACTAATATGTACCGTTTAATTGCACACGTGGCGGCGCATCCTAGTGATTTTGCTTATATGCAATATAGCGATGGGCGTAAACCGTTCTGGTATATTAAATGCGATGAACTTAGTGACGTTGTTAATGTTCGTCCACCAGAACTTAAAGATAAAAAGTAGTCTCTACTTAAATAAAATACACCGAAACCAACTAAGGAATCGGGGTATTTTTATGGTGCATAGCACTACACCACTTTAGCAACAATTAACGTCTCCAGACAGCGTGTATAAGCAACATACTTAACGTTCTCTATTTGATCTGTCTTATCAGTAAACCAATCACAAATAACCGCAACGGTAGGTGCCTCTCGTCCTTTAAAAGAGTGTACTGTTTCGAGTTGTATATCAGATTCAATTCCACTCATTTCTTCTAATATTTCCATTAAATGATGACGATCATACACTTTAAGGATCTTAATCAATGAAAGTAAACCCTTAGCTAACTCAGAACGTTCAGCGTCTTTATCAGCTACTATTGCGTTAAGTGTTCTCTTAAACTGATTAAAGTTGTATGTTTTTATCGTACTCAACAAGTTGAACAATCCTCGTATGATTGGCGTACCTTTTAAGCTACTATGTATATCTTGGTTGAATAATGTAGCCCAGACTGTTATTAAAACAGAGTTCTTTTGAGATATGATGACGTCTGGTTTATGTATCATAATGCCATTAAGTATATCCTCTAATGACACGCCTTTAATTTTCTTAACAACGCCACCTTCATTGAATGAAATGCCTTCACTAGCGTCTATATTAGTATTAACGAATTTCATTACACGAGATGGGCATCGGTACGTGGTGGACAGCGTATAGACGTCTTCAGCTAAATCAGCAAGACTTTCTATTGCGTTAATAGCACCCCGGAAGCCAAATATAGCTTGTTTTGAATCGCCGACGCCTATAAACTGACAGTCATTAGCGGCTACAATTTGTCGTACGATATTAAGCTGTTGGACATTAAGGTCTTGTAGTTCGTCCACCAACAATAGGTCGATATTGCTGTTCTTGATATAACCATAACGTACAGGATAATCACACATATCGTCAAAGTCAATACTATGCGCCTTATCACATAAATCCCCGATTTTCTTTAAATGAGATCCATATTTCTTTAAATCAGACTTTGATACAAACAAACGTACGATTTTATCCACGTTCTCATACTGACTGTCAGCGTTAAGCACGTATCCAATACCACGAAGTCGGGTCGCTAAACTAAATAGCTTATTGCGGACATCATAATCAAAGCCATGTTTCTTAGCATACGTTTCAACTATACCCCAGACTTTAGCTGTGTTAATGTTTTTCTTCTTCGGGAACGTTGTATAAGCGTAACTGTGAAAGGTATTGATGTTCACGTTAATACCCATCTTTTTAGCACGAGCTATATTAGCGTTAGCAATATCCCGGTTAAAACTTAGCATTAGTGCGTTCTTTGGTTGAATACGTTTAATGAGCTCGAATAACACTGTTGTTTTTCCACTACCTGCGTCCGCATTGATAATCATGTTCTTATGTTTGTTTTCAAATATTAGGTTCTGTTCTTTACTCCATTCCATACTTATACCTTGACATCTTATATTGTTTTTGCTAAACTAGGATTTACAAATAGTTAAAATATAGGAGAAAACTATGACAAAAGAATCATCGCCTCTATCACGACCAGTGTTCCGTTCACTTATTATAGGGATGGCATATGGAATGGATATGCGTCCGCAAAAGTTATGCGATATGGCTAACAACGGTGTAAATGAACAACAAGCTAAAGAACTGATTGAGAAATACAGACAACTTGGCTTTGACATTATCGAACAACGTTTTGGGGGCATTCATGAAACGAATCCTGTTAAGTAACGGCAGTCTATTGTCCACGGCATTAACTATTGCCAACATTAAAGACATAGACTATATTTATTTGGTTAATCATGGGCAACCTAACCTGAATGAACAGTATAACAACTTGACTTCGGCGGTTGCAAAACTTAGTATGCCTTATCCATTGGTAAACTATCAGATCCTTAAATGCGTAGAGCTTGATAAAGCTAAACTATTAGGTGTTATGGCGGTTGCAATAGATAAAGCTATGGAGCAATTTGAAAATGAAGAAATTGAATTTATTCTGGCAGTATGCACGGATGATATTATTACTATTGGCGATGACGACTATTTCGTTAATCTGGCTCGCCTTTGTCGTGCTACTACTGGTTCTACCGTTAAAGTAAGTTATCCATTCTTAGAAAAAGATATGGATAAGGCACGTGCTATTGAATTCGCACTTTCTAAACTGAATACTTATCTAAATGAAGGTTGTTATGGTGCTACACCTGATGTGTTATGGGCATCCGCAACTGAAGAACAAATTTCCTTATATGGAGGACGTAATGATTAAACACATTGTTGTCGGGGCGGGTTATGTGGGATTACCACTCGCAGTATATTTAAAAACATTAGGTGAAGACGTTGGTATTATTGATGTTGATCCAATTAAACTAGGTATCATATCACAAGGGAACAACCCATTAAAAGGTGAACCATTACCACAAGGCTATATGCCAACTATTAGTACCTATGGTGAGGGTGATGTTTATTGGGTGTGCGTACCAACACCTTCAACTGATAGTGGTGTGAACCTTGATTACATCTTCGATTGTATGAATAAGATTCAACAACATGATCCGGAAGCACTTGTTATTATCAAAAGCACAATACCACAATCAGCATTAAAGAACATTATTGCTATTTATAAAGATATGCACATTGGTTTTAGTCCGGAGTTTCTTGTTCAAGGTGCAGCCTACGCTAACATGAAAGATACTTCAAGACGATACTTAGCATTAAACGGTCATCACAAACATCTGCCATATATTAAAGAGCTGATGTGTTTTGAACTAATAGACATCAATATTGCTTGTCATATTAAGACATTAGCTAATAATCTACTTGCGACACGTCTTCAGTTAATCAATACTTATGCTCTTAGCGTATGGCGAGACACTGTATTAACTGGTTTACCTGATATGCGATTATCCCCACATGAGGCACACACTATTATTTGTCAGATGTTGAATAAGGTAGGTGCTGACCCTCGTATTGGTACTGACTACTTAGATGCGTCTATCGGTTATGGCGGATCTTGCTTAAACAAAGATCTACAAAACAGTGCAAACGCATTATGGTGTTCTGGTTATATGACCGATTTATATAATGCCAATAAAGAAACAATCTATGCTTGGTACAATAACATTCGTCAATATGTTGAAAATCTTAATAAGCTCAAAATGGACGACATAAAGTTGCAACCAGTAGATACAATCTACCTAGTTGGTTCCGGGTTCAGTGCAATCACTAAAGATACACGCAATAGTCCGACATCACAATTTAAAGACTTGCTGACCGCTCATTTTACGGTGCATATTGTAGATGAACTACCACTATTCATCAGACAGAATGAGCTAGTTATTAACTGTCGTGGTGTGCGTAAACTACCTTGCGGTCCACGTTTCATTAACTTAGTCTTCCAAGCGGAAGGTGACTATGAATAACATCGTTAATCAACTTGTTAAGAGTCGTAATGCTTTGTTCCGGGATTGTTGTGTACTCGTCCCGGAGTATCAATATGACTTATGGTATCGTTATCGTAAACATACGGACTCAAAAGCACATATTATTCTAACCGATGGTGTCAAACCACCACTAGAAGAAAAGACAGCACTATTCTATTCAGGTGGTGCTGAAAGCCTACTAGCTAAAACGTTGTTAGATAAACAGGGTGTCAAGTACGATATCATTACTATACCTGCTGTCTATCATAAAGCAGATAAACGACTTAAAGATGAACTCTGGTATTGTGGGTTAGCACTAGCGTTGGGTTACCGTAATGCGGTATTAGGTATTGAAAAGGTTCAACACATAGATAAATTTTGTTATGAGTGGACACCATATTTCTATGAGAACTTTAATCGAACATTCGGGACTAACTATGGTAGTGTTTGTTTTGATAAGAATAAAATAGAAGTATATCAACAGTTACAAGAACTAGGTGTATCATTCGATAAAATCAATGCTTGTAAACATAACAACAACTGCGGTGCTTGTTGGAAGTGTTTTGAAAAATTGTGCATAATCGCATACTTAAATAAACGTAAACTAACAACCGCAGAAATAAATCAGTATGCAGACTTTATAACAGCATACAACACAGATGAACCTAGTGCTTATCCATACAAAGATACATTAGACATCGTAATGCCACACATATAAATCGTTCAAAACAGGAGAAACTTTATGATTTATATCTTTTCAAACAAGCCTCAACAAGTATGGCAGAATGATTACCTGCAAACATACTTAGAGTTCCTACCACAAATAGCACCCGTTGAATTGGTTAAAGCCGATGTTAAGGGCTATCAATATATCAAGAACAAAGCAACTGAAGAAGATCTAATCTGGATTACACACTACGCTGACATTGGTGCATATCGTTGGGACGTTGTTAGTGGAAGAACCATATTCCGTATTTCAGGTACTTCAGCACATCCGTGGTGTTATCAAGTAGATCCTATTTTAGAACATCGGGATTTCCTTGCTATTGATTTCATGCTTAGTCCACACCCTAACGTTACCAAACTTATTGAAGAGAAATTCTACAAAGATAACCCAGAGAAATTAGCTAAAATTATCACAACAGGCTATCCAATGGTTAATCCGAAGATACGTTATCAACATATGCTGATGATCCGTGATAAAGACGTATATGAACTTGATTGGTCTGAACGTAAAGATCGTATTGTGATTGGTGGACGATTAAGTCCTGACAAACAACCAATGCTTGCGATGTGGTTATTACAAGATCTCGTTAAACAAGTCGAAGTAGTATTCTGCTATGCTGATGAAAAAGAACTTAAATGGTTTGAATCGTATGGTGGACAAACTCGTTGGGAAGCACTTGGTTTCAAATTCAAACAACTAGACCACAATGACTTCCTTGCTTTCCTAGCAGAGAGTAAATACTATTTTAGTTGTAGTCTCGGGGATACAATGTGTTATAGTGCATTTGAGGCTATCTCCTTAGGTTGCTATGCTATTCTACCTAATACAATGAAACATGGTACAGGTTTACCACACATTAGTTGCATGACGAATGCCTACACGTATAGAGCATTTGATAAATATAGTGTGGAACAAATTTTTGAAGAAGCACATGGGAAAGATGCCTATCAAAAACAAAACACTATCTGGACAGATCCTAATCGTTTTATTTGCAGATTGCGTGATGGTATCTACGGAACAAATACTTATAAAGTTTATTACGGAGAAGAATAATGAAATATTGTATTGACATCGACGGTGTACTGTGTGAGAACACTTGTCATACTAACCATGATAATCCACCACCACGCACACAACAGATTGAGCATATTAAAGCATTACAAAAAGAACATGACGTTGTGTTCTATACTAGCAGACCAAACCATGAATATGAAAGAACAGTGTCTTTCTTAAACAATATCGGTCTTGATACTTCTAAGGGTGTATTCTTTGATAAGCCAAATGCAGACTTCTACATTGATGATAAGATGATCCCACTTGTTCCTAGTTCGGGTGCTAATGTTAAACGTAAGAAGTTAGCTATTTGTTACTCTGGTGGTATGGATAGTTATATTGCCTACCACTATGCAATCAAAGAACTTGATTATGAGCCTGAAGATATCCTTTGTCTAACATTCAACTTAGGACACAATTACAATCAGAAAGAAATTGATGCTCGTGCTAAACAAGGTATCCCACATGTAGAGCTTGATTTACCAATTATCAATCAAGAACTATTCGGTAATGCTGTTGATAAAGACAACTATATTATCCCAGGTCGTAACTTAATGTTTGCAACTATTGCCGCGGGTTTCGCTGAACGTGTATGGATTATCGGGGTTAAATTTGAAAACCATTACCTGATGTATGATAAAAACGAGGCTTTCTTCCATACTGCAAGTCTAGCATGTACTCAGGCAATCGGGGCACCAACTGTTGTAGAAAGTCCTTTCATGAATTGGACTAAGACTCAAATGATTGAATGGGCATTAGAACATGGTCTTAAAGAAGGCTTATCACACACGGTATCCTGTTACCATGATACGCATAAACGTTGCGGTAATTGTGGTCTATGTTGGAAACGTGCAATCGCTATGTTTATGGCAGGTGGTGAAGAAGTACTTGATGAACTTCAAGAGTATGACGTTTACCCATTCACTTCTGATGTTGCTAAAGACTTTTTGCGTAAATACAAAGACGCAGTAGCACGAAATGATTATAGTCATTATTCTAAAGAACGTATTGACGAAGTGTTTGAATGTTATCGTTGGTTAGGTATCAACATTGATAAATTGTTGGAGCAGTAATGGAAACCTTATTAAAACAAACGGATAGTATTATCCGAGCTATGGAATATACTCAGCAAAACAAACCTGAGATCCTTGAATATATGAAAGCAACGAACCCACGTATTGAAACATTCTTCACTAAAGTAGGTTTCAAAATTAGTGTACCTGTTGTTGATATTAAAACAAAAGAACGTGGTGTAGCACCTATGTTGTATATGGATATTGCTAGACCAATCTGGAGAGACAATTTATTTTGTTTACTTTCAGAATGTACTAATAATCATCTCCACATCATCGAACGTGGTACACCAGAACGTGTGATTGACCTTACTACATCTGATTTAATGAAACGACTGGCTCGTTTTAATCGGTACTATAAGAAAGCAAACATTGAAATGACTGTCGAAACTGATAAAGACACAATTCGTGATTTCATGATTTCTAATACAGAACGCTTTGCACTTCGTAGAAACCAAGAACCAATCTATGATGTTAATATGATAAACGCATACATTGAAGATGCACACTTGTTCAACCATAAGTTCTATGGTGTTGTTGATAAGAATACTGATGAACAGGGTATTATTGAAGTGGCTAATGATGTATCTCGTGGTGTGGTGCATTGGGTAAATACTTATCGTGGTGTTGAAACAGAAAATACACGCTTCGGGAATAACTGTTTAATGCACTTGATCTCTAGTTTAAATCTTGGCATTTATACATCATTAAACATGGGTATTGATACATTCGACTACAAAACAATGTGGTCAGACAAACAAACATTCGCAAAGGGTTTCGATTATAAGGAATAATTATGAGCGTAGAAATTAAAACATATGCCCCATACACAGACTATAAAGTAGATGACACAGATCCTAATTCTGACATTTATTATTTGATGAAAGAATCACTTGCAGAAGGTGCTTCTTGTTGTGAAGTTATTGTAGATGGCAAATCTAATATTGTTCTCGGTGAACCAAACTTTAGTTATATTACATATCGTGTTGGTAGCGGTGGCTTGCCATATTTACCCGAAGTAAACATTAAACAATTCTGGATTGAAGAACCAGTAAATGAAAATACTTCAGATTCCAATATTGACTTTACGTTCCCTATTGCTAAAACAATGGACGACTACTTAGCATCGCTTTCTCGTAAAAACAGAAGTAACGTTAAACGACATCTCCGTAATGCAGAAGCTTTAACATTTGAACTTAAAGATTATGCTGATTATGAAGTATCAGACTTACTAAAAATGGTTCGTGTTAAAGATACTCGTTCAAACCCAGTGGATTTACCTGCGGTAGAACAATTATTGGTATCTTTAAAACATAAGCAAACATTGTTCTATGAAATCCACGAAGGTAATACTTTCATTGGGTATAACTTAGGTTTCATTCACAAGGGTGTATATTACGATGCTATCTTCTTACAAGCAGGTGATTATTCAGATAAAGCTTCTGATATAATTGCTAAAATGATCTCATTACTGGTTGGAACTATACACACTTATTCCTTAGGTGCTGGATCATTCTATAAAAAGAAATTCGTTCCTGAGAACGCACAGTTAATGCAGTCATCTATCAAGTACAATACGAATTTCTTCTTTGATGTAGAACTTGTATTCATTCAGAAATACTGTTACGTTATAGATGTTAATACCAAGTATTATGGTGTCGTACACTGTGATGAAAATGGTGGGTACTTCTATTATGATAATGCTCACGGATCAAATAAAGAATTATCAGATTTGATTAAGAAAGTATTCCCATTGGCGACATACAAATACTTCGAGGCACCACCAATTTTCTTAAAAGGTTGCTATAACGAAAGTTTGCACTTCGCTAAATATGTAGACCCTAAAACAGGTTTGCGTTACTTAAAAGGTTTCACTTCATATAAGAATGTATATGACCACTATCTGAATTTAGATGATGAAATATTCAGAACACACATGAAAGTTTTACCTGACCCAGAAAAAGTTAAATCATTATACTTAGATCATTTTAAAGATGATTTATTTTTACTGGAAGTAGGCTACACACTTGATGAACCTGACTATGAAAAAGTATTCGGTGTAACAAACCATTGTTTAAAATGGTATCCAACTAAAGAAGAATTTGTTAAGTCTTTCAAAAGTAAACGCCGTAAAGAAGTCAGCGAGATTTATGAAAAACGAGGCGTGGTTAAACCAATAGATAGTTCGGTACTGACAGAACACTATGACACTTTATACTCGAACTGTTATAGAAAGTATGGAGACTTATTTAGTGCAGATACCTTATTCATGCTCTATGGTAAACCTAACGTATCAACCTTAGGTCACTATATTGATGATGTTCTCATTGGTATTTTTACGCTTGAAAAAATGGACGATGTTTATTGGGCTTATCAAGGCTACTTAGCTTTAGGTGATACCCAGTTAGCTAAACAAGGTTTACTTGCGTGTGCTGAATACATCTACAATATAGATCCTAATTCTATACTGAACTTGACTTCGGCAGATGATTATAATGCTTGCTCTTATAGCACTTATAAGAAATCTGTTAGTAACCATGAGAATTTTGCTTACGCATATACGATATCTCATAACAAAATTAAAGAACCATACTATAAGGTATAAAGATGAAGAAATTAAAATTACAATCTAAGTATGACATTTATAATCTTTATCAGATTATAAATGGTTATAGTAAAGGTAGTGCATATCAAAGCTACTACAATATCTTCAGCTTGTATGCAAAACATTCTGACAAAAGATCCATAACTGTACTAGATATTGGTGCAGGTACAGGACACTTCAAAGATATTGCAATACAAGCGGCACGACAAGCAGGTTTAATAATTGACTACACCTCACAAGATCAAACAGCAGGTGCAGACATCTGCTGTGATATCTTTGACTTAGCCAATTATATGGACAAAGAAGGTATAGCACCTTATGATTTAAGTATCTTGGTTCATAACGTTATGAACTGTGCCTTACCACATCATAATCTAGATGCTTTTTATACTAATTTAAAACGTTCCGGAAATGTTATCATCAATCAGTGTGCAACACCTTATTATTGGTCGGCGGTAGCTGATGATGAAAATGCAAGAACTTATGATGTTTTAGTATTGCCAGATAATCCTGTATTAAAAGATCTTGGTTTAGAACCTGATACTTATATTTTCCAACTAACAGATAGCGTATTCGACACTGATGTAGGAGGCTTATACGAAGACCATCAAGATATCTTGATAACCAAAAACGGTATTCCTGTAATGCAGATTGAAATATCAGGTCGTAATGATATTCAAGTTTTCGACAAAGTTCCAGGTATCAAATATACAAGCAATAGCCTTACTAAAGGTTTGCCTGTATTAGCTGAATTGGTAGAACCTTATATTAACTTGGTAAATACGGATGACTTCTCTTTCGATTACTACGTCTATAATGTAAACTAATATTGTTATTAACTTAACGGAGAAAATATGATCCATTCATTAACAATCATCAGCCCCGATATGCAACAACGTATCGGGCAACAAAACATTACTTTTACTCCGGGAATCAACATTGTAGTTGGTTCAAACGGTACAGGTAAAAGTAGTTTGATTAACTTAATCACTGAGATCACATCTGGCAATAGTGAAAACGGTCGCCTTATTTGGGATCCGACAGTTCCTGTGCATACTTATAATGCAGAGCAAGCAACTAAAGATCGTACAAATGACACAGCAACCTTTGGTGTTCACGATTCGCATGGACAAGCACTTCGCCGATACCTTAGTGTAATTGAAAAACTTGAAAATTCAAGTATTGTTATTCTTGATGAACCTGAAACAGCACTAGACTACTTTGCAGTAGAAGAGCTATGCAAGGCAATCAGTAAGAAGAAACAAATTCAATTTATTATTAGCACCCATCACCCATTGATGATGACCCTAACAGGTGCCAACTTCATCAATTTGGATCGTGTAAATAAAAACTATGCAAAAGACGTGCTTAGTCGTTTAGAAAAACGTTTGAGCAAAGTATCTGTTAAAAGAGTTTGACACTGATAACAGGTTTTGCTATTATATACACATAACGTTAAGCAACGCTTAATGAAAAAGTTTGAAAATATGGCGAACTTAACGTTATTGCTTAACACATATTTAATCAACCGCGGATTATCCGCATATCAACAAAAGGAAAACATTATGGCTAAAAAAGCTACAAACCCACAAGTTACTTTATCAGTATTTGCAACCGGCGAACGTTTCATTGATGGTACAATCGTACGTCAAGACGAACAATCAGTTACAGTACGTTACAAAAAACCTCGTTCATCAAAATTCTTGGTAGAAACATTCCCACGTGAAAAAGTTGTATCAGTTTGGGAAGGTGAAGAGGCGGCTCAAGTTGTTGTTGCAGGTGCACGTTATGAATTAGATACATTCACTGGTGAATTAGCAATCAATGAACAAGGTGACTTTGTGGTTACTGGTGAAGACTTCACTGTTACAATTTCTTCTAAAGCTGATGTTGAAATCTTCGAAGAAGATGAAGAAGAAGAAAAACCGGCTAAAAAAGCAAGCAAAAAAGCAGAAGCTAAACCTGCTAAAAAAGCTAAAAAAGTAGATGAAGAAGATGAAGAAGATGATGAAGAAGATGAAGAAGAAGAAAAACCTACTAAAAAAGCAAGCAAAAAAGCTAAAAAAGTAGAAGAAGACGAAGATGAAGAAGACGAAGACGACGATTGGGAATAATCAAGTCAATAACTTCAAATTCATAGGAACTTCACACTAATACAGGGGACTTAGGTCCCCTTTGTTGTAACTGATCTGTAAATTTATAGGCGTGTATATGTTAAAAGACCTAGTGATGATTAAGAAACCTGAATGTTTAACTTGCAAGCATCTGTGTTCACTTAATAAAAAGAAATATGATTGCACGGAAGACACAAATTGCCCTGCAAAAACTTATAAAATAATTTTAGGTGTAGACATCAATGCGTGTGTTGAACGTATGGCGTCTGCACTAGCCTCAAACAACATTGACGAATTGAACGTAATTACAGGTGAACTTACCAACGTTGATCCGGAAGTGAAAACAAAGATTTTAAATCTAGCAAAAGCAAAATCTAAAATAGGGGACGTAAATGGCTAAAGTAGTTAAACAGGTTTTTAAAGCAGGTCTAGGTACAATCCGTGTTATCCGATTACGATATGGCGACAATATCTGGTTATCAAATAGAACCATTCAATTTAAAGGTAACTATAATTATGTTGTCGGTGTGAATTGTAGTGTAATCGGGAATGAAATTTATTTATTAGATGATGAAAACAATTATTATTGTAAGACTGTTGCTCAAGCGACAGATTACATTAAACAAACATACGATGTAGAGGTATAAAATGGCAAAGTATGATGAAAGTTCTATAAAAGTTTTAAAAGGTTTGGAAGGCATCAGATCCAAGGCATCCATGTATATTGGGCCTGTGGACTCATATGGCTTATTTACCATACTTCGGGAAGCATTAGACAACACAGTAGATGAATACTATGGTGGTCGTAATAAAGAATGTACTGTGGTACTAGGTAAAGAATACAATTTAGTAGCAGATGCAGGTCAAGGTATTCCAGTTGGTATTCATAAAACTGAAAAGAAACCAACTATTGAAGTTATCTTATCATCATTACATGCGGGTGGTAAGTTAGAAAAATCAGATGCGTATGCAAACAGTATCGGGACTCATGGTGTAGGTATTAAAGCATTAAATGCTCTTAGTACACACTTTGAATGTTGGACTAATCGAGATGGTCAATGGTACTACATCGCATTTGAGAAAGGTGTATTAACAACACCACTTAAAAAGGTATCTAAACCAAAAGAGCACCCATACAAAACAGGTACACTAATCAAGTACACACCAGACTTAAAAATCTTTGATAAAGGTAGTAAACTTGATGAAGACCTAGTACATGAATGGGCAGAAACAACTGCGTACTTATCAGATGGTTATAAAATCACTGTTAAAGGTGCTGAAGAAGCAACTTATCAATTTAAGAAAGGTCTTGAAGATTGGTTAGAAAACATCACGTCAAAAGATGAGCTTGATTGTGAGACCATTGGTAAACCAATCCGTTTCAAATCACCTAATGCAGATTTTATACTTGCTTTCTCAGACGCAGATGGAAATAACTTATATGGTTATTGTAACGGCTTATATCAAGCAGATGGCGGAAATCATCTTAATACTGTTTTGTCTATTCTTTATGCTGAACTTAAAGATTATGCAAATTCTCGTCAAACATTTACTCGTGATGACTTGTCCGAAGGCTTGGTTGGTATCATTAACTTTAAAATCGGCAGTCCACGGTTCAGTTCTCAAACAAAAGAGAAACTAACAGACTCTCGTTTTGAAGAGCTATGCAAAGACGACTTAACTGATTGTATTAGTAAGTTCTTCAAGCAGAATAAATCATTAGCAAAACAACTATGCGAACGTGCAAGCTCCCTACGTGGTGCTAAAGAACAATTTGTAATGCAGAAGAAAGCATTAACTGAATTGAAGAAGCGACAAAAAGATAGCAGTAAGATGCCAACTAAACTTGCGAAAGTTGAAGGTGTTGCTGACGATGTTCGTGAAATTTTTGTGGTGGAAGGTGACTCGGCGGCTGGTACTGCTAAAAGTGCTCGTATGAATAATCCACGTTTCCAAGAGATCTTAGGTCTTAAAGGAAAGATTACCAACGCACTTAAAACGAAGACTGATACTTTACTACATAGTGAAGAAGTGTTAAACATTTTAACATCTATTGGTTATGACCCAACTGTTAAAGATCCACTTTCAAAATTGCGTGTAGGACGTATTATTTTGTTAGCTGATAGCGATAGTGACGGAGCGCATATTAACAGCCTTATTTGCTGTCTGTTTTATAAATTGTTACCTCAGTTATTTGCTCGTGGTATGATTTATGCGGTGGACGGTCCGAAGTATGTACTCAATGATAACGGCGTACAATACTTTGCACAATCAATGAAAGAGATGCGAGCTCAATTACCTAAGGGTGTTAATCCTGATAGAGCCTCGTACTTAAAAGGTTGGGGTGAGGCTTCAGCTATGGCACTTCGTGAAATTGCTTTCAACCCTGAAACACGAAGACTACGCCGTTTAACTGCACCAAACAAAAAACAAATGGAAGAATTTGAACTCTTAATGGGCGACAATTCAGATTACCGTAAAGCCATGTTAGGGGTATCATAATGACAGACCAGATCCAACAATTTATGGACAACAACGTATGCACTAACGTTGAGTTCCTTGCAAAAGGTCGTCCATCGCCATTTTATAACAACACTGTACCCCAACAAAACTTGGTTAGATTACTAAATGAACTAACAGGTGCGACATACTCTTTCGGTCTAACATATTTAGAAGAGCCTAACTTAGAGCCGTTAGTTGGTAAATCGTTTGAACAGTGTAAACAGTATCTTGAGCAAGCAGAGCGTCAAGCATACGACCACTATGTTAAACACAAGGTGCGTAAATCAAACGTAACATTCGGTACTTATATTTCATCAGGACGGAACAATGACTAAGAAACAAAAGCAAAAACAAGTAACACAAGCAGAAATCGCTGAAGAGAATTTATTGAGCTTCGCTAAACGTTCAATGCTTGAATACGGTAAATACACATTAGAGCAACGTGCTATTCCAGATTTCCGTGACGGTCTTAAACCAGTACATCGTCGTATTGCTTGGGCGGCACAACAATTAGGTTTGACTGCTAAGAAAGCGGTTGTTAAAAAATCGGCACGTTTAATTGGTGATGTACTAGGTAAATATCACCCGCATGGCGACGCAGCCTGCTATCAAGCTATGGTTTCAATGGTTCATTTAAATTATCCGATTATTTTTGGTTCAGGTAACTTTGGTACTCTGGTGGACGGTGCAGCCTCTATGCGTTATACGGAAGCACGTCTTGACCAATATGCAGATGACGTTTTCTTCCATCCGGATTACATTAACGTAACTGATACAACAGGTAACTTTGATAATACGGAACAAGAACCAATTATCTTAAATGCACTCTTACCAAACTTATTACTAAATGGTGCGTTTGGTATTGCAACAGGTGGTCGTTGTGCTATCCCTTGTTTTGAGAAAGAAGGTGTTATCACACTAACTAAGAAAGCAATTCAAGGTAAAGCTGTAACAGTTAAAGATTGTCTAAAACATTTAGTACCTACAGCATCAGAAGGTGCTAGTGCTTGGTTAGAAGACGACGATGATATTGAGAACATCAAAAACTTCTATGAAACAGGTATTGGTTCTGTATATTGGGTTCCTGAATATGAAATGGACGTCGCCAAGAAGTCTATTACTGTTTATGGGTTCGCACCAATCGTTGCACAAGGTCTTGAAAGTACACTTAAGAAATTAGCATCATGGGACGATATTGCATCAATCGAAGATGACTCTGATATTGATGAACATGGTAATCCTAAATTGCGTTATACCTTCACACTTAAAAAGTCGGTTGCTAAAGCAGACGTTGAAGAATATTTAGAAGATATTTCAGCAGAGTTTGAAACTAACCAAAGCCTAGTGTTTGCAACTACAACACGAAGCAAAGTTGTTGATGAAGAAGGTGCTTCTGTATCAGATGCAACATTCCAGATTATGACTATGCCACAATTCTTTAAAGAATGGGCGGCTTACCGTATTGACTTGGAACGTAAATCTGTTAAATACTTGATGACAGTAGTAGAGCAAAAACTGGCTCGTGCAGAACTTTTATTATTGGCTGTATTAAATCGCGACATTATTATCAAAGCGTTGGATCGTGATGATACTGAGAAGTATTTAATGAAACAACTTAAGATCACAGAAGAACAAGTGAACGCTATTCTTGAACTTAAAGTAAGACAGCTTAAGAAACTTGAAGAGACAAATATCAAGACTCAAATCAAGGAGTACAAAGCTCGCATTAAAGAACTTAAAGCAATTCACAAAGATCCGACAGATGCAATCATTAAATCATTGGATAGCCTATGATAGATCTCAAACAACAAGTAGAAGAAGCAATCGCTAAAACGCTTGACGGGAAGTTAGACTGGTCTAACTTCACCCAAGACCAGTCCTTGTTTGATGAATACCTTAAAGCGATTAAAGATATGCGTAAAGAAGGTTGGGTTTACCACATCCGTATTGTTAAACACAAGACTAAACGTGGTTATTCTCCAAAGCACATTAGTTACAGAAGACTGTACGGTATTTATAGATCCGAAGTCGTTATAGAAAACGGTGCTGTAATCATACACAATTATATTCATCCGCTACCTATGTTAGAGCGGATTAAATCGGAGGTACTAAATGAAGGTACTAAAACAATTTGACACTTTATACGATAATGTAGATCAAGACGTGATTGACAACATTATCGAAACACTTGAAAACTTTGGAGATCAGTTTGATGTTCTACCACTAAGTATCAAGAAAGCACTCAATGCTATGGCATCTTTAGGTCAAGTGATTGACAATGAAGGTCGCATTACTCGCTCTATGTTAGATCAAGTTAAAAAGATCTTGGTTGAATATGAAGAATCACTAGCTCAATTAGAGGCGTCAAATGATGACGACGCTGATTTGAACTATGACGAAGTGTTAAGTCAGTTCGACAAACAGATTCAACAACTTGATGTTGAAGACACTAACTTTAGCGTACAGATTAAGTCTAAATTAGCTCGCGATGTTAAACGTATGAAAGCGAAGTTAATCACTGATCTACCAACTGATGAACTATTCAAGGTTGTTCAACTTGATACAATCCCTATTGTACATCGTAGACTAAATGCTCGTAAACTACAAGCACTTGGTTTAACAATCCGGGAATTTAATGAATACTTCATCTTTGAGAACCAACGTGTACTAGCTATCAACATTGAATACCTCAATGAAGTAAACAAAGGCGTTGCTAAAAAACGACAGTTAGATGCATATGACCTAGCTGAAAAGATCTTAAACGAAAACTATAATTTAATGAGTATCTTCGGACAAGATCCAATACGCATTAAAGGTACATCACACTTATATTTCTGGTTGATGCCTACTTCAATCATGTCTGATGTGGTTAAGCTAGTAGGTGTTATGGACGAATGGGGAGTAAACGCATAATGGAAACACTATACACCGCCTTACATACGGCACTCTATACGATTGTCATTTATGCAGTCTCTTATGTTGCAGGTATATTATCATATAGACTATGGGTAGCCTACAAAGATAAGAAAGCCAACAAAACCGCCACTCTGTTTCAAGAAGGTTACGACCTAATGGACAGTGCATATCGTAGTGGCGACGTAGCTTTAGTACAAGACTTATTTGATAAAGCTATGAGTGCGCCTGACTACAATGACTTTGATCGCGGTATTATTAAAGCGTATTCTGACTGTTCAGGTCCTAATACAACCTGTGCGAAATTAGATATTAAGGAAATCATATGACGAACGTTCAATCTCAATCTTTAGTGCTTTACTTTATCATCGCTACAATAGCAGTTATCTTCTTATACAGATGGTATAGTAGAGTATCTGCTAAAAATAAAGACGTATATGTTGTAGGTTACAACAAAATGGTTAGAGCCTTTCGTAGTGGTAATCTGGAACAAGTTAAGAAACTTAAACGTGAATCCCAACTTGTTGAATCTGAACTTTACTCTGCCTATAAAGCAGGTTTAAAGAAAGCGTATGCTGACTGTATCGATCCTAATAAATCAGTTAAGGAACTATAATGGATAAACAACTTCTGCTAAACACTAACTCAGGTGCTTTATTCTTTGCTCGCCGTACACCACGCAAAACGAAATCTAAACAATCCAGATACGTTCGTGTGTGGACAAAATTAGGCAGAGTACTAAATATAGATTTATCTACTTTAGGGCTTCAAAATGAAAATGCGAATGACACACCCGCCCGAATTGCCTGATAAATTAAATCTAGCATTTGGTGCTGAAAACAGTCCTAACATTTGTTGGGTCTGCGGGCTAACAACATCATTAGAAGAACACCATATGATACCTCGTGCGTATGGTGGACAAGATGGACCTGTCATAACACTATGTGCCGGTTGCCACTCGTGTGTTCACAAACTGGCTGACTACGATGCACAAGATATAGCATACGCTCAAAAATTATTGAAAACTGATAATAAAAAGAGCTTGACACGCTTATCAGAACTTGCTATAATAATTGCATATAGTAAGCAAGTAACTAAAAATGATGAAAACAAAACAATCGTTTTTATGGACAGGTTCCCGGCTAGTGTAAACAGGCAACTCAAAGCATTAGCCAAAGTCTTGAAGAAAGACCAACGAACCATTGTGCGGTTGGCTATCGCACAGTTATACAAAACTTACTTTAAATGATCCCCCGATAGCTCAGTTGGTTAGAGCAATCGACTCATAATCGAACGGTCGCAGGTTCAAGTCCTGTTTGGGGGACCAGTAAAGTAAACAAACAATAACATCGGAGCAACAAAATGAACTTCAAAATTCAATTAAAGGCTGAAGATCACATATACTTCACCAACAGACCAGACGCAAAATCATCAACATTTGAAGAGCTTGGCATTATGCCTTTCGCAAATGCGCCTGAACCATTCTTACCAGATCTGACTAAACTATGCTCTAACGTATCAATGTTAGATATGGCAAAGCTAGTATCAACCTTTAATGCTAGTCAGATCAGAATCTTGCAATACTTACTAACACAGGTTGCTGACTTACAAGAAGAAGGATTAAAATTCGGTCAGTTAGCTTACTACCGTGTTGCAACAACGCCTAACATTTATATATCAGATTTCATCAAAGTGAGACCAATAGCAATTAAGAAAATAAAAGGGACTACTTTTATTGTGTGCTGTTCTTCACTTGATAACGTAAACGGGACTTGTTTGCTAATTGAAAGAAATTCTCTTTTGACACGCTCCGAGTTTAAAAAGGTTTTCCGAGATCTACTAGCCCTAGGTCAAGCAAACAGTCCCACCCCTTTATGGCATAAAGAAATCCGTAAAATTGAAGATGTACCTGAAGTGGATATTGTTAAAACTGTTAAAATGACTCCTAAGTTAAAACAAGAATTGCGTAAACCACGCCGCAAAGGTAACTTCACAATTAAGATGAACGCCGTAAACTAAATTTTTCATAATAGTAACCTTAGCTTTAAACACGCTAAACTTTTGGGGAACAATACGTTCCCCCTTTTTGTATCAGGTCACTTATGCTAAAACGTATAATCAAAAAACACATCCTCAACAAAAAAGATCTTGATGATGTACTCAGAATCAGTAGTTTATATCTGTGCAGAGCAATAGACACAAAGGCTTTTCGTGAATACGTTAAACCTCTTGTTGATAACTTCACAGAATTAAAAGCTGAATTAAGAGCCAATGGCTATCTGCATTTGAACCTTAAAACTTGGGTATTCTACTGTATTAAAAACGGTTTGAAACCTAAGCAAGCTAAACTTCAGATGCGACACTTTGATGTTAAATATTCCGATTATGAAGTTCTTTGTTCTATTATGAAAGACAAAGAAAGTCGGGAACTGTTTGAAAAGTTTGACAAGTATAAGGCTCATACTTTAACACGCTATAAACAACTTCTGGCGGACACGCTTTCTAAATGCGAATACTATGCTGTCAGATTTGTGAACACTAAACTGGTGTTCTTAACAATGGGATCATTCCTAACTAAAGAAGACTTAACATCTGAACTTATGATGAAAGCATACGATGCACTACTACTTCAATATCCTTGTATTGAAAGTAAATTGCACCACGAGAATATCTGTCGTAGAGCTATTCATAACTTCGGTCTTAATACTTTGTACTTCTATAACGGTAAAGGTAGAGCCAACTTGATGAACAATGGAGATGGTACTTTCACTACTACCTCGTATCATTATCAAGGCGTCCAACTAGAAGACTCAAATAATTCAGATGTAATTCTAGACTATCATACTTCTAGCTCAGATGAATCTGATAAAGGCATATCACTAGATCAACTGTTGAAACAATATTCTGGTAAAGAAAGACGGTTCATCAATATGCTTGCAGGTAACTATGATATTAAGTTTAGTAAATACTTATCCAAGCTTAATATGTTACCTAATGACGAACTTTATGATAAAATCAAGTTCGATAAATACTTAGACTTAGTGTGCGACCACCTAGAAATATCTGGGTATAAAGCACAGGCTTTAATGACAAACATTCGCAACCAACTAGAGGCATAAATATGAAAATTTATTGGGACAATGTATCAGACGTAGATCACGCAATTTTATTTCCTAACGGACAAATTGTTGGAAATAGTTATATTGCACAGGCAACTGCGGAAGGCACCAACAACAATGAAGAAGCTGTTATCTTAGATTTCAGTACAGGTAAAAAGCAACTTAAAGCAGTATGCGATACCGTTGTAGATCATAAACTATGGGTCAATGATCGTTACCATGTTATCGAAGAAACTGGTGATAGCTATATTATTAAAGCTCGTAGCAGAAATCTGGAATACGTTTTTGAAACTATGTTACCTAAAGATGCTGTCTTTATTCAGTCATTTGTTTATGACAAAGAAGAACCATTCAAAGAACTCAATAGCTATATTGAAACCGCGGTACGACTAGCCAACGAAGACCTAAGCATGGTAGCTAGTACACCTGAAATGAAGGTTACCATTACTGACAACAAGAAAGTATTTTTAGGTTCTAAACATAAACACTTCTTCCGTTATACACACGGATTACCTACCAGTACATCATACGGTTGTCAGAACATTTGTCATGGACACCTAAGTTATATTGAACTGACACCTAAAGAAGGTGTACATTCTTACTTGACTACTCGAAATAGAGCTAAACGTTATTTATGCGATGTGTTCGATAGTATGGGTGTGCCAATTTATTACAACCCAAGAACTTTCAGTGAGCCGAGCCATTTATATTATGGTGAACGAATGGTTAATATTCACTTTATTTGCCCGACAGCCTGCGTAGAGCATTATGAAAACAGAGGTGAAGATGGTATTGAATATAGTATCAAGACCAACACTCGTGGTCATATGTTGAATAAAATCAAGTTTGACTCTGACAATTTATTCTATGGTATGGTGGAACTTGATACGTTAAGCACAATAGAAAATTTAGGTGCATTCTTTAAAGCTAAAATTGAACAAGTATGTCCGGACTTGCTTAAATACTTTGATGTGAAGATTTCGGAAGGTTTAAGTAAAGGCGTGATGATATAAAAATAAAGGGAGGCGTGACCTCCCTTTTTCATTAGGTACGTTGTTCTTTAGCCCATTTCATTAGAGCTTTATAACCATGCTGTTTAGCGAACATAAAGATTTCTTTCAAGTTTGAATTATTTAGCTCATCGCGAATTGTACGCAAGCTATTGATAACACTTGTTTCACCTTGCTCTTCTACTTTGTTTAACAATGTTAAAACTTTAGCCTGAGCTAGGTTTAAATCACCTTCAGTTACGCCATCTGATGCAACATTTTCTTCTTCATCATCTTCAATACCGTGTTGAGCATTAACACGACGCAATTCTTCATCAGCACCTTCAGATGATAATAATTGAAGTGCTTCTTCTTCATCAATGATAACCAGAATTTTTGCTGTTACTGCACGGCGGAAACCCATACTATCAATCAAACGTTCCCAAGGCATTTGTTCAATTAAGTTGCTAGGCAACCATGTATCAGGAACAAACACGCTATCAACACCACCGCCATTTGACTTAGGGCAAGTGAATGTAACAGGACCGCGGTTAGAACCCTTTGATTTATTTAATACATAGACCGGTTTACCTTTGTATTCCGGTTTACTAATGTGAGTGAAGGTTAAGATCATATTTACCTCTTTTAGTTGATAAAACATTATTCAGCTTAGTAATATCTCCCGCTGAACAGAACATAACTTGTTCTAATTTATATTTTACATTGAATTTGCGACAAAACTCTCGGAATAAACTGCGTTTACTTAATGCAACAATATGACACAGACGTACATTCAACACTGGATCTTTTTTGTAGAAAGGCATGTTCTCTACTACATCAGCTAAACGTTCTCTTTGTAATGCTGTCAGTTTAAATTCCGGGATTAAGTCATTCTCCAATGCCCATTCATAATACTTATAGAAACAAACAATATAATGCACATTCGCTATCAACGTATTCAGATGCGTCATAGCTTTGCTATAAGACATAGACTGCTCGTCCATAATCTTCATTACTAAATCACCTTTTTCCATTAAGCATACATCCTTTTTACACGTCTTTGAACTAATTTTACTTCAGATGAACGTTCAACACTTGCCATTATGGTATCTCTAACCATATCATCGGTCCATCGTCTAAATGGGGTTTCATACGACAAGATATGAGCATAATAAATACCAATTAAGGTTGCATCGTACTGGTGAGGTGTAGTACCTATCAACTTGTATTCGTCTTTAATATTGTTAGGCACAATTTTAGAACGTGCCGCATTATATGCGTTCTTCCACGTACTCGCATTGACAAGTTTAAAAGGTATATTCAGATTTCTACATAACGTAATGATGACACCTATCATTATATTAGTAGTCTCCGAAGTAGTACCAACTTTTATACCACGCCCCATAAAGCGTTCCATAACAACATAGTCAGGGCGAAACTCTGCAATCATTTTACTGATTTCATCGCAAAACTTTATATGTTGCCCTTCAAGTATTTCACTTGTCTTCAAATTATTTATGCAATTAGCAACTAGACCGTTTTTAATGACTTTATGCTTTAAACCGCCTTCGCTTTTGTGCATATTCATACTATAGGCAAAGTTTTTCTCGCCCGGGTCAAAACTGAGTATTTTCATAATACCTCCATATTTAAAACTTTACAGAAAAATTGTAATTAAAATTACAAACAGGAGGCATTTATGCAACGAAAACTTAGTAACAGAGTTCGTTTAAAACCTCAAAATACACGTCTAAAACGAGTAGATGAACAGCACCAGTTTTATGCGAAAGTCCAACAGATGTACATGAACAACACGCTTGTAGCATCGGGGATCACTTGTAGCATATTTAAATGGGAACCTGTTGGAACTAAATGTACTTGTAGCCAACGTGCTTCTTTATTAGATGATAACGGAGACTTAACCCCAAATGGTATGTTGTCCATCGCTAATGGCGTACAGCAACTTTATGGGGAAACTAAACGGGTATCATTCACTGTTAATGATCTACATTTAGAAGATATTGATAACGAACCTGTTGATGAAGACTTCCAACAAGATGTACCAATAACTGACGAGAGCGTTGATTTATTGGATTTCGGTGGATACGATCAACAACATTGTGCGATTTGTTACGGTTCTGGTTACGTTAATGGCTTAACTCTTTCTAATGGTATTCGCCGTGTTTATGATACTCAATCGGTGTTTGATACAGACCATAAATTGGTAACATCACACCAACCTTACTACTATGAAAACGGTACTTATTTCAAAATGAACATAACCTTGCCGTTGTGTCATAAACCAACAATTCGTGTATTCAACAACACGGAACTTGTAAAATTTGAATTAGTAAGTATCCCTAATGGTAAGAAAGGCGTACTACACATCAGAACAGATTACCCTTTCACACACGTTGTGATATCTGAGATTAAGCGTAACATTCCAACCGACTTTCCACAAATTCCGGATGACTTTAGTGCCAATATGTTATCCGATCAACAAACGACTACATTTATTTTCGACAACAAGGCGTCTATAACAAAGCACAGCCTCATTAAAGAGAATAAATTCGGTCGTATTTGGCAAGTAACAGAGGTAAACCCTCACTTCGATAATCGCGGCATATTAGTTCAATATGAAGTAACTGCCCGATTAACTGGACAACATGAAATATTCTACACGTTAATGAGTACAATATGAGAACACTAAAGATTATAAATGCAAGTAGTCGGCAGATAGCTTATCGTACTATTGGTGAGATTATATCAGAACTTGAAGACTTACGTTCAGCTTGTGTCTTTCCTAAGAAAGTTAAAAGCGTTCACAATAGTTTAAACTCTATTCCGCATTTAAAGCATAGACCTGAAATTATTGAGAACTTGAACCTTCTTCATTATTATGATGAACAAGCGAAGAAACTTGTATCAATTAAATCTCAACTAACATACGCATTTAAAGATAGTCCAGACTACCGTCAAACCTATCAAATGGTGAAAGACATCAATGCAGAACTGACTAAATCAGTAGCCGACATTTTGAAGGTCACTCACCGTTATTGTTGGGCTAATGTAGAACCTAAAATCAAGAAAGATTTAACCAACATACAAAAAGCCATATCTACCAAGTACAAAGGTAAATTCTTTATGCTAGTAGATACAATCAAATATAAAAGTAAAGACCATCTGGCTTATCGCTTTTATATTCGTCTTGATAATGTATCAGATGATACTGGCTTTATTTATCCGCACTATTATATTATGCTGACGTCTTTCAATAACGATTGGTATATCAATACTGGTGCGTTTTTCCGTTTAATCCGTTTTATGGATCCGGGTTCTAAAATCAAAGTGTCCGATAACCTAGCGAAAAGCTTAATGTTCGCTATTCAACAAACTTTAAATAAGGACGGACTATGATTAAAATTTCGCCTACGCTTTCATCTTCTCAGTTAATGACCAGACTTGCCCGTAACATACGATTAGGTAACAGTTCACTTTGTCCTATACCAATCGAGAACATGGACGATGAAGGTCTAATACTCTTATTAGGTTCTAAACCAACTGTATATCCAGAGTTTATTGAATTTATCAATGTAGAGAACAATACAACGGTAGATCCACAAACAGGTGAACCAATAAGTGTATTCGGGAAGAAAGTAACTCTTAATGGTACAGAATACCACATAGTATATCAATGCACTGTTAAAGAGTTTATTGACGAAGCTGACATTCACTTTTTAATATCGAGCTTAAGAAATGCAAAAGCACAAAATCCTACTACCTGAAAACGTAGAAGTACCTGATAAGATACCATATTACGTTTATCAAAACGATTTCCTTATTGATGAAGGTATGACCTCAGTTGCTAGTATTGAAAACACTGCTATAGGTCAAGCTCTACATTTATATGCAGACTATGACCAACGTATAACAATGCCCGGTGTCTATGATATAATCATAACTGCCACAATAGGTGCAAATTCATACTCAACATCATCTACATACACAATTTCTGACGAGCCTGAACGTGATATAGACATCATTGTTATGGATCGTAAAATAGAACTAGCAGATGATTGTAATTATACATTGTACAAGGATAATGAAAAACTTTGCGAAGGCACGTATAACCTGTGTATTCCAACCTCTATTGAGCCATCACTAGATCCACTCTACTTAATGGCAACAGACGGAGCAACCTATACAGATAAGCGTGTGTTTTTTGTTACCCCATCTATTATGGGTGCTGTTAAAGATATGAGATCATATTTAGACAGGCTCAATAGACAACTTCGCATAGATAGTCTTGAACATACAGACGCTGATTATCTATTATGGTTAAAAGCCGGTATGGATAGACTAAACTTGTTACTCACTACAACCTTTACTATGACCTTGGCAACAGGGGCAATCAGAGACTTGTGGTTAGTAGCATCTCAGATTCAATGTTTACGTACTCGTTACTTAGAAGAAGGACTAACATCGTTCAACTACTCAGGTTCAGCAGTACAATTAGACGTTGATGTAACCCAGTATTTAGACACGTTAATCTCACAACTTGAAACACGTTTAGATAACGATGCTACTAAACTACGACTCACACTTCATAATCGTGGCTTAACTTCTGGTTCAGGCAAATACGTTCAACAATCTGCATTTGCAGGTGCATTGGGTGTATCACGTGGACCGGCGGCTAGTCCAATATTTCGGAGATAAAAAATGCGTAAGCTAACCCTTATCAATAAAAAACGTGTTGCATTAGCGGCTGCACCTACTGTGGTTGTTACTGTAACATTACCTCAATTAGATGACTTAGGTTCTCTTTTTGAAACCGGTACTGTTGATTTCAAATCGCCAGATGGTTCTATTCAAGGTATCATCAATAAAGGCGTTGTTGTAGTCAATGTTACTCAAGAGCAAGTAATCAATGGTATTATTGCTTTAAACCCAAGTACAGAAGCACTCTCACTTTCAGAACAAGTAGATAACCTTAAAAACGTTGTTGAATCTTATGAAAGTTTTGCAGATGCTGTTGCTGAAGAAGCAACCCAATTAACTAACATTATTAAGAACGCTAAAGGCAAGAAAATCAAATCAGTATCTCAAGCATTAGAAGTGCTTAAAGCTGAAGGTGTATTTATTGCTAAAGCAGAACCACAACCTGAACAACAAGGAGCTGAATAATGAACTTATCTCATATTTATACTAAGGCTGCTGCCCGTACTAAAAACACTGCTCGTATTGAACAAGTAGAACAAATGGGTAATGTAGCTCGTATCGTTTTAGCGTTTAGCTCTAAACCAAACGGTGATGATATCGAACGTGTTGTTGCAGGTTTAAAAGGTTTTGAGGCTGTTCCAAATAGCTTTACTTCTAAATCAACAGATGAAAAAGTTGTTGCAGGTTTCTTGCGTTCTAAATCTGGCGAATTGAACATCAATGAAATTCCTAAAACTTTCAAAGAAGTGGCGGCAAATGTTTATATGGACGAATCAGATAACGGTATCTGGCGTGTTGTAGGCGGATCTTTGGTTCGTACTCAAACTGAAGACTTATCTGAATTAGTTGCTATTGCTTCTGCTCAAGCAACACCTGCTAATATCCGTGCGCCTTTAACAAGTTTAGCATCTATCCGTCCTTTCGCAGGTGCGGCTAACACTCAAATTGTTATGTATGTAAGCCCAGAACGTGCTGAAGTTATTGCAGGTTTCCGTGTATCAGAAGATGAAGTTTGGAGTCCTGAAGAAGGCTTAACTGAAGTAGCTGAAGACCAAGTTGTAGATGTTGAGCAATTAAATGGTACAGATATCGAAGACGAAGAAACAGCGAAAAAATGTACTGCATCTACTGATGTGAACGAAGTGATTGATTACTACTCTCAATTATACGCATACAACCCTGTGTATATGGATCAAGTAATCGAACAAGTTAAACAACGTTCAATCTACTAAGGAGAACATATGCGTAGTATAGTAACAGCCGGTGGTAAAGCCGCACGTGCCGGTAAATCATCAAAAGCTAAAGAAGCAAATGAAGATCAAAGCAAACTATTAGACGTACTTCAAAAAGCACTCGATAAAGCAGGTTTTGATGTAGAACGTTATGATGATGTTTGTGAAGTTCCAGGTCAAATTCTCTTTTTCCCAGATCGAAGATACGGTTTAAATTGTGATGCTTTATCTGAAGAAATAACTGAAATTGAAGATGAAATTCAAGATCAATTAGATGAATTAGGTGAGAATACTCGTAAGACCGCTATGGGGTATGTTGCTCAAATCATTAAACTTATGAAAGAAGCAACTGATACTAAAAATTTACCTAGCTTAAAAGACGGTACCTATATTGTTGAAGGTGTTCTTGGCACTGGTAAGCGTAAACAAACCTTCGTAGCTATTGTTCGTGGTAGTGAAACTTTCTTTACGGTAAAAACAGGCTTTAACCACGTTGATACTAAACAGTTCTTAAAATATGCTAAGAACTGTCGTTTTACAGATGCTGCCAAAGATCCTAAGTATGCGATAAACTTATTATCAGACGGTGTCTATAAGGTACTCTACTAAACATGAGAAAGATCGTACTAGGTGGTTCTCAGCATAACCGAGATATGATTCGCCGTCATCAGGATCATATCTCTCGTATAAATGCTGACATTAAAGAACTGCAAAAACGAAAAACTCCATCCGCTGTCAAGATGATAACTAAGAAGCAACAAACTATTAGACGGCTAAGACAGCAAATTCAAAAATTACAGAAGGCGTAAATATGCGTAAATTAGTAACAATCGCAGGTGGACCTAAGAAACCACCTAAAGATGCAGAAAAACTTAAAGCTAAATCATCTGCAGATCAGTTAAAACTCATGGTTTCTATTTTGAAAAAACTGGGTGTTAATTGCAAAGACAATAGCAAATATGGCACTAGCTTAGATGGTGTGTTCTGGTTAGGTGAAACCCGCGATGGTGGTTTAATGTTGGTTGGCGGTGAAGATGGTTTCACTGGCGATGAAGAATTCGGTTATGAAATCACTGAACACTTTGAACAAGAGGCGAATTTACCTGTGGACAAAGCGTTAGAAAAGACTTTCACTGTTCTAGCTAAAGACATCGCCAAAGAAATTGCGAAAACTTCAGGTAAACGTAAATCGAAATCTGGTTCATCAAACGAAGACATCATTTTAAAAGCCAAAATGTTGCCGGCTAACTTTACTGGTCTATTTAAAGGTACACCTTGCTTATTCGTTATTGACGGTACTAAGAAAGGTTTAGATGAAAAAGCTATGGTTATGGCTTCTGAGAAACGTGCGTTCATTGGTAAAAACATCCCACTCAACGACATTGTTGAGATCTCTATGATTAACCCTAAAACTCAATGGAACATCTTCCACGATACAGTGATGTTGATGGCTCGCGATATTAAATAAGGGGTCATTATGCGTAAAGTTATGGCAGCCTACAATACAGTTGCAGGCGGAAAAGCTAAAGCTAAACCAGGTCATATTAAAGGTGGTAAAGGTGGACCTCGTTATGACAACATCATCGATTCACTTTATGATCAACTAGGTCCAAGTGCCGAAGTATCTGGTACAAATGATTACGAAAAACTTGTAGCAAACGGTATCACCTTAAAATACTACCCAGAAGACGATAAGTGTGAAGTAACTGGTAAAGACACCAAACTCGTTCGTAAAGTTAAAGATTTCATTGGCGACATTAGCGACCTGTCATCTATTAGCGGTCCTGATAATCGTACTGTCGATGCAATCGTGGACATACTAAGCGGAACTACACAATACGATGAAGGTTGGTACGGTATTACATCTGGTGGTAAAGCCAAATCTCTTCAAGCAGTGGTTTATTACAATGGTAAAGACCAATGCATCGTTTATGCAGGTGAGAAGATCAGCACACGTTGGTATGACTTAGGTTCAATCGCTAGAACTTTAGGTGGTAGCGTTACCAAACTCAAAACCAAAGACGATGCTTTAATGTACGTTCGTGATGTTGCATTTTCTAAAACCAACCCTAATTCATTTTAAGGTATTATTATGAAGATCATTTGCAAAATTGGAAATACGAACTTCAATATTATCGCCCCATTAGAATTGCAAGACCAAGTTGAGTCTGCATTTGAACAGGCGAAAATCAATAAGTTCGCACATAAACCAGTAGTGCAAGGTGAAAACGTTAGCTACACACTTCGTGTAGCTAATTATGATCCCGAATCCATTATTGGTATTATTGCCAGACCATTAAAAGGTAAAATCCAAGACGATTTATCTATTGATGTACCTGAGCAAGAAACAGCCGGCTTATTTGAAAATGCTGATTTCCGTAAAGGTGACCGTGTATTAGTAAACTATGGAACTATTAAAGAACCTGAAGTTTATATTGGTACAGTTGCCGCACGTTCAAACACTAAGAAATTAGTGCGTATTGAATTTGACGATGGACACAAACAAGCCTATCCTGTTGATAACAAAGGTACTGGTATCATTGGCTATGCTCTTAAGAAATTTAGCCGTAAACGTGTTCGTGAAATTCCAATCGACTTAGTTGATGACTACTTAGACCAAGATCGTTGGTTTAGTGGTTCACTTAAAGACGTAAACAAACCGGGATTCACCTTACGCAACTACAAAGTTAAAACGGTTAAACAAAAAACTGACCCTACACAAAAAGGTAAAGTTCAAAATAAAGTTATTCCGGAAGTTAAACCAAAAGTTATTGATGTTCCTAAACAAGAAGTCAATATGCTTAAAGTGGCTAACCAAGACGAATTCTTTAAACCAATGCTTAACCTTCTTTCTCCAGATCAACGTACTATGTACGAGATGATTAAGAAAGAACACTTACCACTTCTTAAAGTATGGTATGAAACTGAAGACACAGACTTCTCGTTTGACTTTGGTGCATACAGCTTAGAACAAAGTGCATTAGACGGTAAATGGTACACAGTAACCCGTGTTGGTAAAGGTCATAAGTTTGGTCCTGAAACTGACAGCATGAAGAAAGCATTTAAGATGTTGTTGGCGATAGCCAATAGCACACTTGCAAGTTCTGAAACTGCAGAAGTTGTTTACGTTCAGTACGAGGCTGAAGATCAAGCTGAAACATTTGAAGATGATGGTGTTGTTGATTTATCAATCTCTGATGAACCAACATTCTTGGTATCTATGTATAATACTAAGATGGCTCAACTGATTATTCAACAACTAAAAGGTCTTCGTGATGATGACTATATGAAGTCGTGTGTTCACCACTTCTATGTGTCATTTAGCATAGATCCAACCGCGGCTGTTTCTAACGCATTATACAACTATGCACAACGTATCGCAGGTTCATATGATCCTTACTTTGGTACAATAGATCAAGTTTATAACAAACTTATCAAAGAGTACGAAGAAGGTACGCTCGACATTAAATACGTGGAGGCATAATGGAAAAGAAACGTGCTCGTCAAGTATTTAAAGAAAACCGCGAAGGCGTACTTGACCAAGATACAGCTTTAATGGGTTTCCTTTTATTGTGTGTTTATTTAGGTAATGTTAAGTCAGCACCTAAACTTAAGGTATATCAATTCCATAAATTCTTAGAGCAGTGTAGTGCCTATATCATGGACAACAAGTTAATGGTTCGTGATGTAGAAACAGTTGCTCGTAAAGTAAGACCAAACCATTTAGACAAAGACGCACTTCGCTCAATGTTTAAATCAATCATGGGACGATTATCAACTAAACACCCTAAGGAATACCGTGTAATGTTGCGTGAAATGCCTGCAACACACAGAACTATGTTCCGCCAATTAGAAGAACTTGTTGATACACCAATCACACAAACCCAGTTTGGTGAAATCAAAGAGTTCATTGATACTTGGTTTGCAATCTAACGTCAAAGTCACCTAGTGTAAATATTAGGTGACTTTTTTATTCTTTATGGAGAACATATGAAACGTAAAATAACATTAAGAGACGAGATTTGTGGTTATGCAGGGTTGCTATTACTTATGTTAGCACTTTGGTGGTTAATAGGTCATATGAATGAAATGAGACCAAACAATGATTATTCTCACTTTGAAGAAGGTGTGCCTCAGTGTGAAACAAAGAAAGTTCGACAACACGACATCATTGTTGAAACGAAAACCTGTATAACAATTTACGGTATCCAAAAATGATTTTAATTGACGGCTTAAACTTATTCTATCGATCTTACTATGCACTAGCAGGTTTCGGTAAAGTTAAACGTGAAGTAACTCCGGGGCTTTTAATACACAGAGTAGTTAGTGAGGTGTTAGTCAATCAAGCAAATGGGGATGTACTGTTCGTTCATGAATATAGTGGTAAGCGTTCTTTCCGTGCGGACATCTACGACCAATACAAAGCAAACAGACAACATCAAGATATATCTTTTAATGATTATAGAGATGATATTGTTCAACTACTTAATGGATTCGGTGTTAGTACAATATGCCATAAGGGTGTGGAGGCTGATGATATAATTGCTTCCTATGCAATACAAACTAAAGACTGTATTATACTTTCATCTGATAAAGACTTCAAACAATTACTCCGTAGCGGTGTTGCTATATTCAATCCGCAGAAGAAAACGCTAATCACTAAATCTGAATTTATTAAGGAATACGGGTTTAAACCAAGATACTTTGTGGATTACCTTGCTTTAACTGGTGATAAAGTGGATAACATTCCAGGTGTCAATGGTATAGGTCATGTTATGGCAGTAAATTTATTAAAAGAGTATGGAGATTTGAAATCCATATATGACAATATAGATGCCATTAAAGGTGCAACTCGGGATAAATTGCTCAAAGCTAAAGACGACGCCTTTATGAGCTATAAACTGGCTAAAATGAAGACTAACCTCAAGTTGAATATAATACCTCAAGTTAAAAACGAAAGCCTTGTAAACCCGATTTGTGATAAGTATATGTTGGTCGCATTACGCCAACAATTCAACCAACCAAAAGGATTATTCTGATGAACGCACTAGATATTCAAAACATACTTGTATCTCAACATAATAATTTATCTGGTATGCCTTTAACAGAAAGTACGTTAGCTCTATATAAAGAGAACCTAGCTAATAGTGTTAAAAGTATAGCTCTTAGAGATGAGTACATTCACTTTACTCCATTAAGAGAACAAGAACAACATCAACTTGTTGCCAGTAGTGTTGCCTTAAAACATATATTCTATTGCTTATGTTTAACCTGGGTTCCAAACATTAAAGTCATGTTTGATCTATACGGATATACTACTAAAGTAACCATAACAAAAGATGACTTATTTTCAGATGAAGATCCGTTAGCTATTATTGGGAACATTGGTTTATACATTATAAACGGCGAACTTAAATTATCTGAAATATATGAACCTCAACTTTTAAGATAAAGGAATACATATGAACGTAACAACTATTAAGAACGCTATTAAGGGTTCACTTGACAAATATAAAGGCCAACAAATAACAGAAACCTTGTTAGCACAAATACAAGATGATCTCTATGAATTGGCTAAACCAATCGGAAAGGAGGGTATTGTTTCCATTGAATACACAGACGAAAATGGGCATGAACTTTTCTTAGACCATGAACACTGGGTAATATTAAACTTGTTTTTCCTTTTATGCTTAAGATGGTCTGACACTCTAGTCGTAAATGATCTTCATGAGGCATACACGCTTACAGTGTCAGACATCACTAAAAGACTTGACAATACTTTTTATAAACAATTCGGGAACATCGTTATTTACGTTCAAGACAACAAAGTTTGTATTAAAAGAGCTTGACAATTATGTAAGGTGTGCTATAATATACGCATATTCAACACATAGTACAAACAAGAGGATATGACTATGGAAAAATTAGCACAAGAATTAATTGAACACTTAGTACACTCAGGCGTAAACTGGGCTCATGTATGGCATGAAGTGCAACGATACAGACGTAACGGTGAAATCCATTATTATGTAACAACTCCGGAATGTTTAAATGCGTTCAAACAAATTGTAGAACCAAACATTGATATAGAGCTACAAGCTGAATGGATGCAACTTTGTGATGAAGAAGGTGTTGGTGTGGCTTTACGCCGTGTCGCTCAAGATAGCTTAACAGAATACTATTTTGAAATAGCAGACTTAATTGATGAATACGGGTACTAATATGTTTAAAACAGAATTCTTACCAACTTATTCAAAACAGATGAGCGTAGGTCGCTTACTACTAGCACTCTATGAAGTATATGGTGAAACAGCACCTGAGGTTCAACAACACGCTAATTCTCATGCACCATTATTTGAAGAGAACACTGTATATTCTGATAAACTAGAAAAGAACACTGTTTGCGTAGTTAAGGTAAATGGACAACTTATAGCCGCAGAAACACGTGAAGACTTACAATATGTACATCTGCCTAATGGTGAAGATAATCCACTTTTAGACACAGTTTATTAACGAGGTTTATTATGGCATTTAAAACAGAATGGATGTCGATACATTCAGAAAGAGCTAACATTGGCAGACTAATATTAGCACTATATAAAGTCTATGGTGAACATAGTCCGGAAGTGGAACAACATGCTAAATACCTTGCAAACCACTTTGAAGAAAACGTTATCTACACTGATAAGAAAAGAAGCACTGATAAAGGTACTATGTATATAGTCAATGCGTATGGATACTTATTAGTATCAGACACACGTGAAGATTTGATAGATATAAACGTACCTGATAGCGTTTGTAGAGGTAATAACCCACTAATAGGTACAGATTATTAAAGTAATTAAAGCTAGTAGGATTTCTTACTAGCTTTTTTATTCTTTATAGAGGTACATATGAACTCAAATACTAAAGGAGCGAAGTTACAAGAGGCTAACGCTTTTGTTCGTTTGTGTGCTTTACTTTGCCAACCTTATATTGTAGATGATTTGCCGACAGCAGATCATATCAAATTGCTTAAACGTAGTATAGAAGAATCATCTGACTTTGTTGCCTTCCATAAATTAGGCGGTCCTAAAATCCGCAAGTTACTGACTGTCAAAAAATCAACATTCTGGGATTTACTTGATGATGTCGCAGTAGAACATTTAGCCAACAAGTTAAAAGAAAAATCGAAAGAACTACATGCAGACGCCAGTCTATCATTAGACGCTTACAATTTCTTAAAAGACTATTCTATTTATATGCGTACAGACAGCGAAAACGCTCTTAATCGCATTATGAATAAAGTTGGTATTGTTGCACCAGACGCGGCTCGTTTCTTCGTACAGAATACTGATGACAATAAAGAGCAACAAGCATTGTTGGCTCAGGCTAAAACCTTAATTCGTAAAATGACAGGTATTAGTGCAAACGTATTAACTATCGAACAAGCGGCTAAGTGTCGTGCTAATTATCCGGAAGCATATGCTAAATACCGCAAAATCATGTTGCAAGTATCTAAGCTAACTAAGAATGTTGTTCAATCATATCTACGTACAAATGGAATGACAAAGGTTAATGACCTTATTGCATACTTAGATAGTATTAACTATCATCACAATTATACTCCGTTTGACGGGTACATTGATGAACGAGGTTACTATACCAAGTACAAAGAGTTACTTGCAGGTCCACCAACAGGTGAAGTATTGATGAACCCTCAATATAAGAAAGGTAGTTCTCAATACGTATTCAAGTGCAAAGCGAAAGGTGCTCGTACATTCCAAACAGTTTATACAGCAGAAGCAGTCAGTAAAGCACGAGCTGATAAATTTGACGCCGTACTAAAGTCGGTGTCCAAAATCGGGAACGTGCGTAAAAAGTGGTTAAGAGATGTTAAGTCATCTCGGGAGCTTGGTATCATCACAGAACTAGCTTATCTAACTTGTGCTAGAATTGGTACACTAGGTAATGAAACAGATGGTAAACCTACTTATGGTTTAACCACACTACTAGCGAAACACGCTAAAGTTAAATCTAACACGCTAACGCTATCTTACAATGGCAAGAAAGGTGTTAAACAAAAACACATCATTAAAGGTGACTCGCCAACCAATAAACAAATTATTGAGTTCTTTGAAGATCGTTTAGCAACGTTGAAACCATCTGACCGTATATTTAGTGTAAACGGAACTATGGTAAACAAATATATTCGTGCATTAGGGCTTGATATAAGCGTACACAAATTCCGTACACTTAGAGGTACGGTACTAATGTCCGAAGAACTTGAAAATCAAACAGCTCGTTTAGCTAAAAATCCTTCTGAGAAATCAGTATTGGAGGCTTTCAAGAAAGCGGCGTCAAACGTAGCTAAATTATTAGGTCACTATAATTCCACATCATCGGGAATTAAACTATCAACTACTACTTCAATCAAGAACTATATTGACCCATCAGTGTGTATTGCGTTCTTTGATAAATATGAAGTTAGACTACCATCTCTATTGGAGAAACTACAATGAAGATTTTACTTATATCAGAAGATAGTGCAAAGCTAAACTATGAACGTCTGAATATGAAGAACACGTTGTTCCCTAATGCCAAATTTTATACGCTAAATGACGATGACGGTCGTTGTTTAGCTATGGCGTCTGTTACTAAACTCCCAGGGTACTACTATGGTTTTCGTATGGGTTCTCGTGAAGAACAATTTTACCATTTAAGCCACTTCCTTGTAGATGAAGAAATGCGTGGTCGTGGATTAGGTAGAACTTTACTTGAACATTTGCTTAAAGTATATCCGGATCTTGTTTTAGCAGTGGATAAACAAAATGATGTCGCCCTCAACTTATATCGTAGCTTAGGGTTTACGTTACTCAAGACAAAACCTAACAGACCACATCAATGGATAATGGCTCGTTTCACAACACCTCAGGGTTATGCAAGCGTGGCACTAACTAAACCATCTGATGATTATCTCCGTGCTTGCTTCCCTATGTTGAACATCACAGAAGACTTACATGCAAGCCTCATATTTGATGAAGAACTTAAACAAAACTATGTAGGTGATATTCCACAGGTCAGCTATGACTTACGCCCTATTGGTTTACGCTTTATGGGTGAAGAAGGTTCAGAATGGTGTTCAATAGCATTAGAGTGTGTATGTTCTGAGCTAACGTTACGACACCAAAAACTATTGCAGATGGGTTACACTTCTAAATTCCCGGATTACATTATTCATGTATCTCTAGTATATGGTGCAACTAAAGCACAGCTTGAGGAATTGATGAAATTGAACATCCGTTTACCAAGCAAGCTAACTGCTGACTCTGAACAATGGGATAAACTTCAGGACTAACTATGAAAGAGCTTATGGTTATCGCAACAACATTAAAACAATATAAGAAGAACCCTAACATTAAACTGTCTAAGAAAGACCACTTCGAGCTTTTAAAGACAGCTAAACATCAGTATTATAATGAAGGTGAATCTGAATTAACTGATGAAGAATATGACCGCTTAGAAGAACAATACGTTGAACTATATGGGGAGCTACCACCGATTGGCGCCCCTGTTAAATTAGACAAGGTCAAGCTACCATATTCAATGGGTTCTCAAAACAAAATCAAAACACCTGATGCACTAGAGAAGTGGTTATCACAGAACCACGCTAAGTCTTATGTGGCTTCTGATAAACTAGACGGGATATCTTTCCTGTATGCTAATGTAGATGGTACACCAAACTTATATACTCGGGGTGATGGTGCGTATGGTAAGAACATTAGCTTGTTTATTCCATATTTAAATCTGCCTAAAATCAAACAAGGCGTTGCGGTTCGTGGTGAACTGATTATGTCTGAAACTAAGTTTGAGAAACTCTGGGCGTCAGAATTTGCTAATGCTCGTAATATGGTTGCAGGTATCACTAATCGTAAAGATATCCATAAAGCACTTAAAGATGTACGTGCCATAGCATACGAACTTATTTCAAACATGCCGATAGAGAAACAACTTATCAAGTTAGAAACTCTTGGCTTTAAAGTTGTTCCTTACAAAGTGTTTAAGAGCATTGATTTCAATACACTTGTAGATTATTTAGCACATCGTAAGTCAAAAAGCCGTTTTGCCATAGATGGTATTGTTGTTCAACGCAACGATAACGTGGCCCGTGTATCAAAAGGTAATCCGGACTATGCTTTTGCATTTAAACAAAACTCTGAAGAAGATATGCTTATTGCAACTGTTACTGGGGTTACTTGGCAAGTATCACGTTTAGGGAAACTTAAACCCGTAGTACAGATTGAGCCAGTACGTCTAGGTGGTGTAACAATCACTAATTTGACGGCTCATAACGCTAAATACGTGTTCGATAACAACATAGGACGCAACGCAAAAATCAAGATTACACGCTCAGGTGATGTAATTCCGTATATAGTGTCAGTGGAAAAACAGGCTCGTAAACCTATCATGCCAGACGTCGATTATGAATGGTCTGGTGTAGATTTGATTACAACTGAAACACATGAAGACGAAATGTTAAAAGCAACCACTTATTTCTTTAGCATAATGGGCATTGAAGGTCTCAAAGGTGGTTCGGTTAATCGTTTATTTGCTGAAGGCTACACTGACGCTACCTCTATTTTAAAAATAAAACGCCGTGCAATAGAAGAAATCTTAGGTCGTAATGGTACGAAGATTTATGAACAATTAGAGTTCATTCGTAATAATGACAACGACATTAGCACCGTACTAACAGCGTCTGGTATGTTCCCAGGTATTTCCTATATTGGTTTTTCTAAACTGGTAGAAGCAATTCCAAACATCATGACGGCATCAAAAGACGAAGTGCTAGAGATACTACCAACTATCAACGGTTGGGGTACTAAGATGATTGATACCTTTGTTTCTAACTTCGGGGCTTTCCGCAAGTTTATTAAGAAATCTGGTTTAACATTGGCTGTTCCTAAGAAACGTGTTGCTAAAGGAAATAGACTTCGTAATGAGGTTGTGCTTTTTACTGGCTTCCGTGATAAAGAATTAGCTGAGAAAATCATAGAACAAAATGGTGTTGTTGCAAACGGTCTAACAAAGGCTGTTACAATTTTAGTTTGTCCTCCGGGTACATCTAATAATAAAACAGAAAAAGCAAAAGATCTTGGTATCAAAATATATGATCCAGATGAGTTCAAGTATCAATATAAACTATGAGGTAAATTATCATGCCAATGAAGAAAATGAAACTCAAATCTAATGGTGAAACTCGCCGTAAGAAAAAACGTAGTGCTGCGGAAATCCGTGAGGCTATGAAACGTAATCGCAAAAACCGTGCTAAGAACAAAGCACACAATAAAGCGTATTATCGTAAAAACCGTAATGAAATCCTTAAACGTGCTCGTAAACGTGCAGAGCGTAAAGCTCGTGGCGATGTTCGTGTAACACGTCTTCGTGAAACCGTAGGCACTCCAGATTAAATAGGTGACCGCTTATGTTAATTGAAAAAGACGCAGTTTATGGCAGTTTTCGCACCATTAAGCGGTTTAAAGATGAAGGCAAGTTTGGTTGTCAATGCGAATACTGCGGACGTAAACGAAAATTCACAAAGGCTCAGCTCTTAGTTGAGCCTGTTTGCGATTGTCAAGTAGAAGAAGTTGTCGATTCAACATTAGAACACGCAAGCAGTTTACTTGATGAAGATACATATAGCTTGTTCCAAGAACAAGTTCAACAAATTTCTGAAAAGTTTGAAAACAATCCGGATAAAGGTGTAAACCAATTTCAACTGATGTCCCTAAAGATGTTGGTGGACTTAATCCCTTATGCTGAAAAGGAATACAGACGTGACCCTCGTCAGTCTAACGCATATGCGATTAACGCATTGGTAACTCAAATCCGTGAATTGATTTCAGACTTACAAGCTGAAGATAATACTTTAGAGCTTATCAATAAAATTGTACTTAACATCGTACAGCCAATCACTCAAAAGATAGCAGGTTCATTGATTGAATTTAACTTCGCTATTAAAACACAAATTAAAGGTGACCTTAAAGACGGACACTATGAACGTGCTGAACGTGAGATTGATAACGCCACTAAAGATTTAGCTAGACAAATTCAATCTCATATAAATCAAATGAGTGATGAAATTCGGGAGTCTACTGAATGATACGTAAACCCCGATTAAAAGCACCTCGTGTCAATACGCATCGGGGTATTGCTAGTACGAAGATTAAACGTGCTATAAAACCAAAAGGTAACTATGGTGGGTCTAAAGAAGAATGGCAAAAGATACGCATAAAAGTATTAAAACGAGATGGCTACAAATGCACAAAGTGTGGTTGCTCTCGGTCATTCGATAACCCACTAGATATACATCACATAAGACGATTAAGTCGTGGTGGGTCAGATTCCCTTTCAAACTTGATAACGTTATGCAGACGTTGTCATTCTAAACAAGATGGACATTCTCATATGAGAGGTTAAAATGAAAGAACTAATTGTTATTTCAAATCTAGCAGATACAGCCACAGATGTTAAAGATGATCTCACAAAAGATGATTACATCAAATATCTGGAACAGCGTATCACTCAAATTTCAAAGGTTGCATTTACTGCTACCAGATTATTAAAGCAAAGTCAATATAGCACGAAGAAAGAAATCGAAAATGCTTTGAATGGCTTGCAAACTATCTTCGCTGAACTCTCTGAATTAGAGTTAAAAGACTACTTGACTAAAGAGTTCAATGATGTTAAAATGCTACAATTAGCAAGTGAAGATCCGCCACTTTACGAGGCAATAACTTCACTAATCAAAGAAACTAAACAACGCATTGGAGAACAACAATGACTTTTGTTACAACCGCATCTGCTTTTGATACAACAGTAGAATATCCTGAAGATAAGAAAGCAGAGAAATACTTTGAGAATATGACAGAACTTGATGGTCTGTTGTTCTTAATGTTTGCACATTCTCGCTTTACTTTAGCAAGCAGAATTCTTAAAGATTGTGGAGCAACGCTCGACGATTTGAATCTGCACAATTTCTATTTGAACTATACGAACTATGACGGTCGTTTTGAACAGAACCACCAATCATTGTGTAGATCATTTCAAGCTAAAGTCTTTAAAGACGGTGAGGGTGTACTTGATATTCCAGTATTCGCAAACTTATCTTTAGACTATGTATTACCGATGGCTTACTTAAACCATACAATGTTTTCTGCTTATTTAGACAGTAACATCTTTGGTTTAAGTGGTGTTTATCTTCGTTGGGCAGTTAAACAAGTGCAAGATAAAACTTTACCTAGCTCAATTCCTTTAGACCCAGAATTCTTTAAGCGTATGCCAACAGAATACTTCAATGACTTACTTGAAGTTGTATCTGAAGATCAAATCAACTGGTATAAAGCGAACTGCAAAGAACTTAAACTCAAATTCATTGTAGATCCGTCTAACACTGATGAAAAAGGTAACTTGCTTTCTGATCCTAACTGTATATTCACTGGACACATTTCTATTCCAGTTCCGAAATCTGTAGTAAACTACATTTCTCAGGGTGGAGATGAAATCACTAAAGTGTCTGCACTTCATCAATATGGCGAACAGCTATTTGAAGAAATCTATGGCGATTTCGATGCAGAACGTATTGTCCGTCCATTAGAGTCAGTTGTAGAAGCAACTAAAGATATTATCAAAGAGGTTAAATTATCCAACGATGATAATATTATGCTCAACACTGAAGGCACATTAGAGTACATCCCTGAAGTTAGAGATCTTAAAAAGTATAACGAACTTCGTAAATCAATCGGTACCAAAACTAAAGATGGTATTGAAATTAACTTAGATACTCTTGCTAAAGTAGAAACCAATACACCAATCTATACTGACTGGCGATTAGGTTACTTCTTATATACCAGTACAAACGGTAGTATGGCACGTGCATCATTAAGCGGTGGACAACCTGCTAACCCTAACCATTACAAAAACCTGATTTCAACTAAATCGGCGAAAGTATTAACCAACTTCAACAATGCTATAACAGATTCATTCTCTTTCTGTAAGGCTAACAATTTGGTTGATAACATTTTAGACCTCGTTGAAGTAGATGAAATTTTAACGTTGTTCCCACAAAGTCGCAGAGAACAAATACTGACCACTCTTAAAGAAGAAAAGCTGACTGTCAGCGTAATCAATATCTTAATGGAGAGCGGTATTCAAGGTGCAACTAATATTGGTACGGCGTCAAATATTTCAAAAGACTTAGGTTCATTCCTAGTTTATATTCGTGTGTTAGCTAAATCAATTATGGCTACACTAGGTGATGTTGCAGACATTGATACTTGCGATGCTGAAAGTATTTCAAGTGAAGACTTATGTCCTGAATACTATTTCCGTTATCCGGTGTATAATGTTATCGGTCGTATCTTAACTAAAGTTGCACAGTTCGGTGATTACGATGCATACATCAAACGTGTGGGTGTTGCCCGTGCTATGCGTACGATACCATATATCATTATTGGTTCTAAATATGAACTAAGCGAAATCAATGCTTTCGATAAAGAGTATCGTGCTACACTAGGTTTAAACTTACCACAAGATAACTATGAAGTAGCTCCGTTACATAATATCAAAGACGGTGTGTTCTTCTTACCACACCAAGTTCGTGCTAATCATCACTTAACTCAAGAAAATGATAACGCAGTATTAGACGTAGCCGCAGGTGGTGGTAAAACAGCCTTAGCAATCACCGATGCACTTCGTCATACAGCACAAGGTCGCAGAGTAGCAGTTGTATGCCCTAACTACTTAATGCGTAACTATGTAGAAGACGCAACATTCTTCACTGAAGGTAAACTTAACGTAATCTGTATCAACACAGAAGTCTATAACCAATACGGTGAAGAAAAACTTGCTGAAATGATTACAACGGCTCCACCGAATACGTTGTTTGTACTTGGTCTTAATATGTTTAGCCAAGGTAAAAACATTAAATTCAACTATGCGGGTGCAGACATTACAATCAACCAGATTGTTGAATTCTTACGTTCATTTACGTGGGACGTGGTTATTATGGACGAATCACATATGCTTGCTAATACAAGCTCTAATCGTTCAGAACATTTATTGCGTTTCTTAGGCACAGCTAAATATCGCCGTGAACTTACAGGTACTTTCATTAACAATACTTGTATGGATGCGTTTGGTCAAGCGAAATATTTGAACCCGTCTATTCTAGGTGACGAAGAAGAGTTCCTTGAACAATATGCGGCAGTATATTCAGGTTCTAAAGTAATCAGTTGGAAACCTAAAGCTGAACAAGAAATCAAACAAAAGATAGCGTCTAACATTGACTTTGTTAGTGTACGCCGTAAAGAATGGGCGGCACTGCTACCACAAAAACGTGAATCTTTCCACTTCGTAGATTTATCTGAACAACAGTACAAGGTTTATCAAGCAATCTTAACTGATGTTGTAGATGAAATCATGAAAGATCCAGTGTTGAAGGCAGCACTTGATAAAGCTAACGAAGATGACGATGCAGAAAGCGTAGCAATCGAGGCTATGTTAAAACGTTACTTAGCTCGTATTGAACGTTTCTTATGTGCGTGTGATCTTGATGAAATTGGTAAGACACTTCTAACAGGTGATGAACTAATCAGTCCGAAAGTTACTAAAACAATCGAACTATTAGAAGAACACTTTAAAGATCCTGAGCTATCAAAAGGTAAAGTGTTAATATTCACTTCATACCGTGATAGTGCGGCGTCCATTTATAATAATTTGCCACCTAAGTTTAAGAAAATGGCATTGTTATATGAGGCGTCAAGAAAAGAAGAACTCATTCCAATCATGAAGAAAGACCCTAACGTGAAGATTGTAATCGGTGTTGAACAAAGTTTGAATACTGGACACAACTTCCAGATGTTTAGTCGTCTAATTCGTGAAGAGTCAATTTGGAACCCAGGTACACTTGACCAAGCAGAATCTCGTTTAAACCGTCCAGATCCTAAGAATAAAGACAACAAACGAAGTTATATTCAAATGGACTGGATTTGTACTAACCGCACCATTGATGTTACTAAAACATCTCGCTTAGTATCTAAGATTTTAAGTGCGGCACGTTTCAACGAAGGTACTAACCCATTATATGCAGACATCCCTGAATTGCCTGTTGTTAGTATGAACTTGCAGAACATTCTGCAAAACAATGACTTTGAAACAAGTCTATCACGTTACTTAGAAGGTTATCAAGAATACCAAAATGCGGTAAACAAAGACTACCAGATTTTCCGTGAAACTACTCAATTCAAAGAACCTGTTAATATTCCAAACGCAGGCACCATGAAAGGTACAGCATACGTTGATGTTCCTTACATCCCAGGTATGGTTGTTCCATTCCAAAAAGAGATGGGTCTTGTTTCATTAGAAGATTATGCGTTAGACAAAGGTGTGGTTATCACTGATACACCTGAAATCAAAGGTCGCCGTGTTCACACTGAGTTTGGCGATGGTATTATTACTTCTGTGTCAGCTCGTACTATTAAAGTACGTCTTGACAACGGGTCAAGTGCTAGTGTAAATAAACTAACGGCTTTCTTAGTGCCTGATGATTTAGAAGGTTCAGTTAAAGATAACATTCGATCTAAATTAGGTTTAGCAGAAGCACCTAAGAAAATTAAACAGTTTAAAACTGTAGAAGTCGTTGAAAAAGATGTAAAACGTAAACGTAGCAGACAACCTGCTGATACGACAGACATCCAATTAGACGGTGAAGTAGAAGTTTATTTGAGCAATCTTAACAATGCGGTTACCGTTATGATCGACAGTGAAGATATGGACATCACACCTAAAGTTGCACAACAACTTGACTTAATGGCGTCCGGACCATACTACTACTGCTTCTGTCGTACACATAAAGCACTCCGCCTCATGTTGGAAAAACTTGAAGAGAAATTTGATATACCACAAGATCAACTCGATAAGCTATACGAGTTACTTGAAACGTTTGAAACAGGTCGTCAAAAACTTATGAACTTAGAACGTGCCTCTAAGATTGAACTTAAACAGTTCTTCTTACAACGCCGTCGCAAAGTACCAAAAGGTGAACTTCATGTATTCCCAATTATTGAAGATGGTGTGTTCTGGTTAGCGGCTTTTGCTGACAACCAAATTGAAGCCCGTCGCTTACCACGTCTTCGTGTACCATCTGCGAAATGGGAACTTGATAAAGACGGTTTCTATTTCAAAGTGTTTATGCGTAAATCAGAAGCACGTGATTACGTTAAGTCTTTAGCTGACCACGGTTTAACTGTTTCTAATATGGATCAAGTTAAAGAAGATTATGCGAATATTAAAATTCGTAAATAACAATAGGGTGTGAAAGCACCCTTCTTTCAATAGGAGAATGAAATGTCCGAAAGACAATTAACTCAAACCGCACTATTAGTTGCACATTATATGACTCGCGGTCAATATGACAGTGAAGTTGGTACCTGGGGTTATTACACTAAGAGTGCTTTCCGCAAATTCTTAGATACTGTTCAAATTGACGGTGTACTTCGTGAACACTTGAACTCTGGTGTGTATCATTATGTAGATGAACTACCAACAGAAGTTGCTAACGCTTTATTAGCTGAAGGTAATGATGAAGTAACTACCGAAGGTCAAGCACCACAGGAACCTGAACAGGAACCTGAGCAAGAGCCTGAAGTTGAAACTGAAACAACTGAAGACGCAGACGTTGCAACAGAAGATGCAGATGCTGAAACTGAAAACGCTGAAGAGCCAGTTGCAGAAGAAACTGAATCTGAAGAAAAACCAAAAGCTCGTCGTTCAAGACGTTCATAATATAAGGAGGCATATGCCTCCTTTTTATTTCCCATTTTCCTAATATTTTCCCGTGTTGTAAACAATAGCATATTACTTATGGGAGAATATATGAAATTTAAATCCGTTAAACCATTCCTATCAGATGAAGGTTTGTTTGGCATTAAACCTTATAACATAGATTGGGCAATTACTGATAACTGGAAAACCGCAAAGAACAAAGTATTAGTAGTTGTTGAATTTGTACCTAGTGTTGATCTTAAAGAAAAATCACTAATGGGTCATACGTTAAGCCAACAGACTTATTCCAATTTATTCGATTACACTTTTAGTGAAGTTAAGAAACTAAATTCCAAAGTCAAACAAAAAGATTGGGGATTTATGTTTGTGAACTTCAACTTCTTCAAGTGGTTCGACTTATCAGCACAACAGAAAGATGTTTGTATTGGTGCGGCAACAAAACGTATGAGAAAGATCATCAAGAAAATACCTCATACGCATTTATTGCTAATGGGCGATACAGTAGCCGCCAAAATATTAGATGATCCGGATGCTAATACAAAACGCTTATGGGTTCATGACCTTAAAGGAACACCAACAGTTAATACCATTGGCATTGACCGTTCATTTAGTGCATCTAAGTCAGACGATGACGATCTTGATGACGATGCAATCGACCAAGCAAACATCTTAGGCTATGCAAGCCGTTGTATTCAAAACTTAATATTAGGATATAACCCATATCATATTGAAGTTAAACCAAAGGCCAAACTGATTAAAACCATTAAAGAGTTCGACGCTCTATACAAAGAACTTAAAAAAGCTAAACGTATTGCAGTCGATACCGAAGGTACATCTTTAGAAACTATTGAAAACAAATTGGCGACTATCCAGTTTGCAATATCATCAGATATTGGTTATGTTATCCCGTGGTATCATCAAGATAGTACTTGGTCTGTAGCAGAGTTTAAATATTTGCGTAAGAAACTTCGTAAACTATTTACGTCTAATGGTACTGAATATAAAGGTACGAAAACTAAATTCTTAATCGGGCAGAACTTCGGTTATGATATGCGTGTACTTTCTAAAGAACTCAATATCCGTTATTGGTCGCATAACACATGGGATCTAATGGCAGGTGAGTTCTTATTAGATGAAAACATTAAAGTACTCCGCACATACGGTACTTCTGCTTATAGTCTAGCACAAATCTGTATGAACTATGGTTGCGACTTCTACCAAACAGCGAGCTTTAGTAAGGCTCAACGTACGCTGATCGCACACCAAGAACTAACCCAAGAAGTGTTAGACTATACTACGATGGATGTTCAGGTTATGATTGCTATTCAAGAGCAACAAATGAAACGAGCCAGTAACATTCTACACGTAGATGATAAACCATATACTAAAGATTACCACCGTTTAATGCTGACCCAATTATCTAGTATGATTCGGGTTATGAGCGTTATGAAGTATAGAGGTAACACTATTGATATTGAGTATCTACTTTCACTACTTCGACCTGATAGTCCGATTTCGTCTAAGATTGATGAACTCACTAAAGAGTTTTATGAACTACCTGAAGTTAAGAAAGCAAGTAAACTACTTAATGAAGATAAAGGTGCACCATCTGGTGGTTTATTCGGTCAGTCATTCAGTAGCTTTAACTTAAGTAAAAAGGCACATTTGAAAACATTGTTTATTGATGTACTAGGTTTAGAGCCATTACGTTATGGTAAAAAGGGTGATCCGTCTTTCGACAAAATGTTCTTAAAAACGTATGAAGAAGACAATCGAAGTGTAGCCATTATCAATGACCTTAATAAATTAGGTAAATTGAAATCGTCATACATCGATGCGTTTTATGGACACGTTGAAGAATCACACGATGGTCGTATTGATAAACGCTTACGTCCGGACTTTGGTTATACTGGTGTTGTAACAGGTCGTTCAAATAGTAGTAAACCATCTTTCCAACAAATACCAGAACATAGTGCAGACGCTAAGATCATTAAGCGTATGTTTATCAGTCCACCTATGGTATTACCATTCGAGGCTGACTACTCGGCTCACGAAGTTAGATGCCTTAATCTTAACAATTATGTTATCACCAGTAAAGGGCTTAAACGTTTATCTGAAATCATAGCAATTAACGATGACAGCTATTTAGTGTTATCTCATAACCATAAAACAGGTAAAGACGAATACAAACGTATCGGTTATAAATCAGCACATACAACAGAGTTCGACCACCTAGAAATAGTACACGAACACGGTATGTTGGCTTGTACTGCTAACCACCAAATCTGGAGCATTACACGCAACGCCTATGTATATGCAGATCAGTTACAAGTCGGTGAAGAGCTACTCACAAATGATTATTTATCACGACCAACTAAGATTGTTTGTATTGAGAACTATGGCAAACAAAGTCATTTAGTAGGTGATATTGGTATCTTCGATAATCATAATCTATACGTGCAAGCAACAGATTTACCTGACGAGAAACCTGTGCTTGTCCATAACTGTTGGGGTATCGCGGCTGATGATGATGTAGTACGACAATCATTTTTGAACATTCATAATCTGATTATCAAATACAGACATAATCCTACTGAAGAAAATCTTAAACGAAAAGAAACAGAAGGTGACCCTCACAAACAAAACTATCATATGTTTGCAAGTGTACCGTTAGATAAAATCACTAAAGAGCAGCGACAAGACGCGAAGCAAATCACTTTCGGTGCGCTCTATGGAAAAGGGGATAATGCATTAGCTAAAGACACTAATAAGTCTGTCGAAGAAGCACGTAAGATTAAGAAAAACTTCTTCAAGAAATTCCATAAAGGTGAAGCCTGGTTAAAACGAATGGTGACCTATGCACAAGAACATTTGTTTGCTGTATCTCCAATAGGACGACGCCGTAACTTGTTTGGTAACTTATCCGGACACAATGCTATGCGGGCTGCTGTTCAACGAAGAGCTCAAAACAGTCCAATTCAGGGTTTCGCTTCTGATATTTGTTTTATGGCGGCTGATATTTATGCTCGTACTATCCACGAACTGTTTAATGAACTAGGTATCAAGCATAAATCGTCTAAAGTAGGTACATCTAAAACAGATATCACTTACTTACCGACCGGTCCTAACGTAATGGTACACGATAGTATTAAAGCTGAGATGCCAATAGAATATTATCTATTAGGTATGCACATTCTTGAATGGTCTATGACACACGGTGTTACACAATATTTGCGTGAAACGCACGGTGTTATAACAGGTGTTCCATTTGATATTGAATTTAGTGTTGGTGCAGACTGGTCGCATAAAGACGATTGGGACTTCAGTGCTAATCATATGGAGAAAGCAATCAAACAAACATTGATAGACCATAAAGCGTTATATCCGGATAATGCCAAAGTTCAAGCTATCGACCCAGATAAGACCTATGCTTACATGGTAGATTGCTATCACGAACAGTGTAAACAGTTAAAACTACGGGAACGGTTCCCACTTAACATTGACTAGGAGAACATCATGAAAGCACAAGCAACCTACACATTAGGATTAGCAGGTGAATTAACAGTTCGTTATACAGACGAACTGTTGTTAAACGTAACACATGGTTTAACACCTATGGTTAAACTATCAGAAGACATACGCACTAAATTAGCAGGTTTAGATATTTATGACCGTATCATTTTCAAGGTCTCTAGTCGAAGTGCTTTACCTTATCGTTTAATAGAACATTTAGTACACTTGTTAAACACGAACACATCTTGCTACGTGATATATGATGATGACCCAATATGTTATCGTGTTGCACCAGTATCACTATTTAGCTATACTGTTATTGCGGCATATAATAAAGCAGACCTTGGTCTTGACGATAAACTTTTAGGGAACTTCGTTAAAACCAATGTTAAAGATTTCCACGTTACAGACGTACACACTGTAGAAATAAAACCATACACATGGGCAAAAGATCAAAACGCTCCGGAGTCATGATATGATACTTATTAAGAAGAAAAGTAACAACACCTACTATGTTAAAACCTCTAAACGTAAAACAAATTTTAATCGTATCGTTGTACAAAAAGTAAAACATAAGGTACAAGATTTATTCAACTTTAAGTTATTTGAATATTCTCAAACGGGTGGTATAAATGAAATATGCAATAGATAGCTTATGCGTAATCCTAATATTCACATTAGCGATCTACTTTATGGATAGAAACTTCCTTAGTAGTAAGGCATACTTACTAGCAGTAATTCTATCCTTACTGGTAGCCTTTAGCCTAAACTTAGGTCGCTATATCTTATGTAAATATGGCAATAACATCAGACGTTATTTTAAAGGTAAATAAATGGAACAACGTAAATACGAATTCGTTGGTGCGGGTTTATACCCCATCAACCACATGGGTCTCGCTATCTATATCAAGTATAAAAGCGGACCTAATGAAGTACGATTAGTAGAACAAAGTTCACGACACGTTTATATCCGCTGTCCTGATCGTGAACTTTATCTGGTTAATGATAAGCATACTGCTCACCCATATCAAGTGCCTTTTGAATATGACGAGGTTGTTAATGTTAGTCCATTTTGGCCTACCATTGGTGCTAATCTTGGTATTACGAACTACATGATGAACTACTCACAGATGATGGGTAAAGAAGAACGTAGTCCTAAACTAAGATTGCATGGCAGACAGCCACATCATAACCAGATGATTTATGCAGACTCAGGTGGTTTCCAACTTAAATCTGGCAAGTATGATTATATCAATCCACGTTCATTAACCAAGTGGTATAATGAGAACGTTGATATTGGTATGGTTCTCGATATCCCTAGCTCAGGTTATTATTGGGAAGGCTTACTTGAAAAGATGGCAAAAGCACAACGATCAAACATTGATATTATGCTTGCTCATAAACGACCTGACTTACACTTAATGAACATCTTTCATGGTGATAGTTTGGATGCCGTCAATAAATTCAGAAGTATTGTTGAAGTAGATGAAATTGATCGTGTGTCAATCGGCGGTGCTTATTACCAAACGTTAATGAACTCCATTGATATTATTTGTCGCATTATGACGACAGGTCGTCAGTATAAACATTACCACGCATTAGGTGTAGGTAACATTCGACAAATATATCCGTTAATGCGTATGGCATCTAAGGGTATTGCACCTTACATTACATCAGACGCTAGTACATTCCTACAAGAGGCTATGAACAAAGGTTACTTCTTGTGTCCAAGCATTGAGCAACCTCCACGCCATTATGTAATTGGGGATATGACTAATAAACCAAACGCAGGTCAAACGTTGCCTTGTAGTTGTGCGGTGTGTAGTGCAATCAAATATATGGATGTACTTAATTCATTCACCGGGAATATATTAGCGTTCTTATTGATGTACCATAACTTGTTCCGCTTTACTCAACATACTCAGGCTATGTATGATATTATCGACACTGCCACTAAAGATGATCTTAAAGCGTTACTACGTTCTCAATTCCAAACACGCCGTAATGGACAAGATGAAACATTGGCTTGTATTGATTACGTGGATGCATTTGCTGAAGGTGGTGCTGACTATGCTGCCCGTACTTGTGCATACTTCCTAACAGATGCAAATGGTGAATCTGAGTTACCGTCATTATTTGGAACAACCCCTGATGTTGATGATGAAGAACCTGAAGTGTTTAACAATAGTCTGGATAGTGATGACCCAATTCGAGTTCGTATGGAACGTGTACTAGACAGTTTTATTAACCAGTCAGAATCTGAAAAGAAACACGTTAAGATTGATAAGAAAAAACAAGTAACCGGGGTACAAGGACACCAACGTGAAAGCTCAGGTTTCGTTGCACTACCAGGCAAACATAAGCGTAAGAAAGCTAAGAAGGTTGAAGTCAAAGTAAAAATTAAGAAAGAAACACGCAAAACCCTTAAAGACTTAGTTCAGGAGGCATAATGAAACTCCCACGTGCTTCTGTGGCTGAACGACTAGCCGCGGAACAATTACGCAGACAACAAAAACGGCGTGTTTCTAATAATACTCGCCGTAAACAACTTGACGGTTTAACTGCCCGTCAGCTTGTTGCTAACACACCTCCCTATGTAAAGTATAATGGAGGTTTTGTTACACCAACTAAGATCAAATTTGATCCTAAGAAGAATATGTATTTGTGCGAAACTCGTACTAATGAGTTAGGGCAACAACCTCGTATTCACAAACAAGAGATCACACTATTGTCAGGTACTGATATAAGAGATCGTAATGCACGAATCAAAATAGACTGCGACTGTGAGTTCTTCTGTTATTATTGTGAATATGCGTTGAACCTATATGGTAGTGCAGACATTCGACGGTCTAATGGGGAACCACCATTTATCACGAATAGCCGCTTTGTGCCAATTCTTTGCAAACACTGCCTGGTTGTAATTGAAAAACTTCTTAAGATGAAATAGATATGAAAACATACTCAGAACTTTTAAACAACAATAAGGATTTGTTTGATAAAGATCAATACAGTTCCGCTCAATGGTTCTCAGTATTAGACAGTATCTTATATAGTGGGATTAACCATTTATTGCAGACAACAACGTTCGTACAAGAACATGTCGCACAGTTAATCAACTATCAGCACATTCATAAAAAGAGAGCGGTATCTAACGGATTGAATTGGCGAGAGTCAATATCTCTGTATATAAACTTTATTGCTAATCCAACCATTGAAAACTTTGAGAGCCTACAATTAGATAGAAATCTTACTATGCAAATATTGCAAGGTTTTGTTTCTAATCTTACTCAATATGATGATGTTATTGTGTCCGGGTTTAAAAAGAGTTACCACATAGATTTACGCAACTATCATAAAAGCGTATCCGCTACAACAGCAGATCTATACGGTGTATATCAACACGTTAAATTCTGTGTTAGTCAATTCTTAGAATTGAAGAATATATTGTTATCACACTATGTTTTGTATATTGAGAAGATGGCTAACTATGATAGCCGTAATTCAAAGTTTGTTACTGATCCTGAAGAAATTCGGCAGAACTACTTTTTGGCTTTTAACAAAGCAGTGGATCATTTCAATTTATCGAAAGGTGCTTTTAAATCATATCTTGATATATGGATAACTAAATATCGGAACCACCATACTAACTATTATGGGACAGCATACATTGTACCATCTGGTAGTGAGATTCATTCAATGAGTGTAGAGCTCAATGATGAAATAATGGAATCGGAAGATATGTGTTGTAGTACCAGTATAGATATTGTAAATGAACAACAACAAAGACGCTTAATTTATGAATTAGCGAAACTGGTTGATCCCAATGAATATGCAATCAAATACTTAGAACTAGGGGAAAACTTAGATGAGTTTTAGTGATACACCTGATGTAGTAATCAACGGTGAAATTGTTGAAGGGCTACTTCATAGAGGCAATCCACAGGATTTAGCGGAGCTTATTTTTAGCTTGACAAATGGCAAAGCCTGTGCAATACTATTAAACAATGTTGCTAATGACAAAGACGTCAAGTTGCAGAAACTAATCAAAAGACTGAGTAGTAAAGGCTATTCAGTTTATATTCGTTAAACAGGAGAAAACTTAATGAAACGAAGTGCAAAAGGTCGTGGATTTGGGGATGCCAATGTTAATAGCGATACCAAGCCACCACGTATAGATGAGCTTGTAGAACTTCTGAAACCCACTTCAGATTTCTTACAAATTCGTTTAGTAGGTGATGTGTTTAGTTACGCTACACACTGGATTCAAATTCAAACCAGTAAGGGTGAATTTAAAATTCCAAAGGTTCCGCTGAACTTTGACCCATACACAGATAGCTTTGATGAAACCATTGAAGATCCGTATCAAGATTTACCTAATCGTGAAACGACTTCTAAGCGTTACTTTGTTAATGCTATCGTGCGTGATATTCAAGATTCTGAACCACGCAAGAAAGAAAAACCGTCTAAGTCAGAACGCAAAACTGGTTTAATGGACGGTAAGGCGTCGAAAACGTGGACACCAGTTCGTGTGTTAAGCGTACCTTCCGGTGTTGCTAAACAACTTCAAAAGATCATTACAATGAACAAACACAAAATTAAAGGTAAGGTTGTGAATTGTGAATTGTCTGATCCTGAATATGGTTGCGATATTTTTATTGCGTTTGACCCAGATGCACCAGGTGCTACTAAATGGTCAGTGCAAAAAGGCGACCACAGTCCATTAACTAAAGATGAGCAATCATACTTGTTATGGAACTTAGATTTTACTGAAACAGCGATGAAAAAAGAAAGCCTTGAAAAAGCTAGACAAGAAGCAAAAGCATTGTTAGCTAAAGCAGGTGACTTATCAGATGATGAAGATGAAGAAGACGAAGATGATCTTGATTTGTCTGATCGCAAAAAGAAAAAGTCTAAGAAAGACAAAAAATCCAAAAAAGATAAATCTTCTAAGTCTGACAATAAAGACAAAAAGTCTAAGAAAGACAAAAAGAAGAAAAAATCTAAGAAAACATTATAACGTGTAGGTGGTGTATTCCACCTAGTATATCAAAGGTTTAATTAAACAAAAGGTAACATATATGTCCAAAGTATTATCAATTTTAGAAGCACTTATCGCAAACGGTATCTCTGCAGAAGATATTAAAGATGCGGCAAATCAGTTAAAAGCAGGCAAAGCTAAGAAAGGTAAAAAGCCATCTGTAGCTGACTTGTTAGAAGATTTATCTGATGATGAACTTCGTCAATTAGTCGTAGAGCTTGAGCTTATGAAAGAAAAAGCGGCTAAGAAAGCTAAACGTAAAGATCTTGAAAAAGCATTAGCAAAAGCTGATCCTGAAGAATTAGAAGACGCTATTGCTGAATTAGCCGAAGATGATGAAGATGATGAAGATGATGAAGATGATGAAGATGAAGATGATGAAGATGACGAGCCTGACTATGAAGACATGTCGCACAAAGAGCTTGTTGCATTAGTAGTTAAACGTGGTCTTGCTAAGAAAGCTAAAGCTACTAAAATGGACGAAGAAGAACTTATTGAATTGCTTGAAGAAGACGACGAATAGTTCTTTAGAAAAAGCTGTTGAAGACTGGATTAAGCAACTTCCGTTTTAACGGCGGTTAATAAGGGAGGCACTGACCTCCCTTTTATTTTATGGGAACAAACTATGGAATTAAAGTTTAAATCGTTCAGTACCGAAAGCGAGCTATGTCTATGGTGTGCTAAAAACAATATTACACCTAAATTTATTACCGCTCAAACTAATTAGTGCAAGTAATGACGGCTTTTATAGAACTCGCATTGTCGTTTACTACTAAGGACATAATATGGCTAAAAAGAAAGAAGAAAACACTGAACAATCTTCGGTGTATGATGTAATCAAACTAATAGGTGCAACTGAAATCGTTGATGAAATCCAACGCAAATTCCGTTTAGCTGCCTCAACAACTGACGTAGAAGCACGTCGCAGTACCACAGTATCAACAGGTCTCTTAATGACTGATATTGTTCTTAATGGTGGTATCTATCCCGCAGGTTGGTATACGTTCTTTGGTGGTGAAGGCTCGGCCAAAAGCTCAACCATGATGAACATACTAAGCTCGGTCTATGGTTCTAATGTACCACTAATTGATATGCGAGATGCAGAAGGTTCTACATCAGCAGACTACATTGAAACAATGGCACGTAGCTCTGGTGTTGCTCGTGAATTTGATGTTAAGAAAGCATTCGGTGTATCAGATCCTAAAACTGGTAAATGGGTTATTCCACCTCGTATTCGTTATACGTCAGACAACAGTTTAGAAGGTACATGGAAATCAATCAGTGCAATCTTAAAACGTTTACCTGATAAAGCGTATATTGACGGTGATTGGTGGTTATTGTTTGACCGTACTAAAGAAAACATTAGTAAATTTAAAGGTCAAGGCAATAAGAAAATCGGCGACCAATATAACAAAATTGCTATCAAGTCATTAGACGGTGGTAGTATGCAAGCATTGTTCATTGTGGACTCTCTACCTGCTTTAGTAGCTGAGGCTGATGATGAAGATGAAGGCACAAACGCTATGGCGATCTCTGCTCGTGGTCATGCTAAACACATTCCGAAAGTTAAGGGTCGTCTAAAACGTAAACATTGTACCATCTTGGTAGTAAACCAAATTCGTTTAAATCCAGGTGCTATGATGGGAAATCCTGAATACGAGCCAGGTGGACAAGCTCCTAAGTTTGCTTCTGATGTGCGTATTAAACACACAGCACGAAGTGTACCACACGGAAAAGGTTCAACCGAAGAAGAAGATTCAGTTCAATTTAAATCCGGGGTTGATACATATCGTTATATCCATCTCCGTGCTATTAAAAACAAATATGGCACACCTAATGTTGAGGCTTGGCATAGACTTTGGTTAAGCGACCCAATAGGTAAAGCACACGGTTTCTGTCCAGTGTGGGACACATTCCAGTACCTCCAAGCTACTGGACAACTTGAAGGTACTATGGGTCGTGGTTTCACCATTACTCTTGGTAACTGGACAAGCCCTAAACTTAAATGGTTAGACTTCAAAGCATTGATCTTACTAGAAGGCAAAGCATTAAAAGAAGAGTGTCAGCGTTTAGGTATCGACAAGAACCCTAAAATCCGTGAAACCTGTTTTAAACAAATTCGTTCAGGTGAAGGTCTTGACTTATACTATCAAACCATTAGTGGTCTTAATGAAGAAGATGAAGTACCATACGATGAATGGGACGACAGTGAAATCATTGATGAAGTGGTAGAGCGTGGTCTTATGGATAAGAAAAACGCTAAGAAGTCTAAAATCAAAGACCTAATCAAGTTATTAGAGGCTGATGACTTGAACGAAGAAGATGATGAAGGTGCTGATGATGAAGATGACGAGTAAACCATTCGGGGACTTTGTGTCCCCACCTAAAGATCAAACTAGAATAACAGTACCGCTTTCAAGAAACCAACGTAAATTGAAAGCGTATATTGCCTCTAGTTCGTATAACAGAACAAATGTTAAACTACTGGCACTTCTGTTAGCTCAACATAACGTAGATGTTACTTCTACTTGGGCATATACAATGCCAATGCCAGACGCTGATATGGAAATCATTAAAGATAAATATGAGCGTAATCAAGACTTCCACTATTATGTTAAGGAACGTGCTGAAATTGATTTCGCTGATATTGACAGATCTGACTTTTTGGTTATGCAATATCCATGGGGTGCAGGTACTGCGTCTGAAGTAGCATACGCATACGCTCGTAATAAACCAGTGTTTATCTTATGCGACTTTAGTAGCCTTGATGACTTACCACTGTCAGCAGGTTTAGTATCTAAAGATAACATTTGTTTTGACTTTGGATTCCTAATAACAAAAATTAAGGACACTTATGCAAACAACATTAGCCAAGATAAGAAGTCTAGCTAGTGATGAAGGTGGGCGAGCTCGTACTAACAAGGTACTTCTCGCCTGCATTTATTATTTTAGTCATTATATGTATAGCTGTTACCCCGAGCTTGGTGTTGAACGTTGGGGTAAACGCCGCATGGACTTGCTATGCCTACACCCTAAACAAGATATTGTTGGTGTTGAGATTAAACAATCAATAGCTGACTTTCGTGGTGATAACAAGTACACAGACTATTTACCTTATTGTAATAAAATGTACTTCGCTTTTCCTGAAGATATATACACTAAACATGAACAGGAAATCCGGACATCATTAGAAAAAGACATAGGTATCTTGGTATTAAGCGAAAAGACTGGTCTTGTATATACAGCCCGAAAAGCTAAGATACGTGATATTAGTGGTGCTAACAAAAAAGCTATCGTGCTAAGAATGGCTTGGCGAGGTGGTATCAGTAAACGGATAACAAAACGGTATAAAGTACTATGAGCGATATGAACAACGATAACCAATACAACATTGAAGATTATAAAACAGTAGAAATCTGCTATAATAAAGACAACCCAGATTCTGTTGTTACAGCTAACTTACTATACCGAATTTGGTCTGGTATGTGCGACCTAAGCATTTTTAGTATCTATCTGACTGGATATACTAGAACAGAAACCGTTAAATCAGGTGCTAATCTAGTAGTATGTTTAGATGTTGCTCCGCCAACTAAAGTAGAGCAACAACTATTGTTAGTATCTACCGATATTGCTTTAATCAAGAGCATTGAGAAAGACCTAACCGACATTCGGGATTTAGATAAATACAAGAAGTGTAGTATCGTTTATACCCCTTACAGTATTGCACACTTTATTCTTAATTATACGAAACAATGTTTAATGCAAGATATAAAAGGCATTAACTATTTACCTTATTTAGAACCAACACAATATCCAATAGACTTAGAGTCATATGATGATGACATCGCTACTCTAATCTATATTGAAAACCCAGTTAAAGAACTGCTACCAAAAGACTTCAAGTTAGATCCGTCTATTACAGAATTATATAAATTACAAGCATGGTCTAGCTTACACAAGGTGTTACCTCTAGTAACATCTTACGTTTTATCACTTCTTAAAGACGAAGACATTAAAGTATTGATTAGATCTGCAGGTAAATATTACTTGGTTGATTGTAAACAGATGATACTACAAAATTTAAATGATATTGATACCCAGGGACTTACTGATGAACAACTTGAAAGATTATTATCTTACTTGTAGTCCGAAACGATATGATAAAATGATTAAGAAGGTAGAAAATGCTCGCCCAAAGCTGACTGCTCTTCTTCATTACCTTAGAGATATTGCTGAAGACTACGGGTATAATGAAGTTGATATAACAACACTTTATGATCCTAGTGAACAACGTGTAACACTAGGTGTTATGTCTGATGTGCCACAAGTTACAGCAGGTTGGCGAACACTTTATATTGCAGACGTACCAGTTAAAATTATTCCGGATTGGTTGGTTAAACGTTTTAAAATAAAACCTACCAATGCAGTATTAGATCTAGTTAATATACCAGAGTTAATAAATGACTTTGTTCTCCTGAGTTGGAATGAAGTACCTTACCTAACTTACTATCGCAGTTTAGGTACACTCAAAATAACAACCAGTTTAGATCTATCTGCTTACCCACAATTCCATACAACCTTCCATACGACAATACATTAGGAGAAAATATGAAAGCCTCTAGCTTTGAATTAGTATTAGGTATCACTAGTTATAAACCAACAATCGGTTTCCAATTCACACAAACCCCACCCTGTTTAGCATCTCAGGAAATGGAAACAGCCACCTTACCATTATGCTTACGTGAAGGTAATGTACCTAGTCCAAACTTCAACGATCATATGTGGATCATTTCAACACGTTACAACTTAGATGACAATCGTACAGCTAATGGTGTACGCCACTTAATCCCATATTGTTTAATCTTAACACGCGACAACAAATTAGTTGTATATCGTCGTAAAGGAAATGAAGATCGTTTAAACAGTAAATGGTCTATCGGTTTAGGCGGACACGTGTCCATTGATACAATTCGTACTCAATGTAAGGCGAATGGTTATACAACTGTTGCACCTCGTCATACTATCTTCACTACTCTTAAACAAGAACTACATGAAGAAGTTGGTATTAAACGCCGCGGTGATGAAGAGCCACGTCCACTACAATGCTTTGATGATGGATTCTGGATTGCTAACGACCTATACTTATTAGGCGAGCTTAATCTAGTGTCCACTGATGTAGATAAACTTCACACAGGTGTAGTGTTCCTACTTCACACACAGTGGGACAGTCAAGATCTAATCATTACAGATGGTGCTGAAGAAACTGACTTTATTGAGTTCACTAAAGGTGAGAAGTCTGATAATTTGGTCTCCCACTGTCCATACACTTTAGAACCCTGGAGTGATATTTTATTAAATGATCCTAGTGTTCGTAACATTATCCACTCTCTTATCTAAGGATATTCTATGTTAGATATACCACCGAAACCTAATAAGACACACTCGTATCAATTTAAGCGAGATAGATCTTACATTAAGATGGCATATGCACTAGCAGAACAAAGCTATGCGGTTCGCAAGAAAGTAGGTTGTCTTATTGTTGATTATTCAAAGAGCGTACCTCGTGTTATTGCAGATGGTGTTAATGGAACACTTCCAGGTTTCTCTAACTGCTGTGAAATAGAAACAGGCGTTAATGCAGGTGCTACTAAATTAAGTGTAGTACATGCAGAACATAATGCAATCTACAAGTTGAATGATATCCCACGATCTGATAATTGTACGATGTACGTTACGACCGCCCCATGCGTTGATTGTGCGAAACACATTATTATGTCTGGTTTTATTAAACGAGTGGTATATTATACTGGATATAAAAATGATTATGAAAGTATCGACCTTCTTAGAAAGTCAGGTATTGTAGTAGATCAAGTGAATGAACTTAATTTAATTCCGGATATTGATAAGTTTGACTTTAGTGGTAGCCTTCGCAGAGAGGGCTATTCAGAAGAACAAATCCGTGATATGGTGATAACGAAATGTTTGAATTTGTAACAATGCCAGACTTGCACTTTGATAAACCTAGACTACAAGCAATCTTAGGTGTTGAACGTGCAGAACAGCTTAAAGTGATTGCCATGAAACAGGTGTATGATTATGCTAGAAAGCGTGGTATCCGTCATATTGTATATCTTGGTGATATAGCAGATCAGCCTTACCTAAGCGATTACTCAAAACAATTATTTGGTTCCACTGTACTTGATGAAACAGATTTTGAGCATCATATCATCTTAGGCAACCACGATGTTGAACAGAAAGAAGTTAATAGTCTAACATTTTTAGAGTTATTCACTTCAAGAAAGGTTACACCTAATATTCATTTATATTCAGGTCATACTGTTACAAACATTGAGGGTGTCGATGTAGAGTTTATGAGCTTTCCACATAAGATACCTAAAAAGAAAAACAGTCTGTGCTTTGCACACTTAGAAAGACCTGGGGCATTGCGTGATAATGGTATGCCTAATGGTGGACATGGTGAACCGACACCTAAAGGTAAGAACTATTGGATAATGGGACATCTACATACACCACAGGAACTTGAACGTACTGTATATCCGGGTACCTTATTTCAAACAACATTCGGGGAACTACCTGATAAACGTTTCTGTCATTTCCGTGTTAAGAAATCTGATGTTAAGTTTAAATCTATTGTTGTCGATAAGCCATTCACTTTAAAGACAATCAAAGCAGAGTCCATTAAAGATTTAGCAGAGATATCAAATAGTGATAACACGTATTATCGTGTTTTCTATAAGGGGTTCGAACTACCTGACGATTGGCTGTCTGAACACGAAAATGTTGTAGAGTGTAAATCATATTCAGATGGTGCAACACTAACAGCATTATTAGAAACCGAGAATATTGAATGGTCTATAACAGATGGACTATCCGATTTCTTAACCGCTAATGGGTTTGATAAAAAGCAAATTAAGAAAGCAATCAAACTCGTAAAATCATTGTGAGAAACATAAGGAAGAAATATGCGTACTGTAATACAAAAAGAACGTAGTGAATTCTTAGCATTGGCTATTGGTAAAGATAATATCTTAACGGATAACGAAGATAACGTGTCAGGTCTTAAAGTAAATGACGTCGTAGTTGTTGAAGAAACATTACATGGTGCAAAGACTTCAAGACACATTATCTTAAAAGTGGAACAAGTTAAAGACACCGCATACGATACTATTTATTTTGTGCATTGTATTTCTGCAGGTAAAAGTGAGAGATAACTATGGAAGATATCAAAACCAATGAAACGTTTGCCTTAAAGTATCGTCCTAAGAAATTAGAAGAACTAGCAGGTCATAAGCAAATCATTAGTGGTATCCGTGGTATGCTAAAAGCTAAAGATGTTCCAAACGCCTTTATGCTTGTGGGGCCCTCTGGCACGGGCAAAACTACAATCAGCCGTATGATTGCACGATACCTTAATTGTGAAACTATGGATGCGTGTGGTAAGTGTGATAGTTGTAAGGCTATGGACGACTTATCTAGCATGGACTATGTAGAAGTAAATGCTTCTGAAAGTGGTAACATTGAAACAATCCGTAAGTTAATTGAGTCGTCTAGCTTTAGACCTCGTGGTAGATTTCGTGTTATCTTTCTTGATGAAGTACACCGTCTTTCAATGCAAGCGGCTAATGCTTTGTTGAAACCTTTAGAAGAACCACCAGAACATACGCTATGGATTTTAGCTACTACTGATCCGGATAAAATTCCAAACAGTAAAGCAGTGTGTGGTCGTTGTACTCAACTTATTCTTAATAAACCAACCCGTGAAGAAATAGCAGAACGTTTGATTTCCATAGCGAAAGATGCTAAACTTAAATGGGTGAAAGAGAAGTATGCACTTGATATTGCAGAAGCTTCTGGTGGACACGTACGAGATGCAGTACAAATATTGCAGGCTGTTAATACAGCTATTCGTGGACACGATGGCAAACCAAGTAAGAAAGAAATCAAACAAATGGTTTCTGACTTGTCTGTCAAGACAGTTGATCTTGACACTGAAAAGACAACACTTAATATTTTAATCGGTATTTATTCTAACGATCCTAAACGTTTGCAACGTGCAATCTTAGACGCAGATGATTATACCCAGATTATTAACAAAGTGTTAATGCTTAACTATTACCTACTCAACAAACTCTTAATAGGTAAACATGAGAAGATTTGGGAGACCAAAGTCAATAGAGCGTTATTCAACTATCTATCTGATAATGGTATGCCTTCACCTGAACATGTTGCTTTAGTGCATAAGAGTTTAACTCAATTAAAATCTGAAATGGCTTCTTACGTTGTAAACGGAGAACATCTATTAACCGCTCACTTAATGGGATATTGTAATGAACAAAAGACAAAAAAAGCAAAAAGCAAAAACAAGACGCGAAAGTCAAAAGACTAGACTAGCTCAATTAAGCTATGCAGAACGTATGCGAGCAATCGAAGATACTTATCAATGGGGATACGTAAGTGGTTCGGCCGATGCACGTAATAAACTAGAGTATGACGACAAGCCAGAGTGTGTTGTTAATTCACCTGAGTTGCTTGATTATTATGCTCAAGGGTATAAAGCAGGTTTTGAGAGCTATGGTAAAGGCATCCACATTGAAAGTAAACCAACTCTCTTTGTTGCAGGTATAATTATTGTGCTATCATTATTAGCCTTAGGTTATAAATATGTTTAAATACAAATCTATACATCTAGATTGTATGGGATACCGTAACGTAGTAGTACCGCTAGATAAAGTAGGTACTACTATTGTTAAGGGTCGCAATCTTAATGCTAGTCTATCAGGTCGGGCTAATGGTGCAGGTAAAACATTGTTAGTTAGCCCGATCCAACATTTCAAGTATAACACTAAACAGAAGTCCTTGTTTACTCCCGGTTCATCTATTCGTCTTGATGTTGAAGTCGATGGGCATGAATACAGTTTTATTAAATCAATGCCTAAAACAAGTGTTAAGTACGACATCATAAAAGACGGTGTCAATGTAGAGGCACGAACTTCAAGTATTGCTGAAAACCTTATTCATGATATTCTTCCCCAAACGGAAGAAGAGTTTTATGCGTTCACTTATTTAGATAGTCGCCGTCCTAATGATCTTCAGTTTGGTACTCCGACTGCTCGTTTAAACTTCTTCTCTAATATCTTTAGATTGGAAGATTTTGATATAGTACGCACTAAGATTTCTGAACGTATTAAAGAGCTATCACATAAAACATCTGAAAGATCGGTGTATGCTTCTCAGTTAAGTGAAATACAACTCGCCGATATTGATGTAGAAAACCTCAAGTCTAAAATAAAAGCCGCTAAGAAAACGATTAAGAAATACGAGAAGTGGCAATTAGAAAAGACTCGTCAAAGCTTTTATAAGAATACAGTTGCCAAGTATAAACACTTGGAACACTACAATGGGTGCGAAGATACCCACGTACAAATTATTGCCGATGCATTTAACACTAAGCGATACAACGATCGTGCAAAACAACATAATGAACAAGTTAAGAAGAACGCAGTACGTTACGAACAGTGGCAAGCACATGAGAAGAAATTGCAATCCCTTTTTGACACCAAGTTAAAAGGTAAAGCCTTACAAAAACATTGTGCGGAAGTACAGCGTAAAGCGGAACAAGCATACGATGCATATTTAGAGGCTGTCGAAACGAAAAACGATCTCTTAAAAGATAAGAAACGTGCATCTAAGATCATCATTAAAAACGATATCGACATCAATGTAGTAAACGCACAATTAGAAGAAGCAATCTCCAAACTAGACGACCTTAAATTAAACAAAGGTAAGTCAGTGTGTTCTTATTGTGGTTCTAAAATTGATACTAAACATTTCAAGAAACACACATCCGAACTTGAAAAGCAAATAAAAGCATTACAAGTATCTCGGGATGTTGCTAAAGAAACTGCTCGTTTAAAACGTGAGAAAGAAAGCTTATGGAATGAGCATAAAGCAAAAACACTCAAGAGTTTAAAAGTTAAGAAAGTGGCTAAGCCAAGTAAGGTAGATATCTACAAGTATGATGTAGTGGATAAGCCTGAGAAAGTGTTAAAACTTAAACCCGAGATTGATACTTCTAAATCAGAAGACGTAAATACGTGGATCTCAGTTAAATCAGAATACCTTAAAGCGAAAGCCAACATTAAAGACATTGGTGCTAAACCTAAAGGCAAGTCTGCTAAAAAGGTGATTGAGAAATATGGGAAACAAGTTAATGACTATGAGAATAATAGCGCCCGTGCTAAGAAACTTGAACAACAAATATCTGCATTAGATAAGGAACTTGAAGACCTACCATTATACGAGGCATTACTGGTTGCTTATTCTAACAAAGGTATCAAGCTAAGTGTTATGAAACAGTTGGCTGCCCGTATTGAGACCAATATGAATGAATACGCACACTTATTGTTCCCAGAGAAATTCAAGTTTAGTCTTAACATAGATCTTAATAAGTTTGATATTATGGCGACACGTTCTAAACGTACATCAGATATTCGTTTCTTATCTGGTGCTGAAAGCCGTTCATTTAGCTTATTGTTTATGATCGCTTGTTTACCTTTAATACCTCGTAACCGTAGATCTAATCTCATAGTGTTAGATGAATTTGAAGCCGGGCTTGATAAACCAACTAGAGAGCTACTGGTGGATAAATTCCTACCTGCACTTAATAAGATTGTTCCGCATATTATATTCATTACACCTAATGATATATGTGCAGACAAGTCTGTAAATAGAACTACATTAACAGTTGTTAAAAGTAAAGACACAACATATATTGATACCGACTCATAAGGAACAACAAATGGTATTTGATGATTATATTCGGGGTATGGGACCGCATACTAGAGATTTATGTGTTCTCATTTATAATATCGCATACACTACAGGTAAGCAACACGCATTAAACGGTGTGCGTCTTGACTGGCGTGATATTTATGCTAAGAAAGCTAACTATGGTCAAGATGCCTACCAGTTCAGAGTTCATTTGATTGGATATCTGACAGCGTATAACACTTATAAGAAATATGGTCCGCCACCTAATGTTGTAAAGCAAAACATACTAAAACGAACGTTAAGACGATTGGGGTTATTTAAATGAAAGTAATCGGCATTACTGCTACAAGTCCATACGATATTAAAGCGTACATGGAACAGTTTAAAGAAGAACAACCACCTGAGAAACAGAAGAAACTTCGCTTTCAGTTCTTAGGGTTTAATGAAGAAATTAAAGACAATAGTACGGTACTACTTTGTCCTAGTGTTGATGTATTCAAACAGAATATAGCTAACATAGGTAAACAGTGTGTGGTCGTATTCGACAGCCCTATGTTATTAGAAACAGCACTTATTCCAGTAGTAGATGCTATATCTAAAGATGGTGTGCGTTGGTTCTTAAATCATTTAGACTACGATCACTTTAGAGTTGAATTTGTTAAGCTACTTCGTGGTGAATATAAAGTAAACCCGGATATGAGTGCGAAACTTATTCCTAATTTACTTCAACGTGTTAAAGGTTCATTGACTTCAATGTTGTTGAATCTTACTATGAAATCCCGAGTACCTGAAAAACGCCGTGCCATTACGTTTAGTTATATCGTATGGTTATTAAGCGGTGAATCTGTACAGTCATTACAACATCGTATGGAACGTTTAGGTCTTGATGACGAAGCAATAGCTAAATTAGTAGAATGGTTTAATACTGAAGAAGGGCAACAAGCTCGTAAGATCTTCGTAACTATTAAAGATAAGCAAGTTGAAGGTAAAGCAATCAACTACGATGCATTATGTAAAGGTACATCAGTTGAACCATTTGATGTTAAGTATCTGCTTAAACACGTTAGATCACTAAGTACACTAAATAAATTAGATAGTACCTCAGTTGAAGAATATGCTAAACGACAAGAACTTCGTAAGGCTGCACCTACTAATGATGCCGCTGACGATATGATTGAACGTTCTGCAGAACCATCATTAACAGACTTATTGAATTTATCACTTGAGGAACTTGCTAAATATGAAAAAGCTACCAATTAGTCTAACGCCTTTCTATATCTATGACTGTCATAGTGTAGATATGGAAAAGCTTCGTGACCCTAATGTTTATACTATTGGTCTCGCACACAATGAAACAGAAGAAAACATTATTATCGAAAAGTTTGCGGCACTAAACTTTGTTATGGCAACAGAGTCTAGTTCTAAGCTAGCTCTTAATCCATTAGCGAAAGCATTAGGTGCTACTGCTCCGTCCATTGACGATATTAAAGGTGTCAATCTTGAAACGTTAAGAAAGACCAATCGTGCTGTAACAGTACACAATGGTTTCTGGAAAAACGTTAAACAACAAGTTGAAAAGTTCGGCACATTTGAACGAGCACTATTGTTTGAATTAGGTCATTATATAGATGCTGAATACATGGAAGTATGGAAACAGCATCTGGAACTGAATAACTTATAAAGTTCTAAGTACCTTAGCCTTGGTATGTTGTTGTACCACCCCACCCGATGCACCAAACCTTTTGTATACATCTCTGTTGTTGATTAAGGTGCATTGGGTTTTTTCATCTCAAAATGATATAAAAATTCATGAATATTACATAAATACGCACACTAATTAACGCTAATAAAACGCACAGGCGCCCATTTTGTGAAATGTTTGAATAAATGGTAAAGTAAAGCGTAAAACGCAAGAATAAAGCGGGTATCACGCTAATTTTTGATGTTTGTTTTGTGTTGATATTGTGATTAGTTGAAGTTTAGTCAATGACTAGCGGATGTTTGAATTGAATATTTGAAGGGAATTGATATGGGTATTCAAAACCTTACACACTAAGGAAAACACAATACACCACTGGATACGATCTGCAACTTAACGATCCATTTTTTCATCACTGTAACAAGTGATCTATTATTTCATTTCTTGCACATAGTCATTCTGTGCAACAACCCACGCCGGATCTTCCACAATACTTGTTTCAAAACCTACTGGATTACGACCAACCATAAATGCTACTTCTGGTCTATCTAAACCAGTATCAATTAGCTTAAGATGGCGATCACGTTTAGTGAAGTGATTACAGTTACCAATCTTACGACCACAAATACTACATTCATAATGAGTAACCGTTGCACCCATACTATATGTAGATACTTCACGGCGAATAACACGTTGAACTAAATCTGTATATTTAGTACGGTCAAAAGCCATATAGTTGATTACCTTCCAATAGTTACCTTTCTGAGATTTATTCAACACTGTATCTAAGATGATACCATTAGCCTCTACTGGATTGTCGTTCTTGTGTTCATAGAATGTTGGTTTGCCTCTCCACGTTTTATAGTGTTGCATACCAAGTTCTACGTTGAAACGTGCTAAGTCTTCTAATAAGAACCCAACAGTATTACGGTTTGGAATAGACGCCGGGATTACAAACACTGGTACTAAGATATAGTCCATAATGTTTGCACTGATGTTATACTGTTTAGCCGCGAATGGTAAAAATGATAAGTCTAATTGAAGACCATTACCAATACCTGTTGATGAAGTATCAAGGTCAATACTATCAGTAGACGCAACTACTTTCTTTTGTTTAGCCGCTTTATGAAGGTCTAAAGGATTTAATAGACCTTGTGCTGTTAGATTTACGACTTCCATTGGTTAATCTCCTGTTCTAGTTTAGAACACACTTTCGTTTTCTGACTGTCAGTAAGTGTTGCATACGGTTTGTTACCACAATATGAATATGCCCAACATTTTAGGGAAGGGCTATCATCATTGAGGTTATGAGTAGAACAGTGTGCCTTGTATGCTAACATAGATGGTGCCTCGAACACACCACCTTGTACTTTGTTATATCGGGAAATTACCCACTGTCTTTGTTGCTTTGTCAAATTTTTCATTTTTTACCTCGTTTAAGAGCATTTTGAAATACGTTAGGATCTGATAAGTTATGTAATGCTTTAGCTGCGGCAACGTTCATTTTCTCGTTAGCTAGTTTTTGGTTATGAATATATTTCTTCTTACCTGTAACTGTATAACCAACGATTTCTTGTGCCTCACCATAATCACGATTTAGGAAATGTTGAGGTCGTAAACCTGCCATAGCACGAAGACTAGCTTCTTCAGTATTAGAATTTACTACTTTCTTGTATTCTTCTACTTTCTTACTAATGTCTGCATCAGCTTCTTGGTCATTTAAGATCTTATCTAAATTATAACCACCTGCGGCCGCCCACATTCTTAATGGAACTGGTAAACCTTTCTCTTCTAAAGTGTTTAAGATTTCCATATAAGATTGGTCTGCTTCTGGTTGAAGTGGTTTATGCCAATGTACTTCAGGAATTACTAAATTATTGGTATCGTTTAGTGTCTTCATTAGTTTAGTTGTTTGTAATCGGGTAGCAGTTGTTTTGTTTTCTTCTTTATAGAAGTTGTTAGCTACCGCAATTAGTGGGAATAACTTATCATAATAAAGACGGCGTGTTTCACGTTCACGATACGTACGAAGATCTTCAATGAATGTACTCATCGCCACTTCCATCGTGTTGTAAGACGCATCACCAGATAAGAAACTTTCGTTAATACCTAATGCCCGCATTTTCATAAAGCTAAGTTGGTCTGCTACATCAGTCCACTTGAAGAAGTCTCCCGCACTTCGTATTTCCTGTGTTTGAATACTGTTACGGGTGGCAACCACACTAGAAATAGGATCCATCTCCGTTGATTGGAATAAGCCAACGATTTCACTAAGTTCTTCTGAAGTAGGGATCCAATCTTCATCACCTGCTGTAATATGAAGTGTACTTCTTTGACGGCGAGTAACTTCAGATAATGTACCACGATATAACACACGTTCTATTAAATACAGTGGTAATATACGGCGGAAATACGACACACCTGTTTGGATTGTACTTAATGAAGTTCGTGGCAAGTAAATTGTACTAAGTGGATCTAAGTCAATCTCTTTAGCAGTACGTAGGGCATTCATAATATCTTGTGGTAAGCGACTATGAATTTCTTTAACTGCCGGGATATTGCTATTAACAAATGCTTTAAGCTCCGGACTAACTTCTACTTGAATAACTGGATCTTCACTATACAATGGGTTAGGTGTAACATTAGCATAAGCATAGTCAAATGGGATTACATCACTGAAACCACCATTCTTATATACTAATGAACCTAAGAAAGCACCAGACACCATTTGGTCTGTACTCATTTCAACGTGTAATGTTTTAAGGTTCAATCTTTCGATTGTGTCCATGAATACTTTAATTTGGGCTTCATCAGCACCGATTAAGTTGAAGTCTGACCAAGGTAAGTTTGCTTTTAAATCAACGGCTGCACCTGCTATTGGATCGTGGAAATAAATATCACGATATATAGCCTGTATTTCCTGATTAGAAGATTCTTCAATAATACCTTCTAATAAACCACTTTTAAGATTAGTACCCAAAAGTGCTGCCGTACTCATACTAGCACCAGATGGACCTATACCTTGTTGGATAGCATTGAAGGCGACAACTTTGTGCCGCCCTTTAGATGCAATAACTTTGAAACTCATGATGACCTCATTCTACTTCAGGTACACATACGTTATGTTTAACGCAAGTGAATACCTTAATTCCTTTACTGTAAGACGGCACCATTGGTTCTCCACAAACAGGACACTCTTTAGTCTTGTCTAGGTTTGCTGTCGTCTTTTCTTTATTTTCTTTGATTTTGTCAAATACGTTAATCATGATACCCTCACATTTAGCCACGGCTACCAAATGAACCACTACCTGATGATCCTGTTTTAGATCCAATAGTAGAACTACTTGTTGCTTGAGCAGATCCGCTTCTTGCACCAATAGCATATTTGGTTTGTTTAGTAGCACCTCTTAAATTGAATTTCTTAATCGTATCTTCTAATACGCAAGTACGAATACCTAATGCAACAGCACGAAGTATATCATCTGTATATCCATTACCTTTCTCAACACTACCCCGACCATCAACGTTTACGGTACTAAACTGATGATACAGGTGGCTGTTAGGTTTATATTTAAAACCATGTGGGTAATCTGATGTTACAAATATCTGCCCTAGATCCATCTCAGGACGAGGCAACTTAATAGCAGGTAAGTCTTCCATTAAATAGTCATACACTAAATCGAAGTCTGTAGGTTTCAAGCTATATTGGAAAGTTTGCACATGACAATCTTCTTCAATATCTTGTAATAGCTTTAGACTATTCCAACGGTCAGCACCAACTGCCTGTACGTTAAATGCTTTAATTAGAGGATACAATAATTGTTTCACTGTTCTTGTATAGTTAATTACTGTAATACCTTTTTTCGGAGCTATTTCTGCAACAGCTAGTACATTAGCCCCACGACCGTCATTAGCCGTGATAGCGAGTGCAAAGCTATTGTTAGAGTAGCCGGCGTCTATTGTTAATACCGTTGGTGGACAAGTTGGTGGAGCTTTAGTTGAACGCAATTTACCGAACACCATATCAACACCACTTCTGTTAGTGAAGTGATCGTACTGATAATCAATTACCCAACGGTTTACCAGTAAATGATCTAATGACTTCACATCAGATATCCAAGCATTTTCAGCCATAGGTGGATTAGCACCAAAGTCCCGCTCTGCTTTAATAGGGTCATCTTGATATTCCTTAGCAAAGTCTTCTTTAGTGAATAGTGGGTTCATTTCCCATGTTGGTGCTTGATGTACTAATACCTCTTTAGAGCCTTTGAAGTTACGAACTAGCTCCATGATTTTATCATTATATGAACTAGGACTTGAGATACCGCAACCATAGGCGAGTGGTATATTATCGTAACCTTCTTTAAGAAGTTTCATTGTAGATTTACGAACTGTTTTTAAACTACGGTCGAGAGATACATATACCTCGTTAGCACTTGCACGTTCACGTTCATCATTATCGTCACCGTGTGGAAACCAGCCGATTTCGTCGATCACACTAATCCATCTCGTCGCCCCACGAAGTGTACGTTTATTAGGACCTGATGTATTAAGGATCAAGTTTTTATGGTTAAAGCTGAGGAACGTATCTTTAAATTTGTATAGTTCTATACCAGTACGTTCTTCATAATCATCTAACAGTTGGAAATACTGTTGGAACCATTTACTATTTTCAATCGCATTAGAGATTGGCTCATATAATAGTTCCTGTGCTTTCGCCCACGTTAGTGCGGTACAAGTCCCGATTAAAATGGAACTACTCATTAAACCTAATGTTTCTACTGGCTTTTCAACCTTAACCCATTTGTGTGTTAGATAAGGTACAAGCAAGTTGAAGAAAGCACTCTTACCACTGTTATGATTAAGAATACCATTAGCGATAAAAGTAGATCCATTAGGAACACGTATATCAAACGTTTCTTCTTCAGCATAAGGTTCTACGAAAACACAACGATCATACTTATACGTTTGTTTATAAACAACCTCAGAGACTTGCATAGTTGTAGATCGAATAATCGTTTCATATCCCATGTTACGCAGTAGTAGGGCTACATCATTCAACATCTTACGGTTACGAATACGGAACACGTTGCCGAAATCTACACCAATCATACGTAGGAACTTCATTTGAATGTCTTTAGTTGCTTGTAATATACAATCCGGAATGTAATCATAGTCTAAGTATTCTGCCAACTGTTCGTTAGTCAATACGTTAGATCCATATACATTTGTACCCACAGGTGTTTCAACGTACTTCCCTAATAAGTCAGGTAGCTTAACGAAACCTTCATTAGTCTTAACAGGGTGATCCTTAGTACCGATGATTGTTAAACCTGAACGCAGTGTTATCTTATAAAGAGGTTCAGCTTTAGCACGGAAGAACTTTGTCATGTATGTTAGTTCTTTACCATTATGCACTAAAGACAGTTTATCAGTGTAACCATAATCTGCGCCTGGCAATAAGTCTTTAATACGTTTATAACCTGTTGCTGTTAAGATCAAACTATCCCCTGTAATGCAACGCTGACCTGCACAAACATCAAGCTCTACGTATGCGTTTAATTCACCGCTCTTAACAAGCTCTGACTTACGGGCACCACATTTAGGACAAACACCGTGATGTAAGAATTGTACTTTATCAGGAAAATCTTTAGCGGGGAAATTAACAGGGATCTTATGTATATTGCGGAATGCTTTATGGCTACATCTTGGACACCACTCAGCCATTAAATGAGTTGCTAATGCTAACTGTTTAGCGAAAGGTGCTTGATTACCACCGTCTTTAGAGAAACACCATTCATAGAAATTAGGGAACTCTTTCAAATCACGGTCATCAATACGCAAATCGGGAGCAACACGGGCTCCCGAACTTAATACTTCAGCTACTATTCGTTCCATATCAAGGGCGAACTCACCTTCCGCCACTTCTTCAACATATTCAGTATCAGTTTCCCGAATACTATGCTTTATTGGTGTTTGATCTATTAGATCTGATACGTTCAAGCGTTTCATTGAAATGAACCTCAACTACTGTTTTAATTTGACCTGGGGTTAAGCCAAGTCGTTCACCTGCAAATAAAGCAGATTTAACTACTAATGATTTACTAAGAACACGTTGCATAATATCTAAAGATATTTGTTGATCTCCAAATATATGAACGAGTTCTTCACTTAATTTGTTACGAGCATCTTCAAAGCCAAGCATTAAAGGTATAACTTCATTATATGCCCATTCTTTTATTTCTTCAGAAGATGTATAAACATCACTTAACAATTTGTTCACCAACTCTTTAGGCGGTGGTTCATTATAAGTGATTGCTTCTTGTGTTGCTACTTCTTTATCAACCTTAGGTTGTTCAACAACAATGATATTAGGGTTAGTACCACCGTTGAGATAAATCATTGGTCGTACTAACGGATCAAGTTGTTTGACAGCAATAGGTTTACTTAGTCTGTCTTCAATGTTCATATTGACACCTATAAATAAGCATTAACATCATCAGATGAATCTTTCAGTTTAGCGTGTGCTTTTTCACCTTTCTTAGATTTAGTAGAAAGCTGACCTTTCTTAGGTCTATGTGTTTCCACGTCTCCGTCAAGGTCGTACATTTTCATACCCGCCATATCAACACCTAATTGGAAATCAAATGGATCTTGGTTACGAGCTTTTTGTTGAACAATATCAATAACACCGCTCTCTCTGTTTTCATCACCATAGGTCCATGTCCACATCAGGTTCGAATGTTCCTTGATTGCACGAGAATAACGAATTTGACCATCATCAGAAAGCTGAGCCGCAAGTATTACTACCTTCTTATTATTCTTAGCCCAGATTTTAGCATAACGTGCTACACGACCAAGTGCTTGCCATGCATCATCTCCGTCCACCCCAGATAATAGACCGATATAGTCAATCATGATTACATCGTCACTATATGGTTTAGCAATATTAAGTACATCTTCCATTGTGAGATCTTCTTCAGGATCCCAAATAGTGAATCGTCCACCTAATCTCTTACATTCTTTCTCGAAAGCACGCCATTTCTTTTTGATTTTAGACTTCTCACGATCAGTCAGTTTACCGCTCATGATTTTACGCATTGAGATACCACTAATGTTTGATACCACACGAGCATAACATTCTTCTTTAGTCATCTCTAGTGGTACTAGACGCACACGTTTACCTGCACGTGCAATATTGATACCTAATTGAACAGCCATTAAAGATTTACCACCACCAGATGTAGCCGCTACTGTTACTAATGACCCTGGAATTAAACCCATATTACGTTCATCAAACGTATAGAAACCTGTTGGAATATATTCCTGTTTAGTTTTATTTAGAATGTTTTTAAGGAATTTGCTAGAGTTCGATTGATGACCCATAACTAACTGGTCATCTTCTGCCACATTAGCTATTGCTACCTTTGTAGTGGTGTCTAAAGTACGTTGAACAAGACGATCAACATCTACTGTTTCCTTGTCTAGTTCTTTAAGTGTGTTCTGTGCATTGAAGTAAATCAGGCGTACTTTACGATATTCATCTAACTTATGATATAGTTTCTTAATACTGTTTTCATCATTACGGATCTTAGCTTCTGATGATGAAAGCTCTTCCCGAGTTTCTTCACTCAATAATGGATCTACAATAAGATCTTCATATGTTGGGAAATCGCCTTTGCTGTTAAGCTTCTTAATACGCTTATAGATACTTGATGTAACTTCATCGTGGAAGAAATCTTCATTTAATTTAGCCCAAAACTTGGCTCTGTTAATTTTATCTTTAGATTTGAGTGCCGTCCGTAAAGCACCCATCTCTAGTTCTATACTATATAGTTTCATAGTGTACGATTACATCTTTTTGATTTTACGTTAATCCCATAATGTAGTGGAATACCCATCGCATTAAAGAAAGAAAATGGTTCAGCTTGTGCTGTTACAATGATACGAGGTATATCATTATAGATCTCAATTAAATCACGAACCTTTTCATACTTGGCGTCTGTACTATCAGGTGTGAAATTGGTTATAATCAGTAGTCCTAATTTCCGACGCCAATGTGAAATGTTATCACGGAGTTCATCTTTATAACCACCGATTACTGTATGCCAGTATGGTTCTATACCTTGCTTAATACATTGTTGCATAATAGACGAAGCCAATATCTTAGCTCGTAGGTCATTAGGACTGCTACTAATGCAGGCAATATATGGTGCGTGTACTGGATCTAACATCATTTCTCTAAAATGATCTAGCTGTACGTCTTTCTTTACAGGCAGTGGTTTAAGACCTTCTAATGTTGAAGTATAATTAGTTAAATAATCTTCTAAACGGAATTCCTTTTCAGATAAAATATATCCGGGAAGTCCCTTTAAACGCATTAGCTTTGTTTCTTGTTCCGTGAAGTTCATGTTAAAATCTCATTCTATGTTTGATGTTTTTCATACCGTGTTCAGATCGGTAAACTAGCTCATCTTCATTAACATTACGATGTACATCAGAGTTCGGTCTATAATCTAATACACGTTGAAAAGACTTCTTAACCTTAAAGTTGTTTTCTTTGTTTAATAAAGTTTTACAACAGGTACGCAAGCAACCAAACGATGCACCAAGCACTGGATCCAGTATATAATGAATCTCAGGGTGTGGCTTACCGTCCATAGGTGTACAAACACGAAACACTTCTTGAGTATAATTAGGTTCATTAGAAATAGGGACACAAGTGAAAATGACCGACCAACGTGGGATATTAACGCCAGTCAGCATAGATCGTTGTGCAATAACAATACGGATCTTCTTATTGTTATTCATCTCATCACGAGCCCATTGTCGCTTATTAGCAGGTATACGACCTGTGAATTGAAACACAATATCCGGATCACCTGTTAGTTTACGTATCTCAAGTGCTATGTTCTCAGCGTGTTTGTGTTGAGTAATCGGGATCAATATAGTATGACCTCGCTTAACATAGTGTACTGCTTTACGAGCAATAAGTGCATTACGTTTTTGATCGTTAAACAGAAGACTCATCATACCATTCCACGTTTTAGGTACACTCTTAGACGGAGGCAATACCTTACGGTATATGGTACCCGCTATTGACGGACTTAATGAACTAGCCTTAGCTTTATAAGCCACATCGCCGATCATCAGTTTAGACATTAGGATCTTACCGTCTTTACGATCATACGTTGCTGTCAATCCATAGATATGTGCCGCACTAAAGTGTGAAATAACCTGAGCATAACGTTCAGCAGGTGTACGGTGTACTTCGTCAATTAAGATTACACCAAACATATCTTTAATCTTATTAAGTAGTTTTTGACCACCCTTAGACAAGAAAGTCTGATACGTTGCAATAGCAATAGGTGTATCACGGAAATCTTCAAATTTCTTGCAGATCTTCGCTACTGGCTTCTTCAGTGTTGCACCGTTAAATAACCGTTCAGTTGGATCGTTAATAGTTTCATTACAGAACTGTTGGCATAGGTCAGTTTGGTGAGCAAGTATAAGTGCCTTCATTTGTTTCTTGATAAGCACTGCGGTACCCATAACCGTGTTATGCACGTTAAAACCGTTTGCAACAAAGTTATGTTGGTCTTCAAATGTACCTACACTAAGATCATATACTGTTGTTACAGAGGCAGGCGCTATTTCAACGATCTTAACATATTTGTCAAACTTCTTAGGTGTGTAACCTACTAAATAGTTTGAACCTCTCCAACCTATCTGATGAATAAATGGACGAACATTCTCAAATATAAGACGAGAACCCCGACGTATAGTCATATGACCTAAACTCATTAAGATAGATTGTACTTCTACTGCTAATGTAGTACCTGATAATTCAAAGATATCAACATCTCTCTTAACATAAAATTGCTTTTCAAATAATCCTTTAAGATATATCATTAAATATTTCTTATTAGATAAGATGAAAGCAGGTATGTTACGAGATTTATTTAAGAAACCTCTAAGCGTATGAATGACGTCTGAATAGAATTGATAAACACCATTCTGTTCCGCATACATAATGTTGTTCCGTCTTAATAAGATATCTAAATACACACGGATATTCTTATTACAGAAGATCTTATATGTATTGTGTCCCACACATTCTGATAAACTAAGATAAGCAAGTAGTGTAAGCATATCTTTATTCCATACAAAGTCAGGTGGGTCTTGGTGGAAATCATAGGACGGCGTAAACACTTTAGTTTGAAGTTTAACCTTTTGACCTACAACAAGATCTTTTAATTTTGTCCATTGTTTACCATCGTAAAAACGTTCATCATCAGTACAGGTAATAATATGCCCGGACTCAGTTTTTAACGTGTATGTCTGTACGTATGGTCGTGTATAAATTGCTTGAACAGGTGCAACACCACTTAATGTAGGTACAAACATTGGAAAAGCAGGTTCACAATAACTTTCAATTCCATCTGTTTGTAAGACATCACGGACAGGTATATCTTGAATACGGAAAAACCCAACTGATGTAGGGACGATGGTACTACCAACAACACATTTACCTGTACGAGGCATAGCATTAAGCACACCATTTTTTGCCTTGCTCATAGCACTAATCGCACTAATTTGATAATCACGGTATTCACCGTTAAATTTAAGTGGGATTTTCGCTTTTGTGTATGTTTGTTTATCTACAAATTGTTTAAGATCACCTTTAGTCAGGCATTGTAATACTAGATTAGGTTGGCCTTTTGGTAAGCCAATATATTTGACACCGCGAATGACGTCTTCTTTATAACAGTGAAGTTCATCAACGGTTTCTGCATCTTCATAGAGAGTGAGCGTGAAGTGTTTTTTAACCTCACGCATATTTAGGTAGGACTTAGGGCACCAATATAAATTTGATACCCAACATTTCGGCTGTCTAGCCATAATTTAACTCCGGTCGTGTTGATAATTCAAATAAAGATATTAGATGTTTAGAGGTCCAAGCCGCCTTATCAATATCTTCAATAATTGTATCCGCTGTTTCAACACAATTTTCTAACTTAATCCATATTGGAATTTGTTCCACAAACTCATCCCAAACATATTGTCGTTTTTCAGATTTAGTTTTATAAGGAAGGTCTTTGTCATATCTATTTAAGATTTGCAAAACACTTGCCTCTACTAAACGCTCAATAAGTTCTACAAGATATTTACACTCTAGCTTAAGAGCCAGTATTTTACTACGATATGCTTGCTCTTGTACTAATGCTTTTTGTAGTGTCTTATTACTTAAACGACCTTTAGTGTTCATTTTAGTAATAAGCCGGCGCTTATGTAAGTCCATAATGTGTCGGCTATATTCATCGGGATCGATTGTAACGTGGTTAAGGCTTTTTAAAACGTTCTGAAACAGTTTGGTATTAACTACGTTAAAAGCGTCTTTCATATTATGATCTCAACTGAAGAATGTTATAAAATTCTTGTCGTAATGTAGGGTTGTTAAGAAACTCACCTATCAAGTGTGATGTAGTTGTCTTGGCATTAGGCTCCATTACCCCTCTGCACTGCATACACTGGTGGTCAGCATTTACGACTACTGCTACACCGCGTGGTTGTAAGATATGCTCTAGAGTATTTGCAATTTCAACTGTAAGCTCTTCTTGAATTTGTGGTCGACGAGCAATCCAACTAGCAATACGACTATATTTAGATAGACCCATTACGCTACCTTCTTCATCAGGTAGAATAGCAATATGGCATACACCGCGAATGTTTTGGTGATGGTGGGCGCAAACACTTTCAATACGAATGTTATCAACTACGATTAATTGTGAAATACGTTTCACATTCGGGAATACAGTAATCTTAGGTTGAGCATCATATCGACCTGCAAATGTTTCGTTGATTAACATCTTAGCATAACGATGTGCTGTTTCTTTACTGTTGTGGTCATTTTCAGTATCAATAACCAGATTGGTCAATACACGTTGGAAAGAACGTTCGACTTCACTAATCAGTTTTTCTTTCTTAATGTTTAGTGCTTCTAGTGCTACCGAAATATTATCGTTAGCTTTATAATCAATGCCATTATCACGACAATACTTAATGATCTTTTGGTAAGGTTTCATACTCATAGCGGTTTATTTATCCTGTCATAGAAATTTGTAATCTTAGTTGATACAATACAGATACCATTATTGGTCTCATATATTTGTAAGCCGGGTAAGCCTGCATAGGGACTAGCGTTATCAAAATCACTTCCAACTATTAGGCAATTTGGGTATAAGACATGGTTCTTAGGTGGTTTAATATCGTAACCAACTAATACACCGTCATACCCTAGATATATGCCTTTCATTTTCACAAAAGGCACACTTAAATCTAAATTAGATATTACCAGATTATCCGAAAACGGTTCTAACATATATAGTATCGAACCGTCTAATCGTTTAAACTGCAAAGGTTTTATTTGAGGACGCATACATAATAAACTTTGGATTTACGCTGTTCAAGATCTACAATCATCTGATTTGATGTGAACTGCAATTTGATTTCTTCATCAGGATACACACGTAAGATATCACTAAGCAAGATTGGACTAATGCTATGTTCTTCTTTTAAGTGTGCTTCGTGTTTAAGAATTTCAGACGCTGATCCATAGCTTGATGTTAAGCTAAGTTTGACTTTACCTTTACTTTCACCAATGATTACAGAAGCTGAACCATCGCTAATACCACTAAGATTTTCAATAGACTGCGTTAAGTCTGATACTGGCAGAACAATATATTCTTTAGTGGTTGGCAAGTTAGAGATTAACCCATGTGCTTGTTCAAAACTTTGTTTATCCATACCTTGCATTGTAGGGATATTAAGCTCAAAGCCAAGACTAATTGCTGACACCGTACTGTTACCAATAATTAGGTCATAGTCATTTTCACCAACGATACCTGAAAGCTGATCGAATAATGGTAAAGGAATCGCGAACTGAATTTCCTGTTTTGCATTTACAGTTGGATCATGCGTGAAAGCTAAGTGATGAACATCATACACTGTACAGAATAAACCTTCTTTGTTGATCTTAACAAACAAATTAAGTGCTTCTGTACCAAATTGGTTCTGAATAGATACCAGTTTAATTGCCTTGAGTAAGCTCGCCATAAGCGTTGCACCTAGTTTAACAGGTTCTGTTTTTTCGTGCAATACTTTGATGTCTTCAAATGGTAAAGGTTGGAACTCACCTTTAAGTTTTGAGTTCTTAGTATTTGAGCGGAATTGAACAGTGTTCTTAACCACTTCTACTTCAATATCTTCACGACCACTACATAAGCTAGTCATTGTATAGATATTAAAACCAAAGCCCGGGTCTTTCTTAGGTGGTTCGATAACGTCACCTTCAACTAACCACTTAATGGTCTTTGCGTTACCAGTTGCGGTAACATAAATATTTTGGTCTTCAACTTGTAGGACTGCGTGGTCTGCACCTGTTACACGTTGCACGATGTTTAGACCGTCACGAATTGGCTTTGATTTTAGTTTAATCTTCATTTGATTCTCCGATTATGATTAAGTTTGAAATAATAACGTTTGGTGCCTTGATTTTTACACAAGGTAAAATTGTTGGTTCGTTTACGTCCATTACTTTGATACGACCACGTCTGTATTTGTACTTGTCAGATTTATAGATACGACTAAGTTTCTGAACTTCGTAAGACGTATATTTAGCTTTGACTGTCTTCTTAACATTTTCCCGAATACGTTCTTTAGAATGTTCTTCGTTTAAATAATCAAGATTGTGCGTTTGCTGTATGCCTAACATACGAATATCAAAGATTGGCATATGACGCGGCTTGTCAGTTAATGGGACAGGACCTTGTTTGGTGTGTATTGCACAACCTACAGGTAATGTAACCCATTGGCTAAAGCCACCACCTGGGATCCAGTTGCCATTCCACTTAACTTCATCTTCTTGGTTTAAGCGTGTACGATGAAAACCGTGTTTACCTAAACTGAACTCCAATGGTATTGAACGAAATTCACCATCTTCATATATGATAATAGGTGTACCTTGTTTTAATAGTGCAACAGGATAATAACCACGTGAGGTTAGTATCGCTGTTTGAACGTGGACGCATACCATTATGTTCCTACCTTATTGCCGAATAATTCTAAGTGTAATCTACCACAGAATGGCAAGTTATGTTTAATACAAAGCTCTGCAATACTAGGTGCTGTTTCTCTATATTGTTCAATAGTTGCCGCGAGTGGCATAATCATAACATTACGATAGACTTCATCAACGTGTCGCTCTACATATAGTAAGAAATTATCCCAAACAAAGTCATCAGCAGGTACTGGCTTTTTAGTGATTGGGTGTATCACCTGAGTTGCTAGTCCATATTTAGAGAGTGCATACTTTTTAGCGCCTTTAATACCATCTGCTAATTCATCATCATAAGATTTAAGATAATCGAATACTTCTAAGATGTGTTGCTCATTACCGCATACAAATTTGTATTGTATCTCAACTGCTTGAGGTCGAATTGAGGCTAAGTATAATTGACTGAATAAGTGTCTGCCACGGATACGTTGTTTTAATGCCTCTCCGCTATGTGCTAGTTTAGGGCTATTACTAAATAGTATCTTAAGATTAGGGTTCTCAAGTACCTTATACAATTTAGCGATGTTTTCTTCTTTAAGATGAATACTTGCATTTGTTTCTATTGTGATGACAAGATTATAATCAACATCAATAAATGACCCGATTAAATCACATAGATCATTTTGGTGCATCATAGGTTCGCCACCTGTAATAACTAAATGATTGACACCGCTATCAGCTAGAATGACTTTAATGAATGTGCTTAATTCATCTACTGTATAGTCTTTGTATAGATGTGCAAACTCAGGCGACCAAGCATATCGACTATCACAACCTACTGTGAACGCATTACCATCTAAGTCATTAACCGAATGTACATTCGTCATATCAATGACTGGAATATCACCCACCGTAGAACTGAAACCGCTACAAGTGAAGTTGCAACCGAATATACGAATAAAAAGGCTAGGGTAGCCTGTGTATTTACCCTCGCCTTGAATTGAAGTGAAATGCTCCACTAATTTCATACAATTTCCTTTCTGTTATACATCATTGTCTTATGTGCCAAACCAACGACGTCATAATTGTGTGGGAAGATATCTGATGGGTTAATCTTCAACGTGTTAAGGTCGATATTAACTTGGTCAATGATTTCTTCTAAATATCCATTTGGTCTGCCATAAACTTGTAGGATAGGTACGTTCTTAACTGATACGATTTTAGCTAAGTGTCCATCTCGGGTCATTAACCAACGTGAACGAAGTGCAAGCTCTCGTACTACATTGATGTCGAAACCAGTTCTACGGTTGATATAAGGAACACCATCGGTAAAGATGATATCGTCTTCACAAATATAGTTAGGATCACTATGTAAGTGAATGACACCCATGTTTTGAATAGTTAGTGGATCGCCGAGTTTATGTGCAACGATGTCCACTGTATAATATTTGTTGCCTTTGTGTAAGAAAACGATTTTCATTGTATCGCCATTAAACGTGAATACTTTAGCACGATTACCGCCAATGGTTCGCACTGGTTTATTAGCAAACTTGAATATAAGTACATCTAATGATGTTGCACCTGTTAGTTCGTAAACGATGTTGTCTAACATAAACGTTCTCCTAAGATAAGTTCTTCAGTGATTAAGATTTCTGCACCTGCATAGTTTTTAAGAACATGAATATCTACGTTCTCAAAGCAAGGTGCTAGTTGTGCTAATGTGTGTTCGTTTACAGTGGCACGTTTAAACATGTTTAATAAGCGGAATTTAATTAGTGTCCAATAGTTAGATGATGTTGTCATAATACAACCGTGGCGAATACCATTGTTAGTTGTAATGAACTGAATATCATAACCACGATAGTTAATGAAGAAACCTAAGACGTCATTCAATAAATTAGAACGAGCCCAGGTTTGTTTATCATAGTTACATGTAATGTTGATCTTCGTGGCGGTTTCTTCAAAGTAAACCTCACACGGATAATGGGATGGTGCTGATGTTAAACGTTCCCCAACGTTAGTGTTGTCTTTTAGAAAGTTGTCTAACTGTTCATAAAAGTCTGCACTATTTTCAACGTAATAACGGTTGCTACAAATTTGATAACCCATACTGGTTTTTCTCCTGTTTGTTGTTTGTTAAATAGTATTAGTTTAGCATGATGTTGCTATTTGTCAAGGTGTATCAACGTGTTTGACTGGTATGCTATCTAGTAGTTTGAACCTCTCATTAAAATATGTTTCTAGTTTCTTCTTATTGAAACAGATATCCATTAAATAACAGTCCCCATAAGTATGAAATTTCTTCTCCCGAGTTTCATAGTCATCTCTATTAACACAAGATTTATGGCATATAGTACGGCGTACTTCCCTATTTTTATAATCAGAAAGTGCTGTCCTAAATTGTACTAGAGAACGCAATAGTATTGCACGACCAATCTTAAAGCCAACGTCTGCTGTCCAATGAAATTCCTTGAACTTGAATGGGTTATCTCTTGATATGAATAATAGAGAAGCACCACACACAGATTTATTATATGTCTTTTGAAAATGTTGTCCCCATAACTTTTCTAGTATATAAGCATACGCATTGATCTGTAGTGGGTATCCCATATTATGTTTCTTATAATTTCTATATTCAACTTTATCTTTAGTTGATGTTTTATAGTCGCATACTTGGACGCCTTTCTTAGTGATGATAATACAGTCGATGTGTCCTTTGAAACCCATGTACTCAACTTCTATCTCATGGTAGCCCATCTTAGTACCACACTTAGAACAATCATTTTCGTGGGTGTATTCATGTGTGTGTCCACAGTTAGGGCAAACCCAATGACCCCAGATTTTAAAATTAGTGTGTCCGCACCAACGTTCAATAAGTTCGTGTATTGTTGTACCTACACTGGTAAAATAATCACCTGGAAATCCCCAATCACTACATTCAACAAGCTCTTCAGCTATAAGTGCATCTAATAATTTAAGGGAACAGGTCGGTAACATGGAAGGTCGTAAATAGACTTCGCGTGGTAATTCATCTCTAACTTTATTCTGTAAGCTAGAATACATTAAAGTAAAATCAGTTGTTTTCTGATGACAGTGTTTTATAATCTTATCTGGATTTAGCATAAGTTCCTCATTTTGTAAACATGCAATATATTTTACAACGGAGCACATCAATGTTAGAAGCAGTTAAAATTATCAATG